AACATATTTGGCTATTAGTTCTAATGAAGCAGTACATGTTTATAAAGATTATTCTCTATTTCAAACATTAACTGGAAGAAATAATCGTGATACCAATGAAGAATTTGGAAAAAATATTAAATTTGTCAACAATGAAAAAACCCTAGTAATTTTTAGTAAATTAGGAGATAGTTCTAAAAATGATATATTTAATTATGATGATAGCACAGTGAGCTATGATGATAGCACAGTGAGCTATGCTGATAGTTCTATTAATATTGATTCTGGTAGAGTTGACATATATGATAGATATGAAAGTAAATTTATCTACGCCGAATCATTAGGAGTAGGCAGTAGTCAGGCTGAAGAGTATGGTTATCAAGTTGCTGCCGCTGACAATGATATCATAGTTTCAGCCCCAAATGCACAAAATGATTATAGGAGTGGCGCAGTATACACACATTATAGAAATGATTACAGTTGGAAAATTATTGAACAAGAAAGTGCAAAAATTGATCTAAGTCTATTCAAAAAAATATTTTTATATAATAGACGCTCCAACGAATTATTAGCCTATTTAGATATTGTAGATATAAATCAAGGTAAAATTCCAGGCAAAGCTGAAGAGCAAATCAAATATAAAACCTATTATGATCCTGCGACATATACTTACAAAGCATTAGATGCCACAGTAGACGTAAACGTGGATGATGGCATGTCATGGTTGGATCAAGAAGTTGGTACACTATGGTGGGATTTACGCAGAGCTAAATTTTTAGATGCACACATAGGTGATATAACTTATAAAAATTCTACTTGGAATACACTATATGATTCGGGCAGTATTGACGTTTATGAATGGGTCGAGTCTAAATTAATGCCATCAGATTGGGACGAAATAGCAAGTACCACTGATGGAATAGCGCAGGATATTACTGGAACTACATTATATGGCAATTCAGTATACAGCGTAAAAAGAAAATACGATTCAATATCTAAACAATTTACTTTTTTATACTACTTTTGGGTAAAAAACAAAGCAACACTGCCTAATGCAAATAGCAGATTAAATTCAGCTTTGGAAATTGCAAACATTATTAGTAATCCCAAAGGACAGGGACTAAAATATATTGAATTTATCAACACTAATTCCTTTAGTCTAACCAATATTAAACCCTTGTTAACGTCTAAGGATGTGGTACTATCTATTCAATATTGGTTGCCAAATATTGATCATAATGCAAACATACATAGTGAATGGAAAATTATCAGTGAAAATGAAAAAACTGAAATACCTAAACAAATTGAAAGAAAATGGATTGATAGTCTTGTAGGGTTTGATGAAAATGGCAAGATGGTACCTGATATTTCATTGTCTCCAAAACAAAGATACGGCATAGAATTTAAGCCAAGACAAAGTATATTTGTCAATAGATTAGAAGCAATTAAACAAGTTATTGAAAGATTTAATAGCGAATTCAAAAAAATACAAATAGACAACATAGACTTAACTGATTTACTAAAGAAAGATCAAGCTCCTATTAAAGTTTTTGGATTATATGATTATGTAATTGACACTGAAAAAGAATTGCGTTTTATCAATGTTGATTCATTTAAAAAAGCCAGTCTTTCTTTGAACATTGAAAACGGCAAAATTGTGTCAGTGAGTATATTGGACAGTGGATACGGCTATCAATATGCTCCACCGATAATCATTGTGGGTCTTGGACTAAATGCCAAAGTCCAAGCAAAGTTAAATGCCACAGGCGGAATAAGCAGCGTCACCGTGCTGTCACAGGGCGAAGGCTATGATATTTCAAACACTGCAATTTCAATAAGAAATCTAACAGTCTTAGTACGCAGTGATAGTACAATATTTGGAAGTTGGTGCATTTATACCTATAGTAACAATACTTGGAGTAAAATTAAAATTCAAGAATATGATGTTACTGGGTTTTGGCATTATATTGATTGGTACGAAGATGGATATAATCAATTTACCAAGATAGATTATGTAGTGGATAGCACTTATCAATTGTTTACAAATATCTATAAAATAGGTCAAATTGTCAAAGTTAAAAATGTAGGCAGTGCAGGATGGCTATTATTGAAAAAATATGCCGATGTAGAATCAATAGACTATACTCAAAGTTTTCAAGTAATAGGTCGTCAAAATGGAACATTACAATTAAGCGATAAATTTTATAATTTTAAATATAATAAACTTGGCTACGACAGCAGTTTGTATGACATTAATAAATTTGATAATTCAGGAAGTATTGAATTAAGAATTATTTTAAACACACTCAAAGATAAAATCTTAATAGATAATCGTAGAATACTTTACTTAAATCTTTTCTTTTTAAGTATCAAGTATGCTCTATCAGAGCAACCATTTGTAGATTGGGTTTTTAAAACTAGTTTTGTCAAAGCATTACATAATGTAGGTGAATTACGTCAAAAAGTAACATACAACAATGACAATTTGGAAGATTTTGAAAATTACATTGCTGAAGTCAAACCATATCGTACTAAAATAAGAGAATTTGTCAGCGTATATAATAACATGGAAAACACACAAAGTTTGATTACTGACTTTGATTTGCCATCATATGTTTCTCAAACTCAATTAACAGCTATTCAAACAAGAGCATCGGATCAATTATCCTATTTTGACAATATAGTTGATACTTACCCTTGGCGCTTATGGCGAGAAAATGCCGGTTTTTCTGTTAAAGAAATCAAAGTTTATGACGGGGGTAGCGGATATCTTTCTAGACCATTAGTCGAAATTGTGGGCAATTGTGTAATACCAGCAACAGCTAGAGCATTTATTGCCAATGGACAGGTCATTGCCATTCAAGTTCTAAATGAAGGATCTGGGTATTATACAGCACCTACCATTGTTATAAAAGGTCATCTAGATGTTGATGGAATACCAGCTAGAGCAACAGCAGTAATAAAAAATGATCTAGTTAGGTCTAATACTATGGTATTAAAATTTGATCGATATGCCAAGGAACCAATAGAAAATATACTGCCTTTGACTAAAACTGAAACTTTCTTAGGTGATGGTGCCACTATCGCATACGATCTTATCTATAGTCCAAATATTGAAAAAGGTCGAACTTCAGTGACAAAAGAAATTAATATGATCACTGTAGACGTTATATCAGATGAATATTCTTTGGTAAAAACCAGCAAACTAAGCGGGGATGCCAGTCATACTGTGCATTATGGACAAATAGTTTTTAATACTCCTCCAGTAAATGGCTCCATTATAACAGTTAATTATGCAAAAGATTTTAATCATTTAAAGGCCTTAGATAGGATTACTTATTACTATAATCCAGAAAGTGGTATGATAGGTCGTGACTTTGCCCAATTAATGACAGGCATTGACTACGGCGGAGTTAGCATTGTAGGCATAAACTTTGATCCACCTGAAAAATGGGATAGTGAAAATAACCCTTGGGGTGAAAAGTTATGGGATCCTAGAACAGCCAATGATGATACTAGAATCTATGATGCCTTAATTGAAGGTGGTAAATTTGGAAAGAATGGTAATACACCCTATATAACTGCTTCAGGATTTAATGCTGATGACATCATTATTGATGGCGATCGTTTTATTAGCCCATTGACTAGCCCAGCGCCAGAAGAAATGTTGCCAGGACATGTGGCAGATACACTGGTCATTAAGGTATCAGATTTCTTAATTAACGAATCTGCAGATATTGCTTGTGACAATTATATCTCTGATGGTGCAACCACTAGTTATAAAATAAGTCAATATCCTAATAATAAATCAGCAGTGATTATCAAAGTTGGGGCTGATATATTACGTCCAAAATTAGATTACACTGTGAACTTTGATAATTTATCAGTCAGTTTAACTAGCATCCCAGCTCAAGGAAAAATTATATCAATTATCAATGTGGGATTTAACGGAGATAATATTTTAGAAATTGATCATAAGATTATAGAAACTGCCACTAAAGAATTGTTATTGAATTTTAATTGGAGAGATGATTTAGAATTAATGGTATTAGTTTCTGGTGAAATTGCAAACTTTACCATATTTAAAACTGATGACACTTACTCACTTAAAAATAAATTGGCCATTAAATTTGTAGATGAAATTAGTGTAGGACAGGTAGTAAATTATATAATTTTTAAAAAGACAGCAAGCATTTCTACTAGTGTAGTAAGTAGAGAAACAATTATTACAGATGGTACTACTTTAAGATACAATTTATTCAATCCTGTTGGCAAAAGTTTGCCACTAACACAAAATACCATTGTTAGAGTTGGTAATGAAATATTAACTTCCACTGATTCATTCTCTTTTATATTAAAAGACAATGTGTACAGTTATGATATTCCATTAGGTAAGGGCAGTGTTACTGATGCAGAAGTGTTTAACATCATCGAAGACTATAAGGTCTATATTGATAATAATGAAGTTCAATTAGGTGATGCATATAATATAGACCTAATTACGCAAAAGGTCATTATTAAACCAAATTATTACTCAGAAAATTCTAAAGTTATAGTTACATTGGTGAAATATTCAGACTATGCCATAACTAAAGATGACGATTCTAATTATATTGAATTTAAAACAGCTTACCCAGATAATACTCAAATTGAAGTTATCTCCATGTACAATCATGACGTATTAAATATTCAACGTAGTGATTATAAAATTAAAGCCAACATAGAAAGTTATCAAAATAGCGTTTTTTATTTAGACGCTATTAGAGTTAGTGGCGGTATATTGACCTTAAATGCCCCAATAATTAATGCTAACTATGTATGGGTTATTAAAAATAAAACTTTATTAATACCTAATATAGACTATGTATTGTCTGAAAACAAAACAGAAATAATTTTAAATGTAATCCCAACTGATCAAGATAGATTCTCAGTGATGACATTTGGATCTAACACTACTAGAGATCCAATTTCATTCATGCAGTTTAAAGATATTCTTAATAGATCACATTATAAAAGAATAAGCAAAAATAGAACAACTTATTTGACTAAAGAATTAAAAGTTTCTGATAAAGAAATTGAAGTTAGTGATCCAACAGCATTGAATGAACCAAATATTGTTCTAAATCAGCCAGGAGTAATTTATATTAATGGCGAACGAATTGAATATTTTATTAAAAATCAAAATAAACTTAGTCAATTACGTAGGGGAACTTGGGGCACTGGTGTGCCAACTATACATGGTACAGGAACAGAAGTATTAGATATTGGTGTGGCAGAAACTATTCCTTATGAAGATAAAACAGATGTGCAGGAATGGGATCCAAATACTAGATTACCTTATATTCTCAGTAAGGATAATATTGAGGTGTTTGTGGGCGGTGTTAGACAAAGAAAGAATCCATATGTGTTACATGATGCAAGAATTCATCCAGAAAGTCCTGAGGGAGATGTAAACTATCCTGCAGATTTTACAATTGATGAAAATACAGCCCAGTTACACTTAAATAGCACACCAAGGGTGGGAATTAAAACACAGGTTGTTAGAAAGACATTGACCTTATGGAACGATCCAGGCAAAGATATAGCTAATTCAAGCAATAGCATAGCATATTTTTTAAAATTTAAGCCTAAAAAACTGAATAATGGATAAAATAAATATTTTGATAGAGAAATAATCATGCAAAACAAAGACTTTGGCGGAATTCACATAGAAGGACATATTAAAATTTGGGACCCTAGTTCTAAAGAAATATACATCAATAAGCGTAATGCCATACATTATGAAAATATGAGCGTGGCCCTGGCCAACAGTATATCTAATTCAGGGAAGGGATTTATTTATGAAATGGCCTTTGGTAACGGTGGCACTGCTGTAGACCCTACAGGCATTATCACGTACTTGACTCCAAATTCTACTGGTATTAATGCCGATTTATACAATCCAACTTATACCAAAGTGGTCGATGATAGAAGTATTACTAACATTGATCCCATAAGAAATTACATAGAAACCAGACATGTTACTGGTACAAATTATACAGATGTGTTTGTCACCTGCTTTTTAGATTACGGCGAGCCCAGTGGTCAAAGTGCATTTGATAATACGAATAATAATGAATCAGAATATGTGTTTGATGAGCTTGGATTAAAATCATATAGCGACACTAATCAAAGTAGATTGCTAACTCATGTGGTATTTCATCCAGTACAAAAAAGTTTAAACCGTCTAATTCAAATAGATTACACAGTTAGAATTCAAAGTTTAACTGGTCTAGGAACATAATATGGCAAATACTACCCCCATAAGTAATACTGCTCTAGACCATGTATATACAGTGCCAGATCAAGGCACGAATACAGATACCAGCCTAACTTTTATAGGTAGAAATTACACGGGATACACGCAGATTATTGGTGAAAACTTTTTACATTTATTAGAAAATTTTTCTAGTCCTGCTAAGAATTCCAATTCAGATATAAGCTCTGGCCCAGTAAACCCAGTGAAAGGTCAACTTTGGTACAACTCATTAAATGATAATTTAGGCAGAGGATTAAAGGTATTTGATGGAACAACTTGGGTACAACTAGGCATTGTAAAAAAATCAGCCAGTGCTCCTATAGGTCCTATTGCTGGATTTAATCTAGGCGATTTTTATGTTGATACTACTAGAAAACAACTGTATATCTATACGGGATTTGGCAGTTTTCCTTGGCAATTAATTGGGCCAAAATATAATGAGGGAGAAAAAACCACTGCTGAAGTTGATTTGATCATAGATGCTGCTGACAATACGACAAGACCAGTATTGGGATTATATGTTAAAAATAGTAGAGTGGCCATTGTCAGTGATAGAGAATTTACACCCAAAGCAGTTCAGCAAGGATTTCCTATAATTAAACAAGGGCTGAATTTAAACTCCAGTATCCCGCAAACTAACGCAAAGGGAGTTAAATTTTGGGGCACTAGCGAAAAAGCAGAATCATTGATCGTAGGCGACACAGTTGTTGATGCTAGTAATTTTCTTAGATCTGATCAGGTCAGTGTGACAAAATACGGATTTAATATTAGAAATGACAATGGCCTAGTAATAGGCACTGACTTATCATTAAGCTTGGGCGTTGACAATGGCACCAGTGTAATTTTTAATAAAAATACTGGCTCTAAAATAAATTTTAAAATTCAAAAATCATTATTTGCAGAAACTATTTTTACTATTGACTCTGGATTAGTAAACACTAGAACTGGAAGGGTAGGTATCAATAACACTGCCCCTACTCAAAGTTTAGATGTAAATGGCAGCATAACCTCTAATGAATCATTGATTATTAACGGCACTAATAACAGTGATGTTCTAGCACCAAATTACCCAAGCATATATACGGAAGGTGGCGCAAAAATTAAATTATCACTTTTTGTTGGTAGAAATCTTTATGTTGACGAAACTAGCACAATGGCTAATATTTTACCAAAAATTGAACCTAATGCTTCGACCTCACAAGCAAATTTAGGCTCGCAAGCAAATAAATGGAATAATATTTGGGCAAATAATATTACTGCACCTATAATAAATGCAACTACGATAACTGGTGATACTTTTAATGGAATATCTGAGTTTGCCAATAAATTAACCAACGGCATAGGTATTAAATTTACTGGCGATATTAAATTAACCAATACTGAAAATATACTATATTTGAATACATTAGATCCTAGTTTGATGACAATCTCATTAACTCCAGATATGATTGCTAATAAACCTGAAATAACCAGTTTAATTAGCACTGATTTATTTCTAGTTAGTAGGGAATCAAATGGTAGTAGACAATTAAGTAAAATTTCTAAAAATAGCTTACTTAATTCTTTACCATTAGTACCAGTAGGCACAATAACAATTTGGGCTGGCAAACCAACTGCTGCTATTCCGCCTGGTTATTTAATTTGTGATGGCACAGCATTGCCGCAAAGTTTGTATTCAGATTTGTTTTCAACAATAGGTCATGAATATACGGCAGACAACGAAACTATTCGAGACGGTATTCCAGTATTTAAATTGCCCAACCTCAGTAATAGTAGTCCTAATATTAAACCTAATCTTGGCGGCCCATTGAATATTGTTGATAATAATCCATTAAACAACTTAAAATTTATAATTTTTACTGGTAGGTTTGCATAATGCCATATACTATAATTAAAACTGACGGAAGTGTATTAGCTGATATCTTAGATAACAGTGTAGACAAAATATCTACTGACTTAACACTGGTAGGCAAAAGCACTAACAATTATGGCTTAGAATTTAATCAAAATTTTATTAAATTATTAGAAAACTTTGCCAGCACAACTGCACCAAAAGCTCCCATTAAAGGGCAGATATGGTATGACACTAGTGAAGAAAAAATTAGAATTTTTAATGGTAGCATCTTTAAAGAACCAAATAGACCACAGGTCAGCAGCGTCGAACCCTCTTTAAGTCCTGGTGATATTTGGATTGACAGTTTAAGAAGACAGTTGTATTTTAATGATGGTCAAGGTACAAGACTAGCAGGCCCTATTTACACAGCACAACAAGGTGTTTCTGGTAACGAAATTATTAACATAACTGATGTTGGTGGTGTAACAAAAACTTTAATCAAATTAAAAATTGGTGATGCTCTCTTAGGTGTATTCAGTAAAGACACATTTACTCCAAACTATCTAACTTCAACCGGACGCATTTTACAAAACGAAGGCATAACCGGAGTTATTAGAAAAGGATTTACCCCAGCAATTACAGGATTTGGGTTTTATGGCACAGCATTAAGTGCGCAAAACTTAATTGATGCATTTGGCAATGTTATTAACGTCAGTAACTTTGTTCAGACAACTGGAAATAGTTTTATTAACGGCTCATTGACCATTGTCAGTAATACACCGTTGACATTGGGCGCATCTAATAATTTAACATTTGAGTTAGCATCTAATCTAACCACGCTTAAAAGTAATATTCAAAATTCAGACTTGGCGGTAAATGTAAAAAATAATTCTGGATCTAGGAATGCAATCTATATTGATGCAACCAGAAGCAGAGTGGGCATTTATAATTCAAACCCAGTAAGCACATTTGATGTTGCTGGTGATGCTAATTTCCGTAACAACATTGTAACTAATAGCAGTTCTATTGGCATTGTTAATACCACAGCAACCGCAGTGAATTTTGCTGGTGCTGCTACAGAAGTTAATATTGGTGCCGGCACTGGCACAACTAAGATCAATAATGATTTAAGCGTAACTCAAAACGTCAATATTGATGGCGGCAGTTTAAACACTACATTGACTAATTTTAATCTTTTTAACACCACAGTTAAGACAATTAATTTAGGTGCTGTTACTAATACCATAAACATTGGTAGTGCTACTGGTATATCTAAATTTAAAAACGATGTAGATATACAGAATCGTCTTACTGTTTCTAACGAGATTCAATCTACCAACGTTTTAATTAAAGGCAATACTGTTAGATCTACTTCAGGCAACTTAATTTTAGATGCTACTAATTCTATTGAATTTAGCACTGATGCATTGGCTAAACAAGACTTAATTTTACAGAAAAAATTGATTTTTGATGTGGCAGGAACTGCTGAAATTACTACATCAAATCCAGCAGGGTTATATTTTAACTTTTTACCAGATACTGTAGAAAATATATATTTTGGTGGAGAAGCTACTTTTATTACTATAGGCGCTGTAACAGGGGATACCTATGTTAATAACGATTTAAATGTCATTGGTCAAGTATTCATAGGATATGACGACAGTACTCCAGCCTACTTAAAAGCTAAAACAGAAACTATGTATGTTTTTGATACTAAAACTAAAAACATATATTTAGGTGGCAAAGCTGACAACATAGTTATTGGGGATTCCACAGGACGACTGCGTATTCGTAATGCTTCGGCTTATTTTGATGGCGATATTGTAATTGAAGGAAAGTCTTTAACTGGTGGATCATCAGCTGACATACGCTCCGCTGATGATACTAGAACAGCCAGTATATTCAACCAAAATGTTACTTCACTGGCCATTGGTGGTGCTGCATTTAACATTGAAATGGGGAATACTTTTGGTCAAACCCTAATTAAGAATAATTTAGAAATCAATGGTAGTATTACAATCAACGGTCGTGGTGTCAATAGTAAGGGCACAATCTCAGTAGGTCAATTTACTACTGAGTTTGATTTGTTTCCAACGTATGTTACTGACTTAAAAATTGGTGCAGTAGCTAGTCAAATTAGAATAGGTCGTATTGAGGACATTGCCAATTTACAAGAAGGTGGTATGGTCACAATTCAACATAATTTGACCGTTAATAATAATTTAATAATGCCCAATCTTGATTCTAATGCCAGTGGTATTGGTGGGGCAGGATTATTATTCAAGGACAATGACGATATAGTTACTGCTTCGGAACTAGTACGAACTTATGGTCCATCACGTGCATTAGGGATTTTGGGCGACATATACCTCAGTGGAAGAATTTATGGTGACAATAATACCGCTGTGCTTTGGAATGCTGAAGTACAAGAAGATTTCATACTAGATCAAGGTCAGATCAAATCTTTAACAAATATTGCAAATCTTTTTGTTGACAACGGATCTGGCACAGGAGTTCAGGTAGATACTATTAATATTGGTAATGCTGATACAGTAGTTGATATCCCGGGCAAGTTAACACTTGCTTGGACAGTGATTAGGGCTAACTATGAAGCTAAGGCCGGGGATCGTTTACTAATAGACACAGTTAGATTTAATAATAATATTCAAGTAACATTACCTTTAACGCCCGCAGTGGGCGATGAAATTCGATTCATTGACCAAACTGGTATTAGTTTAGCAGCTCAATTGTTTATTAGAAGAAATGGTAATTTGATTAATGCTTCTACTGATGATATTAATATTACTACTCCAGGTCGTGCTTTCAATTTAGTATATACTGGAGCAACCAGAGGGTGGGTTTACGATAATGCTTGATTTTGATAAATATTCTAAAGGGGTTTAGGGAATGCCATATAATATTAACAAATATGATGGTACACTGGTTGCAGTTGTAGAAGACGGCACTGTGGATAATACATTAGACATCAGTCTAATTGGAAGAAATTACGCTGGGTATGGCGAAGTTCAAAATGAAAATCTAGTGCATCTTTTAGAAAATTTTGCCAGTGGCACTGAACCACCTAGAAAAATCACAGGTCAAATTTGGTACGATACTCGTGTTAAAAAATTAAAGTTTTTTGATGGCAATAAATTCAAAAGTGCAGGCGGAACTGAAATAGGAGCACTAAAACCAAGCGGGTTATCGGTGGGCGATTTTTGGTATAACACTGATACAAATCAATTGTATAGCTGTTCTGGAGACGATAACTTTGTGCTTATTGGGCCACAGGCCGTACAAAATGCACAAACTACTGAACTTAAGAGTACTAGCGTTGATGATGATCAAGGCGATCCGCATCCAATCATCAAAGGCATTATTGATGGCAAAGTTGTTTTTATCATAAGTAAAACAACATTCAATCTACCAACAGATATTGCTCTGCTAGATGTTGATCTTGTTGAAAATACTCAAAGAGTATTCACTACAATTAAAAAGGGTATCACTTTAGCCAATACTCCTAGTAATAGTGGGATTAGTTCTAATGATTATGTTTATTGGGGCACAGCCAGTGCAGCCAAAGGAATTGTTGACAGCAACGGATCAACTTTATTAACAGCTAACGACTTTGTCAAAGTAGGCACTCCTAGTTTTGTTAATCTTACAAGATTTCTTGATCCAGGATTTACTGTTGGGAATAACAACGACTTAGCAGTTTTTATTGATAATACCAACGCTGTTATCAAGAACAATTCAGCTGACAAACCTATAATTTTTAAAACTACCGTCAATGTTTTAGGTGGGGGAGCAACTGAAAAAACCCCAATTAAATTACAAGGGTTAGCACTATTACCTGGTTCTGAATATAGTACTATAGGGTCAAGTGATAATAAATTTAGCAATATTTATGCAGTTAATTTTAATGGTGATCTTAGCGGCACTGCCAGTAGAGCAGATCTGTTAAATGTCGGCGGAACTTATAGAGCTGCGGCAACAGCGGCAACAGTTAATACTGTAACAGTCAGGGATGGTAACGGTGATATCACAGCCCGTAGATTTATTGGTCTTGTAGACGCTACTAGCACAATCAGTGGTGGTGCTACTGGATCACTTGTTTATCAAAGTTCACAGAATTTAACAAACTTTTTAACTATTGGCTCAACAGATCAAGTGTTGGCAGTTAAGAATGGATTACCAACTTGGACATCATTAAGCGCCTTATTTAACGTAGGACAAGCTACCAGTATCAGTGTTACTAATACCACAGACACCAATGCTGATTATTATGTTACATTTACCAGTGGCAAAACTAGTAGTGAAACACTAAGAGTTGATGATGACAGATTTACCTATAATCCAAACACAAACACATTAAGATGTGCCATTTTTAGTGGTGTATCAACATCAGCAAAATATGCAGACTTGGCAGAAAAATACTTGCCAGATGCCAATTATGATGTTGGCACTGTGTTAATGGTAGGCGGAGAAAAAGAAGTTACAGCAGCACAAACAGGATTTCGTGCTGTAGGTGTTGTGTCTGAAAGTCCAGCTTATTTGATGAATAATGAATTAGAGGGCGGGGTAGCAGTTGCGCTGAAAGGCCGTGTGCCAGTTAAAGTTGCAGGCAGTGTCATCAAAGGACAAAGATTAGTAGCAGCTCCTAATGGTACAGCGCAGGCATTTGGTAATCACAATGACGCATTTGCTATTGCATTGGAAACTAATGTTGAAGCTGGTATTAAATTAGTAGAGTGTTTAATACTATAAATAACGAGAGGAATAAAAATGACCATTGGCGCCGGCAATACAATTTTAGCATCAGATTATAACGCAATACAGACCATAGTGTCTACAGTGTTGGGGTCTGGCAGTGGCCAATCAGGTTATGGACAATCAGTAACTAGTAGTCAAGTAGCAGCAGACAACACCATAACAGCCAGTCAAATGCAAAATTTAAAAACTGATTTGGATAAAATTTCCTACCATCAAACTAATGCAGCAAGCACAGCTCCTAGTGTGTCAGTTGGGGGCAGTATTACGGCCAGTGATTGGAGCACTTACTCTAGTCAAGCAACTACGTTACAAACTAATAAATTTACATTAAGCAGTGCTCAAGCAACAGAAACTGTTGGAGTAAATCCAACTTTTACTAATTGGAATGGAACAAGAACTCATGCTGTAAGAGTGACATTTGCATCTGCAGATGCGGCAAGATATTTTTTCAATAGTGGTAGTACAATAAAAATTATACCCAGTCAAACTGGCTATACTAGCTCTGTTTCAAAAGGCGGAAGATGGGCTGCTATTTTTAGTACAGTGACGTTTAACTACTCAAATTGGGCGGCTATGACTGGTAGTGATCAAACAATAACTACTTTTACAGATACTGGTACTTATTCTGGAAATATTTTTAGGGTACAGGCTAGAGCAGACTCTACTAATCTTTATTTAACTATGACATTTGCAGACACAGGTTCAACTGGTAACATTGACGAAGACGTTGATGGAACAACTACCAGCACTGTAAGTCATTATCGTGCCACTGGTTCTTATGTATCAGTGACAGCGCCCACAGTAACTACTACTAGCGGTCCATAAATTTTCTAACACCAACTCCTAGCAGATAATTAATATACAATGCAGGAGTTTCTATGGACGAAAGACTGGAAAAGGCTCTAGAGTTTGCCAATTTTATGGTAACTCTAAATAATCAAAAAAGATCTCTAAAAGAAAAATATCATACTGATTGTGTATACTACCAAAATGGTGGTACATTTACAATTACCAAAGATCTCATTACTTTTCTTAAAACACTAATAGACATGGGCAATACTACTGATGTAGTTGTGATTGATGATAATGACTTGCCTGTTAGAGTAAGTGATTTACAAAAATTTTTAGATGATGTAATTGATCAATATTTTATTGCTTCAAACAGTTATTATAACGATTATCAACTTCTTAAAAAGAATAGAAGCGTAGAGGCATTGACTCAATGAGCAAAGGAGTTCTAATCTATGCTCTAAACAATGAGCAGATTGACTATGCTAAATTGGCGTTAAATGCTGCGAGACGAGTAAAACAGTACTTAGGTGTGCCTGTAGCCTTAGTCACAGATAGTGCTGATTGGTTATATCAACAATATCCCAATTATAAAGACGACGTTGACATGGTCATAAAAGTTGTTCAAGATGCGGAAGTACAGCCTTGGACATCGACCTGGCAATATCCTGTAAACAGTTTGGCTTTTTATAATGGTACTATATGGCACAAAATTAACGAAGGTCCTGAAGTTCTTGAAGTTCTTGAAGTTGTTGAAGTCGCTGAGAAAGAAGTTTACACTTTTAATCAAGAAGACTTTGAACCAGTTTATGAAGGCATTGACATCGACAAATGGTACCCAAACTTGCCTTACTTGGTAGGCCAACACGTTTGGTATGAAAACACGTTATATAGATGTGCTATACAATATACTGAAGGAGAAATATTTAGTAAAGACAAATATATTTCATTAATTGATCGTGTTCGAGATAGCGAAGTCATTGAAGAAATAATTAAAGGTGATATTGTTCTGTTTAATCGTACTTTATGGATGAGTAAAATTGATAAAATATCTGCAAGCAATACTAATATTCAAAAAACTTATAAAATTGAGGATAATTTTATTAGAGTTTATGAAGGTATTGACATTGATAAATGGTATCCTAATTTACCCTATTTGGTAGGCCAACACGTTTGGTATGAAAACACTTTATATAGATGCCATAATGAATATGAGGAAAAAGAAAAATTTAGCCTAGACCAATATGACGTTGTTTTAGAAAATGTCAAGGAATTAACGCAGCAAACTAAATTTACCAAAGGTGATATATTATTTCATGAAAGAGTTTTATGGATATCATTAATAAATTATGATCTTGCACATAATAACACTAAAGATAAAATTAGATATGATTTGTGGGAAAATACCAAAGAAAGATTTTTAGTATATGATTCTGCTCCACAATATCGTCAATATTTTGATGGTGCGATGACTCATAAAAAACTAAGATTTAAAAATGATATTCGTATTAAAAGTTTTGAATTGAGTCCATTTGATGAAACTTTGGTTATTGATTGCGACTACTTAATCAATAACGATATATTAAAATATTGCTGGCAACAGCCCCATGATTTTTTAATACATAAACAGGCAGTAGATCTTAGTGGTTATAGGTATGACCCAAGATTAATTACTTTAAGCGATAAAAGCATTGACTTCTATTGGGCCACTGTGTTCTTTTTTAGAAAAAATAAAAATACAGAAATCTTTTTTAATTACCTAGGACATATACAAGAAAACTGGAATTATTATAGATATATCTATCAAATTGAGCAAGGGTTATATAGAAATGACTTTGCTTTTAGTATCGCTATACATGTCATGAATGGATATCAAAATGGCACATGGTCCCATGATCTGCCAGGAAAATTATACTATACCATTGACAAAGACATATTACTTGAACATGAAGATACTGAGATGAAATTTTTAATTGAAAAAGAAAAATATCGAGGTGAATATACATTAATGAAAACTAAGAGTATTAATGTGCATGTAATGAATAAATTTAGTATAAGCAGAATATTAAATGAGGAACTAAATGTCTAAAGGATTTTTGATATTCGCTGAGGATGCCAAGTTAAAAAAGTATACAAGATCTGCTTATGCATTAGCATTGAGTATAAAAAATCATATGCCTGATAGTAACATAAGTTTGGTCACTGACAATAAAGTTCCTGAAAAATATCGTTTAGTATTCGATCAAATTGTCCCAGTCCCATGGCGTGATAGAAATAAAACAACTACATTTTTTAAAACAGAAGATAGATGGAAACTCTATCATTGTAGTCCATATGACGAAACTATTGTATTGGATGCAGACATGTTGGCGTTTTCTAACTTGGATATTTGGTGGGAATATTTAAAAGATTATGACGTATTTTTAACCAGTAATGTATTAGACTACAGAGGAAAAATTATAACTGGGAGATATTACAGAAAAACATTTGATAGTAATAACTTACCAAACTTTTACTTTGGTGCTGCTTATTTTAAAAAGAGCGATTATGCAAAAGAATATTTTAATTGGGTCGAAGATATCAGTAATAATTGGGAATTGTTTTATGGGCGTTATGTTAATGTAAATTATCCTAAATTGCCCAGTATGGATGTAACTGTTAGTTTAGCTGCCAAAATTTTAGATTGCGAAAATCTAGTTAGTCATAAAAATGCACCTATAACTTTTACTCATATGAAGCCCATGATTCAAAATTGGGAGAGCCCAACTGAATCTTGGCAGGATAGCATTGGGGCATATTTTGACAAAAAATGTGAACTTAAAATAGGCAATTATCAACAACAAGGCTTATTCCATTATACAGAATATAGTTTTTTAACAGATCATATAATAAATCAATTAGAAAAAATTACAGGAATAAATTAAATGTTGTTACAAGTAGAGTGGGACATCACCGAGGAAGATTTAAAATCCTACGAAGACAAAATCAAACAAGATGATTTTAGATTTGTTTTTTATGAACCCGAGACTGGTGAAATAAAAGGCATATCTAATATGGCCAATGATCAAGCATTGCCATCTGTTACTGTAACTTTTAGTCAAGTTAAAAGCTTGCTAGAAGGCACAGATGTCATACATAACTATAAAGTTATTTTTAGTCCAGATGCCAAAGACTACGCATTTATTCGATTAGATGAGCAAGAAGAAATATTACAAAGCATACATGATGTGATATTTCAATTTCCATGCATAATAGACACTAGTGTGCCTTTAGAGTATGATCTTACCAATGATATTACTGTTATACAAGACTATACAGATACTTGTTGGAAAATATATATTAATGGTAATTTAGCTCGATCATTACGTGATAGAAAATTATATTTTGATCAAATTTACGAAATTTACTTAACAGAATTTAATGACCCTAACGTGTTATATAAAACATTAAAAGTTCCTATGACTGAGTTAATTAATAATTTTTATTGCATACTACCATTTGATCGAGTAGATGAAGATGAGATTAGGGTTAGTGTATATGCAAGAAAAATATTTGAAAAATATCAATATATTAAAACAAAAATATGACAAAAATATTCAGACCACTTGATTATGATATCATATATCTTAGCTATGATGAACCAAATGCTGAGAAAAATTACGCAGATTTATTAACCAAAGTGCCTTGGGCCAAACGTGTTCACGGGGTCAAAGGTAGTGATAGTGCTCACAAAGCCTGTGCTCGATTAAGCGAGACTCCAAGATTTACCACAGTGGATGGCGACAATATAATTCGTCCAGATTTTTTAAACATAGAAATAGACATAGCCAAATATCCCAATTTAGAAAACAGTGTAATCAGTTGGAGTGGCTATAATATCATCAATGGCCTAATGTATGGTAATGGCGGATTAAAATGTTGGACTATAGACTTTGTCATGAATATGCGTACACATGAAAATGCTGATCCCAAAGATAGCGTAGGTCAAGTTGATTTTTGTTGGGACCATCAATATATTCAAATGAATGATTGTTATAGTGATGTACATAACAATGCTACTGCTTTTCAAGCATGGCGAGCAGGATTTAGAGAAGGTGTTAAAATGAGTCTAGATCGTGGAGTCAAGCTAACTAAAGTTTCAGTTAAAGAAGGCGTACATTGGAAAAATTTACATAGACTAATGATTTGGTGTAATATTGGCAGTGATGTAGATAATGGGTTATGGGCTATGATGGGTGCTAGACAAGGTTGTTATATGACCAATTTAACTGATTGGGATTATCGTAATGTAAGAGATTTTGACTATTTGACTGACATGTGGCATAGTCAAGTTAAAGAAGTGAATCTTGTTGAAAGATTGAATTTTTATGCCAAAGAGCTAATTAATGATTTAGATTTAAGTGTGACTACTTTAGATAGTGTTCAATCTAAATTTTTTAAAATAGTATATCAACCTCATAATAGAGTTGATCTAATAGAAACGGATTAATAATGGATAATTTTGAAGCATTTAGACAAACAAAGGAATCACTTGATAAAACTAGTCCTAGTTTTTGTCTAGCTAAATGGAATCAAGTTACACTTCATCTAGGAGCAGGGTTAACGCATAGTTGTCATCATCCAGCACCACATAAAATACCTATAGAAGAAGTAGAAGAAAATCATACTGCTTTACATAACACTTTACATAAAAAATTATTAAGAAAACAGATGATGGAAGGCCAACGACCTGTTGAATGTAATTATTGTTGGAGAGTAGAGGATGCTCAAACAAATATTAATGAAAATGTTGTTTTTAGTGACAGAATTACAAAAAGTGCTGAGCCTTGGGCTAGACCATATCTAGAACAAATTCAATCTAAACCTTGGGATTTCGACGTCAACCCTACATATCTAGAAGTATCATTTGATACTGTATGTAATTTTAAGTGTGCTTATTGTTCACCAACTTTTTCTTCTACTTGGCGTCAAGAAATAGAACAGCATGGTCCTTATAATTTGACAAATATGACAATGCATAGTTTAGATTATTTAAAAGAAAAGGGCTCGATGCCAATTCCAGTATCACATCACAATCCATACATGGAAGCTTTTTGGAAATGGTGGCCTGATCTTGTTAAAGATTTACATGTTTTTAGAATTACAGGTGGAGAGCCATTATTAAGTAAACAAGTATTTAGAGTATTGGATCATTTAATCGATAATCCTCAACCAAATTTAGAATTTAATATTAATACTAATCTTGATGTTCCTCTGGAGATTATGAACAAATTTATTGATAAGATGAAAATTGTTCAAGAAAAAAAAGCAATACGAAAGTTTAAAATTTATACCAGTAATGAAGCACACGGCAAACAGGCTGAATATATTAGATTTGGATTAAATTATGATCAATGGTTAAAAAATTGTCATCGCGTATTATCTGAAATTCCTGATAGTCAATTAACAATTATGGCTGCTTACAATATTCTTAGTTTGCCCAGTTTTAAATTATTGATGAATGATATCATTGATATGAAATGTCAATATACTCAACAACCTATTCGTAAAAATCCAGTATCATTGGATGTACCTTATATTCGTTGGCCTGAGTTTTTAGCACCATGGGTCGCTGATGTCAAATTTTTGCCCATGCTTGAAGACGTAGTTACCCATATGTTTAAAAATCTTCATCAACTAAATTGGCCACCACTTTGTGGTAAAGGCTTCTTTGATTACGAAGTAAATAGAATTGAGCGTGTATTTTATACTGTGAGGGATGAAATGATAAGAAACCATTCTGATCCTTCTAGGATTGATCCATTAAGAGCACAATTTGCAGAATATATCACAGAATATGATCGACGCCGCGGCACTAATTTTAAAGAAACTTTTCCAGAATTAGCTGATTTTTATCAGAAATGTAAAATGTATACTAAAAAGTGGCAAACACAAGGACCTTACTAGGAATTAATTATGATGCATAAACCAAATAACGAAAGTAACGTAGAATATAGAGATAGAGTATTAAATTCTATAGGCCCTGGTTTTTGTGGGGCTAAATGGTATAATGCAACTATCTGGTTAGGAAGTGGCACAACAACTAGTTGCCATCATCCACCTTCACATAAAATACCTTTAGAAGAATTAAGGGATAACCCAAAAGCATTACATAATACCAAATATAAAAAATTAATGAGAGAGCAAATGCTTCAAGGTAAGAAACCCGAAGAATGTGATTATTGTTGGAAAATTGAGGGGTTGGGCGAGGATAAGGTTAGTGATCGTGTTTATAAAAGTTTACTTTACACAGAGCAGGAATTACAAGATGCTAAAAATATTTTTGGCAGTAACTTAGATGTAGATTTAAAGACTTTGGAAATAGCGTTTGATGCTAATTGTAATTTTGCCTGTAGCTATTGTAATCCTAGTTTTAGCACTACTTGGATGACTGACATCAAAACTCATGGCTTTTATCAAAACTTAGTTAGCGATGGCGGAGGGGCATATCAACAGGATGGTACTTGGGCTCAGCCTTATGGAATCAAAAACTTAGATAATCCATACATAGCTGCATTTTGGAAATGGTGGGAAGGTGATTTACAACATAGCCTACGTGAATTAAGAATTACTGGCGGCGAGGCCACCATGAGCCAAGATTTTTGGCGATTAATAGATTGGTGGGAACAGCATCCTGAATGTGATGTTGGATTGGCAGTTAATAGCAATTTAGGAGCCAAACAACAGCTTATTGAAAGATTATGCAAATCTACACATAGTTTTAAAAATTTTCGTTTATATACCAGTAATGAATGCTTTGGCAATCAAGCAGAATATATTAGAGACGGGTTAGATTGGTCTGTTTGGCTAGATAATTTACGTATGATGATTTCTAAGGGAAAATGTAAATCTACACATATCATGATGACTATCAATGCTCTATGTCTTTTTAGTATTGTGGAATTCATGGAAGAAATGTTGTCTATTCGACGTCAATATGGGCGTGATCATTGTCATATGAGTTTTAATATATTACGTTTTCCTAGTTTTATGAGTCCATTAGTATTACCAGAAAATATAAGAGTTGAACTATCTAATAAAATAGAAACTTGGATTGATGCTAAATGGAGTGGACAAGAAAATGTAGATTTACAAGGCAATCGACTTATAAATCAAATGGAATATGAAGGGATCAAAAGGCTTGTATCCTATCTTCGAGAATTGAATGTAGGGCATAACCATACTAGTAGTTTAGAATCTAGACAAAGAGATTTTAAAAGTTTTTTCATGCAATATGATCAAAGAAGAGGTAAGGATTTTAAAAAAGTTTTTCCAGAACTTTCAGAATGGTATGATTCTATTCCTGAAACTAATATTGCTCCATTAATAAAATTAATTAGTGGAGACAGCGTATTGGAATCAAGTCATCTAGAACAATTAATAGAAAAGGCAAATCAAGAAAAATGGATTTTAAAACCAACTCATCCAAATCCAGGTAGTAAAAACTATGTTAAACCAATAGAAGGATACCAAAATCCCATAGAAAAAAAAGGAAATATCTAATAAAATGAGTATGCTTAATGTAATTAATTTATGGGATACACTGGATACTGGCATGAATTATCATGAATATACTCTTCGAAATAAAACTTTTAACTCTTCTGGGGCGGACAATGAGGAAGCATGGGCTCAAAATATAAAAAAAAATATTAAAACTTATGGTAAAGACGAATTTGTTTATAAATTTAATTCTTTAGGTTTTAGATCATCTGAATTTGACAATCATGATCCTATTAAAATATTGTACGTGGGGTGTTCAGTAACCGAGGGAACTGGTCTTCCAATAGAACATATTTGGGCTAGTTTTTTAAATGATCAAATTTCAAAAGAAATAGGAAAACCAATAAACCTATATAATGTATCACGTGGAGGTCACGCAATTGATTCAATGGTTAGATACACATATCTAACAATTAAAAATAATTTTAAACCTGATTTTGTTTTTTTTATGATGCCAGGAGTTACGCGAAAAGAAGTAATACTAGATTGTAAACCCTTAAATAGGATGACAACTTTTAATTTTATACATAACTATACTCCCCCAAATGATGCATTCGTTGAGCTAAAACGAACTCATTCAGCATTATTAGGCATGCTTAATTATAGAGATAGTTATAACTCAGCTTTTAAAAATTTATTGTTTTTGAAATATTTTTTAATGACTGAGCAAATTAATTGGGCATTTGCTTTTTGGAATGGTGAATTCAACTCAGATATGATTTCTAATGCCGTTGAAGGAAATTTAAATCTAGATACATCCATTCCGTACGAATTGCAAGATCACTATATCCCAGGTTCACTAGTATTTGACAAAGAGTTTGATAGATTTTATCCAGGTATTTATAAAAAAAAATTTCCATATGAAATTGCTCGTGATGCACTGCATTGGGGACCTAACTCTCATTTCAATTTTTCTGAACAAATTTATGATCATTTAGTCAAAAAACAGTACTTTCAAGAGCTACTCGAAAAATGGAAAAAATGAAAATAGCAGTATGTTTTAGTGGCCAAGTAAGAACTTGGAAATATTGTTATCAAAATTGGATAGATAATTTAACCCCGCTTGGGGATGTTGATTATTTCTGCCATTTTTGGGATTATAACTCAGTTCCTGAAGGATCTAAAAATGGATATGATAAAATTCCAGAGGATGTATTATTAACTGCTGATGAAAAACAAACTATAATAGATTCATTAAAGCCTAAAAAAATTGAATTTGGATCTAAAAAGATATGGGGCGATGTTCAAGTTTTGCCAAATTTAGAAAATTGGTATTCAAAAAAAGTAGCCAATAGATTAATACCTTGGCATCGAAATCAATTTTATAGTTTAATGAAATCGGCGAATTTAAAAAGACAGTATGAATTAGAAAATAATTTTGAATATGATATTGTTATTCGTATGCGTCCTGATTCTATATTTGAGAGCAGACCAACTATTGACAAAGTAAAACCTAACACAGTGTATACTATACATAGAAGATTTTCTAAGGAATTAGACAAATATGCAATAGGCGATGTATATTATCATTGTGATAGTTTTACATTTGATCAAATTAGTTGGTTTATTGATGCATTAAGATTTATAGACGAAATAGATTTAATTCCAGGATCCCCTCCTGAATATATTTTTTATTATTATATAAAAAGTATCGGGATAGATTTAGATTTTGCAAACGTTGATCCTAGAGTCGTAGTTACTGCTGAATCAATGGCACGAAAGGGATTCCTTCAAGGTAATGAAATATTAAATACGAGCATATGAATATAGCAATTTGTTTATTTGGTAATGGATTTAACTATAAGGATATGAGAAATTTACTTTATCCTAAAGTAAGCAACTATTGCCTATTTGCTCATTCATATACTGAATTTAATAATGATGGATTTACATCTACTATTATAGATACACCCTATGTCATAAAAGATAATGAATATTATACGGATTTGAATATTAAATTGAACGCCGTTCCAAGTTGTTTAACTGAAGTAACTGCAATACACAATAGACCCGACAAATATACAGATATAACTAATAGTATGATGAAAGTGAATACCTTAAAAAGGAAATATGAAATAGATCATGACATAGTATTCAATATTGTAGTAAATATTAATTTTAGCGTTGATTGTCAAGGTGAATTATTTAATACTATTACAAATATAGGCATTGATAATTATCCTAATAGTGTATTTGGGAAATATAGTGTAGAATATTCTGATTACAAAACTCCTAGATTTAATACTGACTTTTGTTTTGGTTCTTCATTGACCATGGATGTCGTTAATAATTTTCATAGATATTATAGTAACGGAGCACTGTATCAAATATTAAAATCAGATTATTATGACTCCGCTTATAAGAACATGCATTATAAAGCATTAGTTTGGAAATGGCTGGCTATAAAAAATATTATACCTAGAGATTTAAGATGAAAATAGCAATATGTTTTAGTGGTCAGACTCGAACTTCTACATTATCATCTATTAATCTAAAAAGATTTATAGGAGATTTGTGGGACCAATGCGATTTTTTTATACACACATGGGATATTGAGCAGTTACGAAGTAAGCATTGGGGTCCAACAGCCTTTAAGCCTAGACCAGTCACACAAGTCCCAATGGAAAGATTTGAAGAACTTAAACAGATATATCAGCCTAAAAAAATTGAAATTGAAAATTATAATGAATGTTTATCTAGCATAGAAGCTAAACATGGAAAATTATCAATTGGGGGGAATTGGGTCCCATTATTTTATTCGTGGCAAAAAAGTGTCTTAATGGCTTCTGAGTATCAACAATATGATGTAATGGTAAAATTAAGAACTGATGTTATATTTCCTTCTTATAGAAGTTTAAAAAATGCAATAAATCAATATAATTTAAATCAAGAAATATTTTTAGTTGATAATTTAATTGATACTAGAATCGATGATGTATTTTGGGTTGCTAGTGCTAGTAATATGTTAAAAGCTAGTGAATATTGGTTTTACTTGTATAAATATTGGTTAGAAAATGATTTTAAAACATTAGAATTTATAGATTATATGAAACTAATGAATATCAAATATAAAAAGATTAAAAATGACATTATTGAATATCAAAATGGATATTCAATATTTCGAGAAGAATGCAAACACCTTGATCCATTAAATTTTAAAGAGTGTTACGATTGTGAACAACAATACTATGGCAGTGATCCCCCCTTTATTTGGCAAGGACCAGGATAGCTATAAATAAAAATATGAAAATTGTAAAAAAACACTGGGGTGAAGAATTATGGATAGCTGATGGTACAAGTACCCCATACGCTGGTAAAAAAATATTATTTTTGGCCGGACATCGAACTAGTCTTCAAGTACATCAGCATAAAATAGAAACTAGTTATGTATTAAATGGCACTGGGATTTTACGTCGCAGTAAACAGGTATTTGATATATCAACTTTTTTAGAAAAAGGTATGCCTGCCAATGAAGTGGAAGAATATGAAAAAACATTTGATATAATACTGCTCAGTCCTGGCATAGTTTTTCATATATTCCCAGGATATGTACATCGTGTTATAGCAAATTCAAATACAGACTTAGAATTTATCGAGATGAGTTCTCCTGAGCTAGATGATGTTTTTAGATTACAAGATGATCGAGGTAGAACGCATGGTAGAATTAGATACGAGCACGAATAGCATTGTTATTATACCTACTGCTGGATTGGGCAGTAGAATGAAAAATTATACAAAAAATCTTAACAAAGCATTACTGCCCTATAAATTTAAACCAGTCATATCACACATTATTGATCAATTTCCTGTAGATGCTAAATTTATCATTCCAGTTGGTTTCTTGGCCGATCAAATTAAAGACTTTTGTAAAATAGCGTATGCTAATCGAGATATTGAATTTGTTCAAATAGATGACTATGTTAGTAGTAAATCTGGAACTTCATATACATTACGACATTGCAGAGAAAAGGTAAACGGTCCATTTTGGTACGTACCCTGTGATACTTATTTTAATGAATCAATTGTTGATAAAGTAACAGATAAAAATTGTTATTTTGTAAAGACAATTTTAGAAAAAGACACACATTTGTATACTATGTTTGACGTGGATGACAATCAAAAAATTAGTAAAATAACATTTAAACAACATACCCCGCATACAAATAAGGCCTTTACTGGGCTAATGTACATACATGAGTATAAGAATTTTTTTGATAGTTTAGAACAAATTAATTCTGAAGAATTAATTTACTCGATACAGTTAGGTGATAATGTGGCCAATTTAAACTCATGGCAGGACTTTGGTAATCCTATAAATTATCAAATTGAATTGAATAAAAGCCAAAAATTTGATTTCACTAAAGAAAATGAATTAACCTATATCTGTAATAATCGTGTAGTTAAATGGTGGCTAGATTCATCAACTCCAAAGAAAAAATATATTAAAACATTAAAAAATCCTTCAGTTTTCCCATCCAATTGTGAACATATTGGTAACTTTATGGCATATGATTATTTTGATGGTAAAATATTATATGAACGTAATGATTCAAATATATTTGCTTCATATCTTAATTGGTTAAAAGATGATGTTTGGTTGTTGGTAGACATAGATATTACTAATGCATCGATTGAATTTTATAAAAATAAAACTCTATCACGAGTCAATAAGTTTTTAGAAAAATATCCAAACCTCAAACAAATTAATTTTATTGATGGAGTAAAAGTTAATGATTATGGCTATTATTTAGATAAGATTGATTGGGACTATTTGAGCAATACTACATTGCCAGGTTTCATTCATGGTGATTTACATTTTGATAATACTATTATCAATAATGACGGTGAATTCAAAGTAATAGACTGGAGACATGAATTTGGTAATGTAGTTGAGTTTGGCGATATCTATTATGATCTAGCTAAATTAGCAGGTGGATTAATAATTAACTATTCTAAAATTAAAGAACATAATTTTGATATTAAAATAGACAATGATAATGTTACTTTATCTATCCCAAGTGTAGATCAAATTACAATATATCAAAAACAACTTAAAGAATTTATAATAAATCAAGGATACGATTACAAAAAAGTACAAACGCTAATCCCAATCATATATTGGAACATGAGTCCTCTACATGCCGCACCTTTTGATTTATTTTTATGGTATTTAGGAATTAAATTATTTCAAGGAATAGAATATGAATGATAAAGTAATTATTTGTAATGGTGACAGTTGGACATATGGTTCTGAAATATTTCTACCAGAGCTCTTTACAAAATACCCTGAAAAATCAGTTTGGGAACTTGAGTTGTTAATAGAAAATGATAGTTATCGAGTTGATAGAATTTGGCCAACTTGTTTGTCTAGGGAACTAAATGTACGAACAATTAATATTGGTAGAGTAGCTGATGATAACAATGCAATCTTAAATAGAACTATAAATTTTGTACTTCAAGGATTACAAAATAAAACTTTTACCAGTGATAACTTGATGATAATACACGGTTGGACTACCCCGGAGCGTAGAGAATTTTGGTACAAAAATCCAACAAATCCATCAGAAAGTTTTATATATAGACTTAGCCCGCATGGTATTGGCTTCCCAACGGATTCTGACATTTATAAATTTTGGAAAATTTATGCTATGAATTTTTGGAATCCTGAAGAATATATAGTGAGACATATAATCAATTTACTCACATTTGAACATTTTTGTAAATCAAATGGAATTAAATTTTTACACTTTAATGCATTTTATCAAGGAAACGGGACAATTCGAGAAGGCGGTGTAAGGCATATTAGTAATTGGACAGATTTAGATTTACATGATGAGCTAAAAAAGCTAGACAATTCTATGTTGGGTTATACAAACTTTTTTGATTCTAAAAATCTAGGTGTTAGACAGGCTTCCCCATTTCATTTTTCAAATCTTTGGGCAGAAATTGACGATATTAGATATTATAACAAAAATCAGACTAGTAACTCATTCAAATCTTTTATAGAAAATTCTAATATTGATGACCCAATTACTGGAATACACCCTAGTCCTGAAGGACATGCAATTTGGGCTAAAGAACTAGCTGAATACATAACTAAACATAGTTTATTGTAAATTGAAAAATTATGTTAGTTTAAGTAGATATCCTGGCAAAACAGGAGAAAACTATTATCGTAAGTTTTTTACTTTAAAAAATTTACCATATACTTATAATGCCTTAGCATGCGAAAATATAATTGAAAGTGTAACTCAATTAAAAAAATCTAATATTAATGGATTTAGTGTAAGCATGCCTTATAAATCGTCGGTGATATCGTTGTTAGATTCAGTAGATAAATTAGTTACACAATTCAATAGCTGTAATACAGTAGTGAATATTGATCAAAAATATATTGGTTATAACACTGATTATTATGGAGCAATACATGTATTGAAAAATGTGCCAGAATATGAGCCTATTAATATATTAGGCAACGGTGCAATGGGAAATATGTTCAAAAAGATTTTAAATAATCGAGCTAATGTCTATAGTCGTTCCTTGGGCAACTGGCATAAAATATACTCATTAACTGGAACGGTAATAAACTGCACAAGCTTGGGAACTTCTACCAAGGACAGTCCTTTTACCAAATTGCCAAAAATAAATTACATAATTGATTTGGCTATAAATGAAAATGATTTAAAAAAACAGGCCACATTATCTAGTATTAAATATGTAGGCGGAAAAGAGTTTTACCAACAACAATTTAAAAAACAATTTGAAATTTACACTGGAATAACTTTGAGTCAATTGGAAATTGAAGATGATAATTAATAAACTAGTATTAGATGTTGACGGAGTACTTAACACTGGACATATTTTATATAGCAGTCAAGGAAAAATGTTCAAAGTCTTTGGTCCACATGACAAAGATGGATTTAAAATAATAAAAAAATATTTGAATGATATTACTTTTATTACAGCAGATGTAACTGGTTGGGACATAACTTATGCCCGAATTGTAAAAGATTGGAAATATGATCCTTCGCAATTATTATTAGTTACAGAAGAGGATCGTATGGGATGGTTTGAAAAAAACTGCAATTTTGACACTACAGCATACATAGCTGATGGGTATAATGATGCGCCTATATTGAAAAGAGTTAAAATTGGTATAGCACCAATTTCGGCAAGAATAGAAGCAAGAGAAGCAGCAAAATATGTAACATGCTCTCGTGCAGGCGAGGGTGCTGTTTTAGATGCATGTTTGTATTTAGAAAAAGTAATAAATGGACTTGAGCAAATTTAAATTAGGTATAGGGCCTATGAGCCCAGAAATTGTTGATATTTGCTTAGAATATAGCAAAGTTAATAATTTCCCTATGATGATCATTGCCAGTAGAAATCAGGTTGACGCTTATACTGGATATTCATTTACTACAGAAAAATTAGTAAATTTTGTCAAATCTAATATAAACTATGATCCTAATAGGATACTTATATGTAGAGATCATTGTGGTCCTTACTATGCAGATATTGATAACAACTTATCAATTGAAGACGCTGTAAAAAATTGTATCAGCACAATTGAATCTGACATTAAAAATGATTTTGATTTGATTCATATAGACCCTAGTAGAGTTTCTGATGAAAAAAAATATATCATAGCAGATGAGTTTATCAGTCACATTCTAAAATTGAATAATGAAATATTTTTAGAATTTGGCAGCGAGGATAATCTTTCTGAAGAAGAAAATATTAATCAAATATATGACGATATTGAGTTTAGTAAAAAATATAAATCTAATATAAAATTCCTAGTTGGAAGAACTGGCAGTCTTACTAAACATGAACAAGTAGGAAATTTTTCCTTATTAAACAACACTAAACTAGCTGATATTATTCATTCTAATGACTTTTTGTTTAAAGAACATAATGCTGACTATTTAACAGCAGCAAATATTAGTTTGCGTAAACAAGCCGGGGTAGATTCATTAAATATTGCCCCTCAATTAGGTGTAATTCATACAAAAAATTTACTGAACTTAGGCAAATATTTTAAAATAGAATATAATATTTTTAAAGAATATGTACTTAAAAAAGAAGTATGGAAAAAATGGATCACTTCAAATATAGATGACGATGAAACTAAATTATTAGTGAGTGGTCACTATTTTTTAAATTCACCACAAGCTAAACAATTACTAAATCTGATAAATTTAGATCAATTTAAAATTAATTTAAAAAAAGAAATATTTTCAGTTTTAGATGTTTATAGGCATGTACTTTTTGATTTCGCCCAACCAAACAGGTAAATTCTTTCTAGGACCTTTGGCACACCATATATTACTGGCGTCTTTCATTTCAAAGTCTACGAAACTTAATGATAATGGCTGTTTAGAATACTTTTGTATGGCTACATCTAATGTTTCTTGATCTAAAAACCAATATAGTGTATCTTTAACGTATTCTTCTAAGATTAATCTAGCATGATCTTGAATTAAATCAAAACTACCTTGTGTACCAGTATAAAATATAGTACTGGCTAAATGTTGAGTATAGTTTACATGGCTTCTATGATTTTTTTCATAGATATGAATGTCACAATCCTTACTTAATAAGTAAAACTTATTTCTAACTAAACTGTCAGTGTCTAACATAATAATATAAGTAGGCTTGATCAATAATTCACTCAATCTCACAAATCTAGTACAGGCATAATATGTTTTTATCAACTCATTACGAATTTTTTCAACATTTTCACCAGGCTTGATCATTTTGCTGCGACGTCGCTGTAATTCTACATCAGTGGGCATGTTGCGATAAATGTCAAATGCTGGATCTACAATTTTTATGTCAACAACTTCATAACTATAACTGATATCATTGACTCCACACCATTTTTTTGACACATCACTAGGATTATATAAATGAAAGTGTATGGGATATGAAAAATACTGCCTAATACTGCCAATCAAAGGCTTGGCATGCTGATTAAAATACGTTTCATCGGCAGCTACATAAAAACAAACATCAGTTTGGGGGAATTCCCCTAATAAAGGTGGTAGTTTCAAGATTAAATAATAATATATGTATATATCCTACTTTCCCGACCAAACAGCTCAGAAATCTCAACCAATTTGGCAAAGTTTTTTAGATAGCTGCAAAAAATTTAATATCACTGCCGTGGAAAATAGCATGACAGCTGATGCAGCTTTAATTTGGAGTGTACTATGGCAAGGTAGGATGGAAAAAAATCAGTTAGTCTACGAACATTACAGAAAACAAGGAAAACCTGTTTTCATAATTGAAGTAGGTGCATTGGATCGTGGAAGAACTTGGAAAGTTGCCTTAAACAATATTACAAAATATGGTGATTATGCCAATACTGAAAATTTAGACGCAGACAGAAGTAAAAAATTAGATATTAACTTAGTTACTAGGAAAATTGACAGTCAATCACCTATATTGATTGCAGCACAACATGAAAATAGCCTACAATGGACGTCGCCATTGACTGTACGTGAATGGATTAAGGCACAAATAGAAAAAATAAGGCAATATACAGATAGACCTATCGTAGTTCGTCCGCATCCAAGATTTTATATTGGAAATTTTACAGGAAATAATATATTCATGAGTACGCCTACTAAGATTGCCAATACCTATGACAAATATGACTTAGATTTTGACTATTCCGTTGTAATCAACTATAATAGCGGTATTGCTGTACAAGCAGCCTTGAATGGCACACCAGTACTTACAGACCATTCCAGTTTGGCACATGAAGTTTCAATCAGTCTTGACCAAATTAATGAGCCAATACTAGTAGATAGAACTGAATGGTTCAAAAAAATTGTGCATACCGAGTGGACCCAAGAAGAAATTGCATCAGGCTTACCTTTAGAAAGATTATTAAGTAAAGTTAAGTTGACACCATTAGTTTAATCGTATATAATTGCCTTATGTATGTAGATGATATCATTTTTGAATTAGATAAGTTTGGGGTTGAAAACTTAAATCGATGTGTCTCCCATAGAGATAGACGCATATTGGAAAATATGCCAGTTTTGTTAAACTCCGACACCTATATTACCGAAAGTCAAGCTAATTTGATTTTAAAAATTCTAAAAAATAATTTAGACTATTTGACTTTTATTGGTCCCAGTTTGGTTTTTGCTATAAAAAATCCTACTTGGAGGAAAAAATTTAAAACTCTGGAAGTAATTAGAAAAGTCAGCGTTATTCAATCCCCAAATAAGAATTTTTTGATAGATGTGTATTTTAGCTATGACAGTGAGATCATAAAAATTTTAAAAGGCTTAGAAAAAGTTGCTCAAATTGACAAAAAGTACAATGAGGGAAAACATATCTTTTTTGTATTGGAGGAAAGAGCCTGTGTCAATATACATAAGGTGTTAGAACCACTAAATTTTGAATTTTCTGACGATTTTTTAGAAATTTTAGAAAAAGTTAAAAACGTTGATGTTGAAAAAATTCAATCAAAATTTAATTTTACTAATTTTAATCAAGAAAAAATCAAAGAAGATATTTTACAAAATGACTTATTAATTTTAGATCGAAAAATTCGCTATCAATACCATTTTTCACCAAAATTTGACAAAAATACTGAAGAAAGTTTGGCCTATAAAATTGCTAGTAGAAAAAAAGCTCCAGTGTACTTGGACCCTAAACAGGTCACTCTAACTGACATTTTAAAAAATTTACTGTCATTAAAAAGAGACAAAATTTTACTGATTTTTGACGAGTATAAACCAGTAGATTGCGTAGAACAACTAAAAAATGTGAAAAATTCCCTAAATGAATTATGTGAAAATAATGTGGGAATTTATTTTAGATTTGATAACAAAAGTGATGGAAAAGAATTTAATAAACTAATTGCAGAAAATTCTTTTAATAAAAAATTAGACAAAAATACCAAAATTGTAGGTATTGCAAATGGAAAAATACCAAAATTTATGATTGATAATGAATGGTACCCAGATGCTGCAATAACATTCACAAATAGTTTTAGAAATAATCGAAGTGTAACCTATTGCAATGCCTGTGATCTTATTGTATACTATACAGCTACCACACCATTGAGCGTAAAAATTGATGACATCATGTAAATTAATCATTAAGGATGAAGTAAACATCAAACTGGAAGGGCTTCCTATTGAAGCACGAAGAAAGTTGGCTAATACTTTTAAATTTCAAGATCCCACTGCAAGACATCGTCCCAGTTACAAATTAGGACGCTGGGACGGCTCAATTAGCATGTTTAGTATTGGCGGCAGTGGTTACTTGTATCAAATAGAAAAGATATTAGAACTGCTGGAAGAGATGAAAATTGAAGTTACTGACGTCAATGACAACAGGACAGCTATAAACATTGACTTTCAACCTGTAACAGAAACATATTGGAAAGATCAGGGTAAAGTATGGCCAGAAGGGCATCAAATGGCAGGTCAGCCTATTTTACTACGTGATTATCAAGTTGACGCAATTAATACATTCTTAAAAAATCCACATAGTTTACAGGAAATTGCCACAGGCGCTGGCAAAACAATTACCACTGCCACATTGAGTCAATTATGTGAACAATATGGCAGAACTATTACTATTGTTCCCAACAAAAGCCTAGTAGAACAAACAGAGGAAGACTATATTAACGTAGGATTAGATGTGGGTGTATACTATGGTGATCGCAAAGATTTAAACAAAACTCATACAATCTGTACTTGGCAAAGCCTCAATATACTAGATAAAAAAAGCAAAGGTGCAGTAGAGGATCAACTGACTTTGGCTGAATTTTTAGACGGTGTTAGAGCAGTAATTGTTGACGAAGTACACATGGCCAAAGCAGATGTACTAAAGAACTTACTGACACGTAACTTGAATAATGCTTGTATACGTTGGGGTTTGACTGGTACTGTTCCCAAAGCCAAACATGAAAGCGAAGTGATTTTTGCATCAATTGGGCCAGTAGTTGGAGGCATTGCTGCACATGAATTGCAGGAAAAAGGTGTGCTTAGTAATTGCCACGTTACCATTTCACAATTGTTGGATGTGGCTGAATTTAGGACATATGCAGAAGAATTAAAGTATCTTGTTACAGATGAAGACAGAATGATCTTCGTAAGTAAATTAATCAAACAAATAGCAGACTCAGGCAACACACTAGTATTAGTAAACAGAATAGACTCAGGCAAATTTATAGTAAATGAAATCGAAGACAGTGTGTTTATTTCAGGCGAAGTAAAGACCAAAGATAGGAAAGAAGAATATGACGAAATTAAAACAAGTGACAACAAAATTATCGTGGCCACTTATGGCGTTGCTGCCGTTGGGATTAATATACCCAGGATTTTTAATCTGGTCCTTTTGGAACCAGGAAAAAGTTTTGTCCGAGTTATTCAAAGCATTGGAAGAGGAATTAGAAGAGCCGAAGACAAAGACTTTGTGAAAATTTGGGATATTACCAGCACTTGCAAATTTGCCAAACGTCATCTCACAGAACGCAAAAAATTTTATAAGGACGCACAATATCCTTTCTCTTTAGAAAAGATAGATTGGCAAAAATAATCATGCAGATACTAACATTAGAAAATAAATTGTTCTCATTGAATAATCTTCCAGAACAAGTAGACGAAAATACTCGGTTTGCAGTACTAGACAACAGTGATCCAAAAAACCCAGATTTCTTTTTTGTACCCTTGATCTTTTTAGAAAGTTTTAATAGTCCAGCAATTGTACTAAGAATTGGTGACAACGAAATCTCCATGCCCATAGATTGGAGTATTGCTGTGGGCGACAGTACCAGTAACATAGATGCAGAAATCTTACCATTGACCAGCTTGAATGACAGAGGATTTGACGCAATTGCTTTTAACCCTCTAAGCAGTTTTAAAATCGATTATAGACCGATTGAAATAGTAAATTTTTACAATGATGTCAAATGGTACTTTCCTAAAATGCGTAACAATCAATTATTGGTTACCCCGATGGGATTTGAAGAAAAACCAGAATGCGTGTTTTTTATCAAGGAAGTCAGTCGTCAAAGTGAACTCATAGATGTAAGTAAAATATTATGATAAATCAAGATAGGATAGTTTACGAAAGTCCTGATGGAGGTGAAACTGTTTACAGTAGGCCATTTGGATCTACTGATCGAAAACTTCACTCCATAAGTGAACGAGCACGTGATCTGCTTGTGGAAGCTGAACAAACTATGCTTTGGCAAGAGATTAGAGCAGCAGCGAAGACCAATCCTACTTTACAAAAGGCCCTTGATCGTGCTATACTAATACACAAATTAAGTGGCAATCATGAGCAAAATAACACTAAGTGAAATACTATCTGCTATCGATCAAGGTGGCAGAGATATTTGGGATCTACTTGACGATGAACAAAGAAAAGAGGTAAAATTCTTTCTTTTGAATCGATACGTTAGTTCAGTAAAAAATCCTAAAAGAGATATTCAAGAACATTATGTGTTGGCCACTAATGAATATTTCAACAAACATTTTTATTCATTGAGCAAACATCCCAAATTGCTTTGGCAACTGCTTTGCATGTGTGGTTATGAAACTAAGGAAAACTATTTTCATGAATGGATTGGTTTTAAAAAGAAAACTGGCAATAACAAAAAAACAAAATTTTTAGAAATACTTTATCCTGAACTAAAATCTAGTGATATTGAAACCTTGGCTAAAATTAATTCCACTAAAGAATTAAAAGAATTAGCTGTTAGTTTTGGATGGAGTGACGAAGAAATTAAAAAATATTTTCCATGACCATAGCATATAATTGTGACCACTGTAATGCAAAGTTTACCAAAGAAAAAACTTTGTTTGTACATATGTGTGAACAAAAACGTAGACACTTGGCCAAAAATGAAAAACATGTACAACTGGCCTATCAAACATACGATAAATTTTATAAACTTGCTCAAAAGAATGATAAAACAAAAACCTACGAAGAATTCGCACAAAGTCCTTACTATAATGCCTTTGTTAAGTTTGGCAGTTTTCTAAGTAATGTAAATCCATTATATCCAGAAAAATACATTGACTATGTGGTTACTAGCGGAGTAAAACTAGATCATTGGTGTAGAGAAAGTTTATATGAAGAATACATATTAAATTTGATTAAAAACGAACCTGTTGAAGTTGCCCTACAAAGATCCATAATGCACATGAATGATTGGGCTAGTACACATGACAGCGTTTGGAATCATTATTTTCTTTATGTGTCCACAAATAGAGCAACTTTTGACATTAAAGATGGAAAAATTAGCCCTTGGATTTTATTGAACAGCGACACTGGTAAAAAGTTATTGACCACATTAAATGATGAACAATTGGTGTCGATTGGCACAACTATTGATCCAAATTTTTGGTATAAAAAATTTAGAACCATGCCAGATGATGCGGATTTTGCTAGGCAAATTGCCAAAGAAAGTAATTTATGAACTATACTAAATTAGAAATAAGTTTTGAAATTGATGAGGATGAAAAATCCGTTCATGTTGCATTAAAAGGATTTGACACCCTAGAGGACGCAGAAAAATATTGTGAATTCTTACATAAACATGCTAGATTAATTTTCTTCAATAGCGAGGTAGCGCATTAATGGACATTGATATAGACTTTGCAAATAGAGAAAAAATATTAAATATTATACCACATATTAGAGCAAGAAGAGATCACGCACATCATAATACAGGCATATACGCACAACATATACCACATGATCCAGTAAATAATATTGCCAGTATAGATTATAAAACAGCGGAAAATAGAGGATATTTTAAAATTGATTTTTTAAATCTCAATGTTTATAAAGACATTAGAGATGAACTACATCTTAAAACTTTAATGGAGACTGAACCACTATGGGACCTACTCGAACAACAAGAATTTGTGGATCTACTATTTCATTTGAATGGCCACAGTTCAATTTTGAAGATGAATTGCCCAACTTCTTTGGAACAATTAGCTGCCGTCCTAGCTATGATCCGCCCAGCAAAGAAACATTTGATTGGGAAATCATGGACGGAGATCATGAGTCAAGTTTGGACGAAACCTGACAACAACGAATATTATTTTAAGAAAGCACATGCCATTGCCTATGCTATGGCTGTGGTAGTGCAGATGAATTTAATCTGTGAAAGCGTTAGCTACGACTATGGTTAATCTACTCGTCTAACTAATTCTACACTCTTACGTTTGGGTCGTTTATAGCTGAGATTTAAGACGTTTACTGTGGGTCCTAGAACTATTCTAACACCCTTACTATTGAATGTCTTAATACAATATTTGAATTGCTCTATTTCTGTTTTGAGAAATATATTTATGGGTATTTGTCTATTGCTTTCCCACCACCATGTTTCTCCCATGAGTAGGAACTGGTTTTTATCGTCAACATTATGTATGGCATTGATGTCGTAGAAACTGGTCACATGCTGATCTTGATTGATAATGATACCCACATATTCATTGTCACCGTAATTGATAACACTGATAAATGGAAAATTTTCTTGGGCTACATCCTTGAGTTTTATTGTCATAAATAATATTAGGTGATACTATGCAAAAAATATCAAGTTATTTATATCCAAATCGAATCCAGTTACTCACCAATTTGGATGAAGAATCTAACAATGACCAAGTGGAGTGGCGTATCGTGTATCAACGTACAATAAAAATTTATAAAGGCATTGATAATGTCTTGGAAGTAGACGTTAAAAATAATGATCAAAAACGTATTAGTCTATTGGGCAAACAGATTTATATGGTTATTTTTGATCAAGCTAATAACGAAGTTAATAGATACCTTGCTACTAATTTGGAAGATGATAGCAGTCAAACCAGCAAAGGACTAGCAAGAATAAACATAATGAGCACTGATTTAGAAAATCTGATTCCTCAATCTTTTAGCTTTATTGTTTATATGCACAATGAGGATGCCACACTGGAAATACTCTATGGCGACAGCAAATATGGAGCCAGAGGTACTATTGACTTACTTAATGGCTTGAATGCCAAACCCAGTCTAAACAAACGCTACGATAACTTTAAACAAGAAACCAACTACCAAACAAATCAAAACCACATTATTACCTACTATAGCGACTCCATGCCTGTGAGATTTTATGAAGCTGTACCGACCACTACTTTAAAAGTCACAGCATATGTCACAGACTTTATAGGTACAATTAGTATACAGTCAACGCAAACTGAAACTTTTAGCCACGAATCATTTTTGAAAGATCCAATTCAAACTCAAACATTTACACAAGCAAGAAATACTCCCGTAATATTTGATAACATAGACGTAACCGAAGTTACTTATCTTAGATTAAAATACACTAATACCACCGGAAAAGTTGACTACGCTATACTAAGTGTGTAAAATATAGCATGAGCTATGTCAGTGAAATAATCACCAATTATCTGCCGCCTAAAAGAAAACAAACTCCCAGCGGCTGGATCAGTTTCAATGCACCTTGCTGCCAAGATGATAGGCAACGTGGTGGCATTATTATGGAAAATGAAGTCATTAGCTATCATTGCTTTAACTGCGGTTTCAAAGCCAGTTGGCAACCTGGTAGAACAATTAGTTCCAAATTACACAAACTCATGCAACAACTGCATGTACCTGATGACATTATTTCCAAATGTTTTATTGAAGCACTAAGAGAACAGAATTCAGACTCATATACGCCCAAACAGCTAACACCTACATTTTTGACCAAATCATTACCCATAGGCGCAGAACCTATTGAAAACTATATAAATGATCCACCTGAAAGCTTAATCCCAGTATTAGAATACTTACTGAGTAGAAACTTATATCTTGAGGATTATAAATTTTATTGGAGTCCTGAACCTGCTTTTGTCAGTAGATTGATTGTGCCATTTTACTATCAAAATCGCATTGTAGGATATACTGCTAGACATATTAGATCAGGCACTCCCAAATACTTGAGTGAACAACAACCAGGATACGTTTTTAATTTGGATCATCAAACTGATAGAAATTGCATAATTGTTTGTGAAGGTCCATTAGATGCTATAAGTATTGATGCAGTTTCTATTATGGGATCAGAAATAAACAGTCAACAAAGATACATTATTGAACGGTTAAACAAAAGAATTATTCTAGTCCCAGATAGAGACGATGCAGGTAAAAAATTAGTAGAAGAAGCCGTTAAATATAATTGGTCAGTGAGTATGCCTAACTGGGATGAAGGCATAAAAGATATCAATGATGCAGTTCGAACATATGGTAAATTGACCACGTTGTTGATGATTAAACAAGCTGAAATTACCAACGACGTTAAAATAAAATTAATAGCTAGGGAGTGGTTTAAATGCTAGAAAAAATTAAAAATTTCATATTGTATCCGTATCATCGTTGGCAAGAACGTCAACGATTTAAACGTCGTCTTGAAGAATTACGCAAACGTGATCCATTTATCTACAAATGATTAACTGGGGCATAAACGCTCTTAATCACGGCAGTAGTCTTGCTGTGTTTAAAGAGGGAAAACTACTGTCACAGACTACAAGTACTTTGGATTACATAGATAGTACTCTATATAATTCAGCATTGGCCCATGGTCAGCCCAATCGTATTTTTTGGTACGAAAGACCTTGGCTTAAAAAAGCAAGGCAATTCTATGCTGGCCAATATTCAACAGCATTGGACATGCAGGTATTGCCTAAACGCCATCTAACACAGTTTAATTATGTTCCTGTGACTTATACTCCACATCATGGTAGCCACGCTGCCGCAGGCTATTATACTAGCCCCTTCGATAATTGTGCAGTAGTTGTATTAGATGCAATTGGAGAATTTGAATGTGCTACCATATGGAAATGTGCTCAAGGCAAAATGACAAAGGTATGGCGTCGAAGTTATCCACATAGTCTTGGATTGTTCTACAGTGCATTCACAAAATTTGTAGGATTAACTCCGATCAAAGATGAATATTTACTACAACAAATGGCAGAGCGAGGCAGCCCATCTAAATTCTTACAGTATGTAAGAAGTTACTTTAATGCTAGTGTATTGAACTCTAATACAAACTTTCATCGAGGAGTATTGCGTTGGGAACATAATGAATTAACAACATTAGAAGAACAATGCGATTTGGCAGCCGCAGTACAACAGGTATTTGAAGAGCAAGTTAAAATGGTAATGACCACAGCAAAACAACTTACTAATACAGATTGTTTAGTTTATATGGGAGGATGTGCTATGAATAGCAAGGCTAATAAATCTGTAGTTGAACCATTGTTTAAGTATAGATGGAGCTTGCCAAATCCAGGAGATCCAAGTAGCAGCATTGGCGCAGTACTATATCATACAACACAAAGAGTATGGGATTATAAATGGGATCCTGTCAAACACATTGAAATTAACGTTTAAAGAAGTTATAATATAGTATGGCTACACAGAATCCAGAATACGGCTACGACGTACAGAAACTATACTTGGAAATGATGCTGAGTGACAGCGCTACCTTTGTACGCTGCCAAAGCATTTTTGACAGTGAACTGTTTGATCGTAAACTACAACCAGCAGCAAAATTTATACATGACTATGTGACTAATCATAGCATCATGCCCACTTACGACATAGTGACTGCTGCCACTGGCATTGAAATTAAAGAAGTTGGCGAACTAGAAGAACAACACTATGACTGGCTACTGACCAGCTTTGAAACTTTTATTAGACACAAAAGCTTGGGCAGAGCCATATTGGCCAGTGCTGATTTGCTGGAACAAGGCGAATATGGACCAGTGGAAGATCTCATTAAGAAAGCAGTACAAATAGGCTTGCAAAAAGATCTAGGCACTGACTACTTTGAAGATCCACGTAGCAGATTACTACGCATTAAGGATAAAAATGGACAGGTCAGTACAGGCTGGTCTAGTCTAGATCAGAAACTATTTGGTGGATTTAACAGAGGTGAACTAAACATTTTTGCTGGTGGTTCAGGCGCTGGTAAGAGCTTGTTCTTGGCCAATCTTGGACTTAACTGGGCACTAGCTGGACTTAATGTAGTATACTTGACATTGGAACTTAGTGAAGAACTAGTGGGGCTAAGACTAGACAGTATGAGCACTGGAATCAGTACTAGAGAAGTGTTCAAACAGATTGATGAAGTAGAAATGAAGGTTCGTGTAATAGGTAAAAAGAGCGGCAATTATCAGATCAAATACATGCCCGCAGGCAAGACTGTTAACGATATACGCAGCTTCATGAAGGAATTTGAAATTAAAATTGGACGTAAGACTGACGTACTACTGGTAGATTATTTGGACTTACTCATGCCCATGAGCAAGAAGATCAGTGCTGAAAATTTGTTTATCAAAGACAAATACGTGTCAGAAGAACTACGCAATTTGGCAGTAGAAAAGAACTGTGTGCTAGTTACAGCGGCGCAGTTGAACAGAGGTGCAGTGGAAGAAGTTGAATTTGACCACAGCCATATCAGCGGTGGTATTAGTAAGATTCAAACAGCTGACAACGTGTTTGGTATTTACATTAGCAGAGGTATGCGAGATCATGGCAGATATCAAATACAACTGCTGAAAACTCGTAGCAGTAGTGGAGTTGGACAGAAGATTGAATTGGCTTTTGATTTGGATAGTCTACGTATCAGTGACCTTAATGAGGATGCTGAACCAGTAGATGTTAGAAGTGGCAGCAATATTCTTAACACTATTAAACAACGCTCAGCAGCACAGAGAGATGAACCTTCTGAAGGTGTGTCAGCACCTAGAAAGGTCGAAGTAGAAAGCACTAAACTAAAACAACTGCTAAACAAATTTAACGAATAATCTACTAGTTTAACTTTTCCACGAGTACATTTAAATATGTATATAACGGAAAAGCCATGGATTTTAAATTAATCACTGATGTAGGATTTCCCATTGCTGCTAGCCTAATGGCAGGATACTTTGTATTCCTTACACTGAAATTCATACTGGATGGCGTGACCAGCAGTATCCATAGCATGAGTAGTACTATTAAAAATTTAGAAATCCGTGTGGATGTTATGACCAATCAACTAACAAGAGTTGATGTCAAAGTTAGTCATGCACTAGGCCTAGAACCTGACTATGAACGCATAGCCAGAGCTGAACAGATTGATCATAGGAAAGACTAATGGAAACTAGTGCTATTACCGATCTTATCAACGAATACGGATTTCCAGTGGTAGCTGCTGGTGGCATGGCATACCTAATCTATTATGTATGGCACTGGGTTACCACAGAAATTAAACCCGTTATTAAAGAAACTAATGAAACTATTATACACTTGATTGATCGTATTAGATTGTTGGACAACGACCTCATACGCCTAAATCAAAAGGTTGTTACTGTGATGGAACTACGTGGTAAGACCATTGAAATGGAACGTATACTGGCCGATCGTCGTATTAACAGTGGACCTAACGAAGACGACGAAGAAGAGGACTATTAATATATACTGGTTGAACGATTGAAATTGACCTCGTCCAACAAGGCTTCTGCATCAAACTTGTAATTATTAAAATCACTCTTGCTAATACTATTGGCTAGTTTTTGTAATTCTTCCTGTGCTGATTCATCACGCATACTACGTGCTACCCATAACCACTTAAACTGCTCACGCTTATTGCCATCTAAGGCATAATGCTGGGCTAATCTTAATATAGCAGGTACGTGCTTTCTATGAGCAGCTTCCGTTAATCTCTCCACAGCATCTGTAATTTCACGTAGGCTACTGGCGGAATCTTCTATGACTATGTCAAAATATCGCACTAGAGCTTCTACGTTAGTCTTTGCTGCCAATGTTAAGAAATACAAACTATAAGCACGATGAGCGCCTAACGGCCCCTCTAACAACTTGCTAATCTTCATGGCATTTTCACTGTCTATGCCCTTGCAATATTCAGTGATTACAGCTACACAAGGATCACGTAACTCTTCCGGCACTAGCCCCTTTGCAGCCATGTCAAATAACTCAGTCATACTGTCCATACACTTACGTGTTAAACGCCACATTAGAATACGTACTGTAGCCCTGTAATTACGATCTAATTTATAATGCTGAGCTTCTGCAAAACTACGACCCTGTGCAGCTCGATCATTTACCACACCCTTGATTAATTCTTCCCTACTATAACGTACAGTCTGTTTGACTTTGACAGACGGATTGATCTCTGATCCTGGCATTTTTACTGCATATATGTTAATGGGTTTATCTATATTTTTAAATTCTTGTAGTCCACGATTTTCAATAACTAAATCATCGACAGCAGTTTTGACAACTTCATATACACTACTGCTCAAACAGATTCCGCCATAGTCGGCTTGACTTTCTATACGAGCAGCGAGATTCACTGTGTCACCTAAAAGATTGGTGCCATAAACGTAAACTGAACCAATATGTACTCCAATACGCCAACGCATACCGTTATTTAATTCACCAATACGATGTTGCATTTCCACACCAAACCTAATGGCATCTACAGGATTGGCAAACTCCATTAATACACTATCACCAGCAGTATTAAACAACCTACCCCTGTACTCTATAATTAATGGATCAATTATGGCACGGCAAGCATCTAATTTGACTAAGGTACCTTGCTCATCCATACCCATCATTTTACTATACCCTATGACATCACTACATAGTATGGTGGTCTGTTTACTGTCCATGATTAATCCCTCTGACGTAAACGCTGTAACTCACTGTGCATTTCACGATGGCGATTATGTAACTTACGTATTTCACGATGCAACATATTAACTTGCTGTTGCAATTTTTGAATTTGATCATTATCTGACACACTATCAGAAGTGGCTTTTGAACCAACAGGACTGGCATTGCCGCCATGATTGACTTCGGCAGCACCATATTGCCCATATTGTTCTTGTACAGTGTTCATACCATATTTATTATAAATATCTAGTCGAGGAATACAGTTTGAAACATAAAGGCGTTGAAAAGGCTTTTACCACATTGATGTCTGACACATTAGATCGTCAGGGATGGCATATTCCCCAAAAATTACAACAACATATGGTAGAAGTTTTGGTCAGCAAGATAGATCAAAACCCTTGGCAACCACAACCCAGTTACGCTGAACAATACATGACTGTACGCGGCATAGAAGCTACTATGGCTCTAGGAGATACTTGCTGGTTTACTAGAGCTGTATTCCCAGATATTGGATCACGAAGAGGCATTAGTGCCAGCTACTATACAGACTTGGGACAGGGCTGTTATACTAGAGTACTGGCACAGATTGGACCAGATCATGAAATACAACAACTTAGAGATCACTTTGATTTCCTAGCTGAAGTTGCTTGGACGGTGTTACATAGCCAAGGCGAATTTAGAGAAATGTGGCTGTAATGACTGCGAAGCAGCGAACCGCTTTTAGCGATTTTTTACTCCATTAACTGCTACTATTACTTAGTTAAAACAAATATGCCTAGTCCATTATGCCAGTCGGTATAGTAGACATCACTGGAATTGTTCCCACCACTCTCATAATATCCACCACTTTGTACATCTGTATAATACTGTGTGGTCAGGCCTAGGTCAGCAATACTACTTAATACACCAGCATTTAAAGGACTAGATCCACCACCATATGCATGATCCCAATCCTGTACTACAAACACAAAACTACTGTCCATGGCATCGATTACAGTGGGAAGAATACTATCAGGCGCAATACCACGTCCACCATCATAGACCATGACATTGAAAGGACCACGACCACTGAAATTTACTGTGCTGAAATCCTGATCTAATACGTCAACTGTGGTGGAACTATACTTGACTAGACTGATGTTTGAATCTAATGCATCACGGTCTGGACTTAAACTAAAATTGTCAATGCCCAAGGCTGTGATACCTGGCACCCCACCAATGGCTGAACAGAACATACTGCCTTTCCATAAACCCACTTGTAAATACTTGGGTGCTATGATTTTTCTCATTAGATTATTGATAAAATAACGTGTCTTGTATCCACTATAACCCACTACACTGATACATGCATCTGGTAACTCACGATAACTGTTGATGGCTCTACTTAAGGCATAGTCTACACTGGTACTTAATGCACTGGACTCATTGGTAACTCTGAAAATGGCACTCATGAATATGTTCCTCTATTAATACGTATATTTATTTATTTTAACAATTCCAACGGCGTAAGGACAGAGCCTTAGGTGTGGGCTTACCATTTTTTTCCATTGGTCCCTTATTACCTGACATACGAGCACAAAAACTACGACGTCGTTTTGCATCTTTACTACCAGCTTTTAACTTTGAGGGTTTGGTAGTTACTGCTGTTTGTAACTTACTACCAGGATGCTCACGACGATATGCACTGACTGCACCCTTACTAAGTCCATCAGTATGATCATGACGATTTACTGCATTCCAATCCTCATCTACTGGATGCTCTTGGGGCTGAGGTTTAGGTTGATGCTTATGTTGAGGTTGTGGTCTGGTTAATGTAAAATGATCACCATACTGATCTAACTGCCAATTGGGCAATAACCTATGAGCCATTCGTGCATACAAACTTTTTCTTCTTGAGGTAGCTGCTGAAAAATTTAATCGCTGTACTCTATGGCCCAAGTCTGCTATCAAGGTCCGTATGATGTCAATGACTGTGTTGAATACTTCTACTTCATTGCCCGTACCAGTGTTGTCAAATCCTGAAATGCCTTTGACCCGTTTCATAGATTGAAACTCAATGGACCAATCCCCTTCATCCCCATCTTCATTATCACTGGTGGCACTGAACATGTAGACTATGCTACCAACTTTAAATAGAGCTTGAGCAAATTGGTCATTGCGAAAACGCCACTCCCAAGAATTCACATGCTGGTCTGACACTGGACTAGGTTTAAATAACTCACGTAATTGCATCCAGTATTTATACTATCCGAACCGGGTCTACAGCCCAAAAAAATTGGCGCGCGAAAAATTTACAGGGTATAAAGTTTAGTATATAAGGAATGAGTTTTTACTTCTTCTGTTATTGCGGCTGCTTTATGCAAGTTGTCAATAATCCACAATGGACGTAGATTAGTATAGTGATTTAACATAATCACTTGTTGTTCTGTAGTGGCTAAGGATTGAGGAACAATATGATCTATATGCCATAACTCTCGATTACTCCAATTCATACCAGGCAGGAACTGTGACTCTAAATGCTCTTTGAGCTGAGCGAAAGAACAACCAATAATTTCTTCAGTTGAATTACTCTTCCTATGTTTGATGGCAGATAATGCATTAGCGATGGCAGTTCCAATATTAGAACGCAACCTAAATAAAGGATCTTCATTACGCCTACGCTTTTTATATGCAGCCGTCCTAGCGCGAACTTCTTCAATAGTTCTCCTTGGCGGCTTGGGTTTTGGTATACGCTTACTAGCAGCTTTGGCTCTTATTGTTTCTCTGTTTTTATAATAGTATTCTTTTCTACATGATTTACATACTGTGTCAATTCTTAAACTAACTCTTTTTTTAGGTTGCCACATACTAAATTCACTTATCGAGAGAGTTTGATCGCAACCTCGGCAAGTTCTATGTTCAGGCATCGGCTTGGGCTTGTATATACGGGGACCTTGACTAGGGGGTTTGTTGGTATGATATTTTATACTTAAACAAGCTCGACAGACTGATCGATTTTTATAATACTCATTTATTGGTTTATCTTGATTACAAGTTTTACAGATTTTCATAATACTAGTTAGCTGAAATGGGCCCTGCACTCTTTTTTTCTGCGCTACGAAAAATTGCTACAAAGTACTTAGAGTTTCCAGGGGGTGTTTTCGCCTATATGGGTCCTTTTTTGGGGGTGCTAGTAGCTGTTGTTTTTTTACAACAGTTTTTCTTTTTATAAGCCACCACCACCTATCATCACCACCACCAAAAAAAACTCCACCGAAGTGGAGTTAAAGGGATTTACCAAACAAACGCGAGCACAATCAATCCATACGCGAGCCGGCAAAAGCATTGAAGCCAGCTTGACGAAACACTTCAGCGTAAACATCAGCAGCCATCTCCTTCACGTCCATGTTCTGTGTAGGGTGTCCGCTGGGGTTCCACAGTTGTACAGTGTTGGGGTAGCCGTATGCTTTACGGAAGCCCAGCTTGGCAAACTCCTTGCCTTGCCTAGTGCTCAGCTTAACGCCGCTGATGTTAACCCAAGCAAAGCCACAGGGCCAAGCTTGTCCCAGTGTAGCGTTTAGTTCACGTGCCTTCTCAGCTGCCTTACGTGAGGCTTCAACGTGGAGTGCGGGGATGTTAGCAGTAGTAGTCATTGCGTTGTTCCTTTGTTACAGTTTCAATAGTATAGCATCGGTGGGCTATGATGTCTAGCCCGTTGTGCTATTACAACACTAGTATTTGATACTGCCTTTGTGCTTGGATACGACATAGACGCCGCCTGTGGCCTGCGCCAGTGAGTTCATATGGGTAGCCTCTAGTACCTTTATTTCAAATACGCCAGTGATCTGTTTACTGACAGCTTCGTAATAGGATACAATGGCCTTACGTGTTACAGACTTACATTTCCTAGTGTCTTTACGCCACATTAGCCAGCTAATGATTTCCTGGAAGGCCTGTTGTTTCTGTGATGCAGTCATTGCGTAGTCCTCAGTTTAGGATTAAGATTTAATATAGCCGTATGGAACGCCAACGCAGAAGCAAAGGTATTCGTCGTCGCCGTTGCTGCCTTCAGCCTCGTGGATCCAACGCAGGGCCATTGCGCGGTCTTTGGCACCCAGTTCAATGACTTTGGCCACGCGCTCTTCAAACCGTTTGATGTTGAAGGCCTCGTCCAGTTCACGTTGGCGTTCGTTGCAGTGGATCACGTCCTGGAGGTACTTGAATTCACTCTCAAACTTCTCCAGTGTCCAGGAGCTGGTGTCTGTGCCACGTGGGCGAACGCCGTAGGCGTCCTTGTACATATCCCACCAGGTCATGGCAGCCTGCTCCAATGGAGTGTACTCGTCCCAGCTCTTGTAAGTGTATTCGCTCATTGCCTGCTCCTTGTTTGCTTTGTCCATGTAGTAATTATACGGCCAGTTGGGCCCTATGTCTACCCTGTTGTAGTTAAGCAACAAGCCAGTGGATGTCTTCTCTGAAGCGGATGCTTTCGTTGCCGTCGTATTCTTCTATAAGGAATACGCGACCTTCTTTAATCCAGCTGATCTCGAGATCAGATGCGCCCATATAGCATTTGGTAAAGGAGGGGTATGTGAGTTCGCAATAAGCTTCGACGTCGTTGAGACGACCCTGTTCAATCATTTCAACTATAGTTGGATCGTATATGAGTTCTGGAATGTTATGCCAAGTATACCAACCTGCGCCGTAGCCTGGGCTGTATAGTACTGCAACAAATCCATCTCTAATAACTTTATTCATTGTTCGTTGTCTCTAATAAAGATCCATTTGCCATTGACGCAAATCCATTGGCCTTGCATTATAGTACCTGTATTAAAAAGACTCTAAGTCAAACTCAGCGTCGTAGACAACGACTTGCAATGCATCTGCAAGCGCACGTAATTTATCTGTGCTAACAGTATCTAACTCATCGTTATATACATGTTGCATTAGCACATCTAAATCGTCTGCAAGCATTGCCTCATGCCTATCCATGTAGTCTAAGCCTGCATCGCCTCGTGCATAAATTTTGCCGTAGCAGTTAATAATAATACGTTTGTATACGTTTGCCATTGTAGCCATTTTCTTTCTCTCTCTGTGTTAACTAAGTATGTGTATATTATAGTGTCTGGATCTGTTTTTGTCAATGCTGTTGTTTTATTACAACAAGTGTTGTTTTTATGCAACACTTGTTATATCGTTTTTAACTACAGCAAAATTTGCTAGCAGGGATTAAATTGTTATTTTCAATATAACGAAGTACATTAACAAAGTACTCGCGTACTAAGGTGTCTTGTGCAATAATTGCGTTATGCAACTCTTGTATGTTTTTTGTATTATTAAACTTATGCAATGCATAAGTGTTATGCAAAGTATCCGTAATTAAGAGCGGATCGTAAGTATTAGCAATGTTGTACTGTTTAATGTACGTGCTAATAGTATCAAGCATAATGGTATTAATTTTAGTAATGTGTGTAGCTGTAAGCTTTTGCATTTTTAGAACTCTCTGTGTGTTAATTTAGTATGTGTAAATTATAGCACAGCTCGTAAAAAAAAGCAAGAGTGTTGTATTTTTACAACACCCCCATGGTTATATCAATGGCGCGACTGGCAGGAATCGAACCTGCGACCCACGGCTTAGAAGGCCGTTGCTCTATCCCCTGAGCTACAGTCGCATATGGTGCCCGGAGCCGGACTCGAACCGGCACACCTTTCGGCGAGAGATTTTAAGTCTCTTGTGTCTACCTATTTCACCATCCGGGCTAATTGGTGGGCCCCCCGAGAGTCGAACTCGGCACCAATGGATTATGAGTCCACTGCTCTAACCAACATGAGCTAGAGGCCCCGTACATCACTGAAGTCTTTCCACCAATGCTAATTCACCATCCTCAGTCTCTTTATAGATGATACATTCTATATTGATTTCATCCAACGACTCTCTGGCCAGTAGCCTTGCTCGTTTGATGTCTTTAGTAGTGTCGATCAGTGTCTCGTGACCGTTGAGGTCAACGGCCCAGACTTCGTACATTTCCCAGCTCATATTAAAACGGTGCGTCCTCTACATCTTTAAAACCCAACGGGGTCATGCCTTTCAGTGCAGGCACTTGTGGGGTCACTGTACTTACCTTTGCCTTAGCAACGACTGCTTTGGTTTTGGTAGCAGAGGGTGTGCTTTCTGGTTTGGCAGCTGGCACATTACGTTCAACGTATTCCAAAAATGCATTCTGTGCATTGACGTCTGCGAACTCAGTCATGTTCTTAATTGCCAGAACTGCATCAAGCTTGGAGAGGGGTTCGTCTAGTTCAACAAGACGAATATCTTCGTGTCCGCCTTTAGTCAGTACCTTAACTCGCATAACATCATTGGCAAAGCGAACCTTGTATTCGCCTTTGTGTTTGGATACACCTGCAACGGTAAAAGTCTTATCAGTAGCCATTTTCAATTTCCTTTTAGTGTGTGTACGTGCTTTCGCAGTATCAATATAGTAACATCAATCGTCGTTGCTGTCAACCGTTTCTTCGTTGTTTTCTTCTTCCCACTGACTCACAGTCTCGCTGATGCCAAAGTACTGGTCCAGTTCTTCTGGGAGGTACTTTTCAATCTCATCAGCATTCATGCCACTGTAGTCGTAGCAGTCATCGCTACCATCTTCGTATGTGCCGGCAAAGGCCATACCTGGTTCATAGTAACGAGCAGTGACTTCATAGCCCAGTGAGTAGAGCTTTTCGTATAGGCCAATTGGGGGAGCCCATGCACTATCAAAGGTGAGGACTACTCCGTCTTCAATGCTGTCAATCTCTCCGGCAATTTCCCATTTGGTTCCCCAAGTGTTCACCGAGTGTTCCCACGACCATTCACCATTGGGATTGGGAAGGAACTCATTGCACAGCCGTTCTTGTTCAAAGGCATCGCGTACACGAGCAATCATCTTTGGGTCACTATGTTTGATAGTGACAGTATTATTACACCAATTAGGCATTGTATTCTCCTTAACCTACGTAATGGATTTGGCCGCCCACAGCGTAGGGACCGTATTCGTATTCATCGTTCATTGTGCGGCACCATTCCAAGCTCAGTCCGCGTGTCCAGCAACGAGTCATTCGTATTGGAAAGCCTGCCTTCTTGTTCATTGCTCGCATGGCAATGGCAGCGCCTTTAAATGTCTTATAAGTCTTAATGGGTTCTTCTGTTTTGGTATCTACTACTGCGAACATTAGTTGCTCCTTTGCTGTACTGTTTCAATAGTATAACGTCGGCTGCTCAAATCGTCAAGCCTGTTGTTCAAATACAACATCCATCATGCCCTTACGGGGTTTGGTGAACAGTTCTTCGTCGTCCAACAGGAGTTCCTCTGCCTCACGGCCAAACACCATAACGGGCTTGTCTAGCAGGACGCGGTGTTGGACCTTGCCGCCGTATTTGACACGGCTGCTTTGAACCACACCAGTGACGGTGTAGGCACCCAAGTACACTCCAGCAACCTGTTGGCCTTCTTTGTTCCAGTTCATCGCATCTTGTCCAGTAGTTGGTTGTGGATTGACGTCATTTCGTCCTGAGCCACGTAGAAGTCTGTACGTGGGTCGTAGTAGGAGCCTTCTCGGACATCGTAGTAAAGAACACGGCCACTGAAGTTGAAGGGACCTTCCAGACCTTTGCGTGGGCCGTATTTCTCACGCATCATGTCCATTTGGTACTTGTCTGCTACCACCTTGTACCCCATCTTGTGCTCCTGTGTTGCCATGTTCTTAGTATACTATCAACAGGCAGTTTGAGCAAGCCTGTTGTTTTTTTAATACTCTATTTCGTCGAAGGAAAAGTCATCCGCAGCCACTTGGTCGAAGTCAAAGCCTTCTTCATCTTCGTCAATGAACTGCGCCGTGCAGTCTTGTATCAATTCAATGGGTTGACCAGTGGCATAGGCAATGGCTGCATCGCTAAGGCCCTGTTCGAACATTTCCCTAACATCTTCGTAAAGTTCTTTCATTCGTGCCATTATGTTCTCCTTACCAAATAACGACGTCGCCGTCTTCGTTAACTTCTACTTCGCTGATTGACTTGTTTTGATCCCACGATCCATCATAGATCAGTATCTCTTTATTGGGATCTAACTTCGTCAACAAGTCAATCAATTCTTGTGCGGTCATACCTTTGCCTCCAGCCACAGTACACGAGCCAACTTCTGATCAATGTCTTTGAACACGTTAAAGAAAGCAGCCTTTACCGTTGCTTCGTCTTCCCGAGCCAACTTGCTCTTAAGCAGTTGGATTACGGCCTGTTGTGCTTTGTCTGTCTTCATCTTGTGCTCCTGTGTGTCCATGCTCTTAGTATAACTCCAACGGGCCTTTTGAGCAAGCCCGTTGTATGCTTACAACATCAACAATCTTCGTCGTAGTCGTGCCATTCTTGTGACTCGCTGACGCTGTCGTGCCATTCTTCTGCCTGATCATCGTCGTCCCCAAACTCTTCATCGTCTTCAACAAGGATGTCGTTAACCCGCATCATGTCAGCGACTTCGTCTTCACTCATGTACTTGAGTGCCATAGTAACGACGTCATCAGCACTGAGCATGCCGCTGTCGATGAGTTCCAAAAGGTAGTTGGTTTGCTTACGTGCCATCTTGTACTCCAGTTTCGTTTTGTCCATGTTCTTAGTATAGTGCCTTTGAGTAGTTCAGTCAATGGTGTTGTTTCTATGCAACCAAAAAAAATCCCCCGGGAGCGACGGGGGATTCAAAAACTCGGGAGCGACGAGTTTTTGACGGGAATTAATTACGACGCATACAAGTCATCTTTGCAACATTCTCCCAACGGTCTGGGAACGATGCTTTGAGATCTGCAATCTTTAATACCATACGCAATGACAACTCACGCAATTCAGTCTTGTGAGTGTCAATGAAGTGAATAACGGCTTCACGTCCATCATCACCAAACTCATACTCATCTAACATGCCATCTTCAATGATCTGTCTAATACGTAAGATCTTCTCACGATCAGTGTCAATGGTCAGGTCCAAATAATGGCAACGGCTCTCCAATGCTTCTAAATGGTCACGCAGTTTGCGACTCTTTACATTGTCAAACTTGATATTGGTGATAAAGATTGCACCACCTTTAAACTCAAAGCTGTCTGGAATGCCATCTCTATTCAATGCATGACTCTCCGTATTCCAGTGAATCATACGCTTCTTGCCACTGTCCAATGCTGCTTTGAGAATGTTCAGCGACAAGTCATCTAACAATACACTATCACAGTCATCGAACACAAGGATATTCTTTGTGCCACTAAACTCAAACAGCTTCTTGTAGAGACCCAATGCACTCATTGCACCTTTGACTACTTCATACTTTTTGAGCTTTTCATTGCCAGCGATATTGGCCATTGTGTCGTGTTTACTTAATACAGCTTCAACACCAAAGCTCTTGCCCACTCCAGGTGGACCACTTACAATCATTGCTCGTACTTGGCCTTTCTTTACGGCACGAGTCATGTCTTCAAGTACTTGGAAACGTTCACGTAGACGACTTTTGATTTGGTCATCAGTCTCTTTGAGAACCTTCTTACTTGGTTCTTGTGCAAGGCTCTCTGTGCGAACGGGTGCTTTTTTTAACTGCATGGTCTCCATAGTGATCATCTTAGGCATCTATTTGCTCCAACTCTTTGTTACAGTTTCAATATTATATAGCCTACCCCACGCCCTGTCAACTCTGTTGTAAGAGTACAACAGTCAAATCTCTGTGTTCACATCCACAATCTCTGTGGCTAGAATGCCTGGATACTTGAAACTGTAATCCATCTCTTGCAATACTTCATTGACGTCTGCATCCTTTTCAATATACAGACGCACAATGACTTCTACTGTTTGTGCTGAGTTCATGCTGCTTCCCTTTCTTTCTTGGCAAATACCGTACGCAACGAAACGAACGTATAGTACTCGTCGTCACGTTCATGTAGGCTACCATATAGCCATTCACCATTGTTGAAGATGTAGTAGTATTCAGCACCACAGCTTTCACATTGGTCAAGGAAGTCTTTAACAGTGGCAGCAGTCTTAAAGCCTACATCAGTTTCGTCTCGATCACGTCCGTAAAAGGTACACATATCGCCATAGAGTTCTTCAAACTTCTCGTATGGGATATCCATGTCACGGCTGCTAAAGCCATGCTTCTCACCAATGTCTTTGCCTAGCGTGCTCATATCGCCCATGCATACAAGCTCTTCAACCCGGGCCTGATCATTGTAGTGAGCCATAAGGATTGCACCGTTATGTTCTGCATAACCATCCCAATGACAATATACGCTGAGGTATACACCATTGACCTTAACACCAATGCGGCTACGAGTACCCATTATAGATATCCTTTAATAGTCAAACAAGTAAGAACAGCAAAACATGCAGCCATTGCAATGGCTACCATGCGATCACCTTTGTCACCGCTCATGCCATTTCCTTTTCCAAGTTATTGAGAATGGTTTGAATCACGTAGGCAGTGCCTGGATCACTCTCAACCAATCGCTCTAAGATCTCTTCCAACACAAACGAATCTGTGTTACTGAGAATCTCTACTGTCTGCTCTACTGTAAGGTAAATGCCTTTCTTCATCACGTGCTCCGTTGCGTTACTGTTTCACTAGTATACTATCGTTGGGCCAGTGTGTCTAGCCCGTTGCGTTCTTACAACAATTAGGCAAAGGCAACCATTGGTTGTTCACGCCGTGTCAGCATGTTAGCTGGCACACGGAATAAGCCTACTGGACTACGGACTGTGACATACTTAATTGCCACATGCTCTACAATGCCACCAATAAGGCCGTGTTTACGACTGTTAAAACGAACAGCATCGCCTTCAACGAATTCCCTAATGTTATTACGAACCAATTGGGCTCGCGCATACTTGACAGCATCAACGAATTTGGTAAGGTCGTCATTGGTCCAGGGCGTGAAACGAATGGATTTGGCAATTTGATCTGCGTTCATGCTAATTACTCCTTAAAACAATAGAATAGGATGGCCAGGATCTAATGTATCTAACTCTTCGCCCATTTCCTCTTTAGTATTAAACCCAGCGGCAAATACAGGATAGGCTTCGTCAGTGTCTCCAGTATATACAGACACATTACAGGCCAATTGCTCGGCAGTAAGAGTTTCTAAAAAGTCTTTGAGATCTTTATATGTCAAGTTCATGCTAATTACTCCTCAGTTGATAATGCAAGTTCATCGGCAATTTCAGCAACAAAGTCCGCAGTCCTACGAAACTCTTTGCAGAGCTCGTATAAACGATTGAACGAATTCAATTCCGTCATGCTCAAGTCTTGCAGGAAGTTCTCAGGATCCTCGTCCATGTGCTCAATAATCTGGACTAGGGCCGCTACTGTATTCTCACACATACAATAGCTCATGTTTGGGAATCTGGAATTTGCCATCTTTGTTGCTCCGTTGCGTTACTGTTTCATTAGTATAACTTCAACGGCCCAGTTTGTCTAGGCCGTTGTATGCATACAACATCACATAGTGTGATACCGTTCCGTGCTGGGGTCAACACAGGTACCACGCTCACTCCTACGGATCTCTACCTCAGCACCAGTCAACAGATGCTTTACTTTGACCAGCTGACGACCATTGAAGGTCTGTACCTGTTTGATGAATTCTTTTTGCCGGCGTTTGGGCAAGGAGTTCAACATCTCTACTGCCAAGCTGTTAGCATAGCCTGAAGTGAATTGGGCTCCTTGGTCCTCATACATGAGGTCAAGTGCCGCACTCAGTTCACGTTGATTGTCTGTGGTCCACATATCTTTGCTCCGTTGCGTTACTGTTTCAATAGTATAACGTCAGGCTGTCTTTGTGTCAACAGCCGTTGTATTTGTACGACGGAGGAACTCACTGCGACCAAACTCCTGATTGATGTAATACTCAATAAGTCGTCGCTGTATCATAGTGATTAAGTCGCCGTGATCATCTGAAATAATAAAACGAACTGGACACTTACCCCAAGTACCCAAACGTTGGAATTGTGCAAACTGTTGACGATGATTAGCATTGGCTGCATCAAATGCAACCCAAGGCCTACCAATGAATGCAAGCTTACTCATAACATCCCCTAATTGAATTTAAATACTCCGCCGCTTCACTGACATCAGTACAATTCTCATCAAAGTGTGCGGCCACCATCAATTGGTATACACTATATGCTTCACTGCCAATTTGGTCAATGACTTCCCTAACTTCGTCTTCTGTTTCACAGTTCCAAAGAGTTTCGGCAATCTCGTATTGCTCATCTGTTAGGCCATCAATTTGCATCATCATATCCTTCTTCTTCTGACACGTACAATTCGGCCACATTGACTTCAGCATCAAACTCAATGCCCTCTGCCTTACAGTAGTGCATAATATCTGCAATCAAATCAGCTGGACGTTCCATGTCCGTCTGTTGCATTAATAGCCGCACACGACTGGCCGCCAAACTGGCCATAGTACTAAATCCTGCCATCATATCGTTCGCTCCTTTGTGTCCATGTTCTTAGTATAAGGCCTTTGCGGCCCTACGTCAAGCCTGTTGTGCGTATGCAACACGCTGCCATCCCGTGTTAGCACAGAGCAAAAGCTCACCGTCTACGTCAACAATGTCGCCCACACTGAGCGAACGACCACGTCCGTACAGTACAGCCCGCAAGTCATCCTTGCTGGGATTGTTGGTAAGATCGAACAAGAACTCCGCCGCGTCTTCACTGTCAGTGACGTTCAGCGTGAACTGGCCTTGCTCAGTGTAAAGGTCCTTGGCCAACAGCTCTCGTGCAGTCTCACGTGGGTTAGGTTTGAAGTAGAACTGGCCCATGTACTCTGGGTCTAAGAGAAGAATCTTTGCTGTGACTTGCATCTTGTGCTCCTGTGTCTGTGTCGCCATGTTGTTATTATAGTGTCAGTTGGGGGCTACGTCAATGCTGTTGTTTTTTCACTACTGTTGTGAATCTGCAACACTATTGACGGCCCACAGTGATTCAGCTATAATATGAGCATGTGTTCGAACAGGCATACTGGGGGTGGACGGCGAGGCTGCCTAACAGGTTTGGTCATTATGAATTCCAGAATGAGTTTGGATTGGAAAAGGAGAATTCTGTCAACCGGTGTTGTTTTCCTGCACCTTCGTTGTTTTTCCGCGACAATTGTTCTGAAATCCAGAATAGTTCTGATCCGCATGATAGTTCTAGCCTTCAGAACGTTCTAGTCTCCAGAATAGTTCTGATTCGTACGATAGTTCTGGACTGAATGACTGTTCTAACCTTCAGAACCTCCTAATTATGATTTCAATAACTATTATGAACGAAACAACTACACTGAAGTCCAATACAAACTAAACCATACAGCCTTCTTTTGATCCTGAAAATGCCATTCTACCGGCACAAAAGGTAATTTGATCCCAACAAACCAAAAATCTCGACCCGGAACCCAACGCTGGCTTTGACACCAAGCTAATTGCTCCAAGTGCGCCTCTATAGTGGCTGTGTCTAACTGTACTGTATACATACTAGTTATTTACTACGGCTCGGGCCAACCCAATAAGTCTCCTCGACTACTAGGTTCACAGCCTACTAGTACCGTATAAAGGTGTTAAAAGGTGTAGAATGGTGTGGAAAAGTGTAATGTTTCTGGGCCAATGACAGTTTTGAACGGTTGCAAAACTGTATCTACAGTAGAAATATTTTGGGCGGACTGTGGTGGAGACTGGCTATGCACAAATACTCACCTTGCGTTCTAGCATGTTCTACGTTGATTCTATGAATCTTTCTGTACAGTAAGATCCACCATGTCCACAGTAGGTTCAAAAGTTTTGTATAATTTCGTGTACAAAGGCCGCCAGTAGGCCTAGTAGTAGTATAGTGAATATAGCCCATTCACTCCAAAGGAGACTTTCTTTAATGCGCCAGTATGTGGTTAGGAACAGTAGTGTTATGACCAAAAGTATGTGGGGGATCAGGATCATGGTAGGAAAATGTTATAGTCTAGTATCGCTGTCAGAGTCCAGCCTATGAGTATGCTCAGTATGGCCAGTAGGTACGTGAGGGTAAACAGTCCTTCGGCTTCATCCCAGTAGTAGTCAACTAGGTATAGTACTATGAGTGCCAAGGGTACGAGCACGAGTAAAGGTATGTAGTCCATCATGTGTGTATTTATCTGTGTGCTTGTGTGCGTATGTGTAATACCCACAGCTAGACCTTTTGTATTTGTTGTGTATGCAAAGGTTCACAGCTAGACCATTTGTATATGCTGTATATGCAAAGGCTCACAGCTAGCTCTTTTGGCTGTATTAGTAGTTGACTTAGTCAGTTATGGCGTGTATAGTATATGGAGTTGTACAGAGTCTAGTTGGTTAGATGCCGTTAAGCAGTTCTCTGTACACTCGATCAGTGATCAAATAGTATCAAGTATCAATTAGTTCTAGACCAGTAAGGCTCACAGCTAGACCAAAGGGTAGTTAAAGCTATTACTTTCTGTGCGTATGCCCAGTATCAATCTAAAAGTGTCTAGGGGATTATTAATCCTATGGGGAATTGACACTTTCATTATGGCAGGTCCAGTAAGTTCGTGGCTGTGGATCAGTGTGCCAGCAGTGTAGTTTCTCCAAAACAAAGAGTTATATTTTGACTCCGTATGTAGGTCGTTGTGTGTATCGAACCATTCATGATATGTGTTATCACAGTTCTCGATGGGTAAATTCAAGCTCCAGTCTCTGACCAAAGTTCTTTCTTTTCTCATATCAATATGTACGTCGCCGCAGCTATGGGGTCTAGTAGCAAAAAATCTCGCTGTGAAGACGTCGTCTTCGTGCATTAATTTTCGAATATTTTTTGTCAATATTGGGAAGTTTTTTTCTATCAAGTCCTCGCTGAGTAAATCAGAGCCCATATGATTATATTTTTGAGTATTTTTAATCCAGTCCCAATCGTCTAGAAACATCTGTTTAATTTCAGTCTGTTCGTATTCAAATGAATCTAAGGGATAGACCAGTTGCATATTAATGTTTAGTAGTAAATTTACTTTCCAGTGTGGCCTTGATCAGGTATAGTTCGGCGTCGTTGTTTATCACAATTTCTTCGTCTATGCTATAGTCTTCAGACCAGAAGCTTTCATCTAAGCGCAGTGTTTTGTATACAGTGCGCCAAGAGATAGGTTGTTTAAGTTTGTAGGCCTGTTCAATGACCTGCATCATGCCCATAACAATCATCATTTCGCCGAAGTCTTTCATTGAGTATTTACCTACTGTAGCGAGCAACTGCTTCGCCGTCGTTGCGTCGTAGTGCATCTTTAAGAAGGGTCAGTCTCTTACGTTCAGCCAGTACGTGTGGCATGCAGTCGTCTTCGTGCATGCGGAATGGTCCAGTACGGCCATCGCTGCGTGGTTGAGTCAAGCAATCAAAGTAGTTCATATGATGTCCCTTATTGATCATAAGCCAAGCGCGGGGGTTCATTCTATCACCGTAGGGTGCTTCCATTCTAGTAGGGTCTGGTAGTCGTCTAATGTGACTGCCCTTAGCCCACCAGAAGTTACCTGCATAGTGCCAAAATGGGTCTAGGTACATCATAATGCCTTCAGTGTCAGTGGCTGTGTTCAAGTTGTGTATGCGATCCTGCCACAGGTCCAGTGTGTAGTATTCCATAGCCCAGCGCCAGCTGTTTATAGCAGTGATGTTACGGGGTTGGTTCCATCCGTTGACGTGTTTCTCTCCGCTGAGGTAAGCTGAACCTTTAGTGTGTACAAAGCAGATACCATCGTCCATCTTTGCGTCTTGCCAAATGTAGCGTAGTGTGCGGCCTTCGTAGAAGCCTTCTTCGTCTTGGTTCTTAGTTTCTAAGATACGGAAGCCACCAAAGCGTTCAACCAGTTCTTTAGCGGGTTGCCACCATGGACCTGTGATCACGCAGTTCATTTGGGTGTTATGTTGGTTAATGCCAGCGTTGCGTATGCGTCGTAGTTGTTGATCAATCAGCATTTGGCTGATCATCTTATTAGTGCTAGTGTAAATGTGGTAGTATAGTTTAATCATTTCAAGTCCCAGTAGTCATCTTCGTAGGGGTTTATTCCTGGGCTATATCCAGGTTCTTTAGTGTCTTGAAGGTGGAATGGCCAGTCTCTCACGCCCACGTAGTAGCTATCTGGTGCGCGGAATAGCCATTGTTCGTATTTGATTCTAAGTGGGCTAGTTTCTATTAGAGCCATAGCAGGGTATGGAGCAATGTCAAAGTTTAAGGGATCTGGCAGTTTACGGATGTGTGTGCCACGGGCCCACCAAAAGTTGCCCATGTAGTGATAGAAAGGATCTCCTAAGAAGTAGCAGCCCAGTGTGTCTGCACCTTCGTTAAGTTGATGTCTGCGCCAAATCCAGCTGTCCAGTAGTTCAGTCTCCATGACCAAACGCCAGCTGCTCAGTGCCTTGATATTACGTGGTCTAAGTTGTTGATTCAGTTCGCCCCATATTCTATCGCCGCTGAGAAAGCTCAGTCCCTTAGTATGGAAGTAGAACACATGATCTTCTGGTCGAGTGTCTCTCCATAGATATTTTAGTGTGCGCCCTTCGTACTCCATATTGGGGTCACCTTCCACGCATTCCAGTACGTTAAGCCAAGGGTGTGCCTTGCATAGGTCCAGTGCTGAGTAGGGATTATTGCCACTGATAGTGCAGTAGACTTCGCCTTCTTCTGTGAGGCCTGTGTGTTGTAGTCTTTTCAGTTGATCGTCTATGAGGAAGAGATTAACTGGGACGTTTCTTGCTGTCCAAATGTGGTAGTATATTTTAATCATAGTTTATTGAGGGGGAGGTTGTATGCGATAGTTCAGTAGTTGGAGTAGAGCTCCATCTCCTTTGTGTAGAGCTCTTTCTCTGACCACGTGAGGTAGTAGGTCATCTTCGTAGAGCCAGAAGCTGCTGCAAAGATGATGTTCATCGTCTTTGGGCAAGTCCAGTATGTTAAACAGGCTCATAAAATAGCCTTCTCGTTGTGCAAAGATCCATTGTTCGTGTCTCATGCGTAGCATGGTCAGTTCGGGAGTTGGGTCAGCGTTTTCGCCTGTGCGTTCGTAGTCGTTGCCCTTCCATTCTAAGGGATGTGGTAGTGTGCGTATATGACTGCCCATGCTCCACCAAAAGTTTCCGCCGTACATGTAGAAAGGGTGGAAGATCAGCATAATGCCTACAGTATCGCAGGCCACGCCTAGATGTTCAGTTCTAGTTTGCCATTCATCTATGCAGTAGTATTCCATGGCATGACGCCAGCCATTCACTGCTCTTACGTTACGTGGAGCAATAAAGCCGTTGATACGATTCTGTGCAGTTATGTAGCTAATGCCCTTAGTGTGCATGTAGCAGACTTTATCTTCTGGTAGTGTTTGTTCGTATAGATAGCGCAGTGTGCGTCCTTCGAAGATCTGTTCATCGTCTCGTTCTGTGACTTCTAAGATTCGAAATCCGCCGTGTAGTTTGACTAATTCTTCTGCCTGTTTACAGTGTGGGCCTGTGATCACGCAGTTCATTTCAGCGTTGTAGTATAGGCCACTGGATTTCATTCTGCGTATCTGTTGATCTATCATCATCAGTCCCACAGTGGGATGTTCGCTAGTGTATATGTGGTAGAATAGTTTGTTCATGGTTCGCTAACGTCGTCTTCGTAGGGATTAAACACTTCAGCATAGCCTGGTTGTCTTTTTGGCCAGTCCATGTAGGGTTCTAAGTTTAGGTGATAGCCTTCCTTGCTGAATAGCCATTGTTCGTATTTCATTCTAGCTGGTTTAGTTTCTTCGTATTGTTCACCAGGATAAGGTAAGGCGGTGTACTCTATGGGATTAGCCAATTTACGGATATGACTGCCCTTAGCCCACCAAAAGTTGCCCATGTAGTGCCAAAATGGATCTTGTCGAAAGTAGCAGCCTTGTGTGTCGCATTGTGGTAGCAGAGCAACTCTTTGTGGCCATTCAGTGAGAATCTTCTGTTCCATTTTAAGTCGCCAGCCGTTGATAGCCTTAATGTGTCTAGCGTTGAATTCGCCGTTGACCTTACGATTACCCATAAAGTAGCTAATACCTTTGGTATGTATATAGCATATGGCGTCATCTGGTTTGGCATCTTGCCAGAGGTGTTGAAGTGTGCGTCCTTCGTAGAGTTCTTCGTGATCAATGTCCACGCGTTCAATGGTTTTAACGCAGCGTTTACGTTCTCGACCCAGTGTACGATCCACCAGTTCCCAAACGTTCCAGCTATTAGTGCCGGTGATCACGCAGTTAACTTCTGCTGAGTATAGTAGTCGGCTCCATTGTAGGGCCTTAAGTTGTTCGTCGACGAGGAAGAGATCGCCGTAAATATCGCCTGTGCAGTGTATATGGTAGTAAACTTTTATTGCCATAGTTTAGTCTAAAAAAAAGGGGCTGTACGCCCCTGTACTCTAATACTTATTAAGTATCAAAGAGTAATACCCATGCTCTTGGCTTTGTAACCTAAGGCCACGATTTCACGACTTGGTTTGCCCAAAGTGTATTCGGTGACCATAACGCCGTTACCTGCCCGACGACGGGTGCTATATACAGCATAGCCGTTTTGACGAATGCGTGTGGCTTCTGCGCTGAGATTGCCAACGCTGAAACGCTTGGTAGCTTCTGCCTGTGTGAGAGTTTCGCCGTTGTAGAGTGCTGAGAAGACCTTGTAGGTCTTGCTTTCTGGGTTAAAGTATTTCATAAAGTTCTCCTGTGAGTAGCAATTATACTAATTTGTTTAAGCTTTGTCAACGTTTTTCTGTAGGAGTTTTGCCAAATTATAAAGTTCGTCTGTGGTAAAGTCTTTCTGTGCAGGGATGAGATAGCTTTTGCCGGGTAGGGCTTCTCGTATACGTTGGGCCAATGTGTCGAGATCTTCAGCCTGTGCTAGGAATCCTTTGTTAGATCCAAAGCAGTAGATAACGCCTTTGTCTCGGCTTAGTTCCAATGTTTCAGTGTCTGCGGCTTTAGCTTTCTTTATTAGATTAACAAAACCTTCTGGATCTTCTATGAGTTTGTCTGTGATATTATCTATAGCATGATGTTGGCCCAGTATGTAACCAACAATGAATACTATGGCGCACATGACGATTGGTTCAATAATTTCCATGTTAGTCTCTTTCTGAAACCCAGCTACGATATTTAAAAGCACCGTGTATTTCAATAGTATAGTCGATCATATGTTGTGGATAGCCTTCTCTTAGTAGCCAAGCAAAGAAGTCTGTGCCATCACGATCAGGATCGTATTCTTTGGGAAAGTCGTATTCCCAACCATTTTGGGGATCAATCATTATTTTCATTATGTGCTCACGTGTTTGATATATTTAAAAAGATCTTGACGACGTTTTGGTTCCCAGTTTCGACCATCTGGACCACAAGTTTCGTCTTTAAAGCTACGTAGTCTATTTGTTTGACAAGTTTGGTAATGGGATTTTACTTCAACCTCACCAATAACTGGGTCTATATTTGTATGGGTAGCCACCAAGGTCTTTCGGCAATGTAGTGCATATTTACTTGGTTGAAGCCAAGCGTGCCAAGGTGTAAAACTATGTTTACAATCTTTGCATAGTACAGTATCACTCATTATTTTCATTTATTAACCTTAAATATTATGATTGGCAAATCCAGTAGCTAGTTCGTTGCCAAGGCCCTGTGCCAGTACGATGCCATTCTGACACTAGCACTCGTTGTTGACCCATTGGGCAATATTTGTCTTTATCTAAGGCCATGCTCATTGAGGTCAAGCAGTTCAATGCCAAGGCCAGTGCAATGATTGTTTTCATTTAGTCTCCGCTGTCAATTTGGTAGCTGTCGTTGCAGTATTTACATTGGTAGTTAGTGAGGCATCGTCCTGCGTTAGAGCTTGTGTAATCATGCTTGCAGGGTGTGCCATCTGGGCGAAGAGGCACAGTGCCACGGGGTTTCCCGTACATATATTGTCCGCCACAATTTGTGCAGGGGAAGGTATCTGTGTCTTTGTCATAGCCTGAGATATGGCTTCGAGTGTGTAAGTATCCATCTGCTGGTGTACGAGTTGTGCCGTTACAAACGGGGCAAGTTCCCTGTGTCATCTTTTTGTTCCTTTGGTGTGTGTGCTTCAGTTCGAGGTTCAATGTACTTATCCCAGACCTTTTGACCAGTATTCCAGCCAAACACTGAGAAAAATCCAAATACTAGGGCGCTCCAAATCATAGTTCATCCTCCTCGTCACGGTCAAGACGATCCAGTTCAAAGTGATCTAACAGATCGCCAGGTTCGGCCCATAGACTGTTTTTTACCTGTTCGTCACAGTATCTAATGATGACTTCGCATAGGATGCGTAGTTGATAGTCGGTTAGGTCTTCTGGCAAGCTAATGCCAGTATCGTGTATATGTTCTATTAGTTCGTTCATCGTTCAACTCCAAAACGTTCTTTAATCAGTTGTGCAGTTTCCCAAAGTGGATCAGCCTCATGATAACTGTACTCGTGTCTATTAACAATGTCCAAACATTCTCGCACAATCAACTCTGCAAATTTTTCATTAAATTGAGTATGCCAATCTATATGTCCATCTTCCCAAATCTTGCCAGGAGTCTTGCTTCTAACAGGTGGAGGAGTATATACTTCATTAACATAGTCACCAGCCTGTAGAGCAAGTAGTTTAATTCGTTCGTTCATTCGTCAACTCCTAGATATTCTTCAATGTATTGTTTGACAGAAAAAGCACCCGATGCTTCTTTTTCTAGTCCGTGTGTAAGATACCCTACTTGAGCAACCTCACACATTCTCATACATTCCCGAACAATCAACTCGGCAAACTTGAAATCATCATAGTGTGCTGAACCATATACTTGTTCAGCCAATTCTCTAATTACTTTATTCATTGTTTGCCACACCATATCGTTCTGCCAGTCGGCGAATAGTGTCAATCCTTGGGCTTCCTAATGAGTCATCGTTGGTCAATTCGCTTAGAACATCGTAGACAATACACTTGTAGAATTTGATCAGTTCTTCACGATTGAAAGTAAAAGATGCTGGAGGTTTGGGAAAGTCCCATTCTAATTGTCCAGCACAATCAATAGCAAGTTGTTCAAATAGTTCGTTCACGATTCAACTCCAAACTGTTTACTAAGTCATTAGTATAACATCAGAGATGGATGTTGTCAACGGTGTTTATTTTACAACACGGGCTAGTTCTTTATATCCAGCCCAGCTTGGATGAATTTTATCTGATTGCACACGAGTGATTGGCACCACTGTGTCACCGTGTAAGGCAGCTATTACTTTGACTATGCGTTGAATTTCTTCAATAGGTACACCGCCAGCAGGCAAATTGCCGTGTGGTAGAATCCAAAATACGCGGCCTGCTTTTACTTTGGCTCTCAACTTTTCTAGTTCTTCTTGTGTTCGAATGTACTTATGATCATTGCTGCCTAAACTGATGATTACCGTTTGAGCAGTAAGATCATATTTGAGATAATCTCTATTCCATTGCCAAGTGTTCCAGCCACCTTTGCTCAGTGACTCACAAGGAGCCACATGGTGGTATAGGCCTACAGCAATACTATCACCTAATATCAAACAGTCAATCATTTTTATCCCACCTAATCTTAGGGTTGGCTCGTTCGTATAGTTCCACTAGTTGATCCAATGTCCAAACCGCATCAGTTTCAAAAGTTTCAAGCCAATCGCCAAACCTAGCCCAGTCTTCACTCTGCATGGGAGGTACGCCTATTTCATCACCATAGGGATCGTCAGTACCCATGATATCAATACGGCCACAACTATAATGTGTGGTAATTTCTCGAGACTCATATTGTTCGCCAGCCTTAAGTCCACTGAAAGCAGAGTCCTCTTCCAGTGTGACTATTTTAGTTTCAACAAGGCCGCGTTGTTCATACCAATTCATACTGACTGGGCCCATCCAATTAGTACTATATCTAATCTTACTCATTTTGGTATGAGTCCTATGCCCCAACATACTAGTACCATAGCGTTCACTATGATCAAATTAAGTTCACGAATGCGTATGCTCCATGTCAAATAGAGTACAGCACTCACAGTTAAGCAAACTAAGTTCAGTGAACTAGCAGCCAGTATGTCAAGTTTTTGTAGACTGGTGCCCAATGCGCCTAAGCAACATAGGACACAGGCAGTCCACTTTAGTATGTTGTTTAACATTAATGAACCAATGACTCTACGCGAGCAGTTAATACCCAGTCTTCAAACTTGGTGTGTTTGGTTACGAATACGCCCTGCTCCACAGCCTTGTTAACAAAGTGTTGGAGCAGTTTGTTGTAGAGTTCGTCACTAATGGTTTCGCGATCTAATTCAATAATCATTGCTGAGTCTCGACAAATTGTTTAGTGGCAACCATAGCTTCAAAAGTCTTCCAAAGCTTTTCGAATTTAAAGTTATAGAAACTAGCCAAGTTGGCAAAATCATCTGGGCCAGCTTCTTGTTCAAGTAGTAACATGATGTCGTCAGTAATGCCCCAACACTGTTGGATGCCCTGTTCAAGATCAAAGCGGTCAACGGTCTTTTCATCAGTCATGGTAAACTCCTAAGTTGAGCATGTATTATACACGATTAGGAGTCCGTTGTCAACGCTTATCTGCGCCCCATTTGAGCATCCAGAACGTATGATCTTTGGGAGTGAACACAGCCACAATGTCGTATTGTATGCCGTATGCAGTAATTGGAAATAGACTGGCCTTCCAGTAAGGAGTTTCTACTGAGTGTGCCATTATCCAATTACCTTCTTCGCTATTTTGCCAATCGTATAAAGGAAGGGCAATGTAGATTTCTGGATCGTCTACATCGCCCAAGGTAATTCTATGTACAATACATTTGATGTTAGACTCGGTGGTAGTCGACACTGTCTTTGCCCACAAGTTGGTCAATCAATTCGTATTGTTCTTCAGCACGACGAACAGCTTCTAGTGCTTTTTGTAGGGCAGGGTTGTCTTGAGCACGACGTTCACGTTCAGTTTCTACTTCCATTTTACGTAATGCCCAGTCGATGGCCTTTTTGGCCTGTGTGCTCAATGATAGTTCAACGTTTGGGTTTCTTAGTTCTAACCAAACAGCACCGTCATTGACTTCTAGTCTATTCATGCTAGGGTTATAACGTACTTGACCTGCACCACTACTACCAGGGCTGATGTGTGGGCCGTTTGATCCAGAAAGATTCACGTGAAGATAGTGTGTATTTGATGAAATTTGGTTGATCATTTTAAACTCATAACTGCATAAAATTCTGGAGTCATTTCCTTGGGTTTGGACACAATATCCACATGCCAAGGCTGCAACTTCAAATCATAAAGTGTATTAATTGTACGTTGAAAACTTTCATTTGTAAATACCCAAGCATGAACATCGGCAAAATCAGTTTTAGGATCTAGTGCTCGTATTGTGGCCCTTTCTATTTCTAACAGATCAGTATCTTTGGCTCTTGGATCTTCACCGTGATCGCCCATCCAATGTGCCCAAATATTGTTATGTGTGGAATATAGTCTGTGTTTGATATATGAAGCTGCTGTGTGAGTTTTAAGGCCTAATTGAAAAGCAGTTATCATATCACTGAAACAGCTTTCTTGTTGATAGTAATCAAAGCAGTATCTACGATCTGGCACAGCCAAAAAGTATTTGGTATTGGGGCTAGCAGCCAATGTAGCAGCTTCTTTTAAGTGTGTGATAATGTCTGGGTAGTGTTCAATGTTATGGGCACTGAAGATAAAATCAAACTTTAAGTCTGTGCTAAATGTTGGCGTGGCTTTGGGATCAGCAATGATGTCAATGCTAGGGATTTCTACTGTATGCGTATAGCGAGTCTGATCAAGACTGATCTGTTCGCTGGTAAAGATATCCATGTACTTGAGATTGGGGTAGTTAGCCTTACTCAGTCCTGGATTGTTGTATGGTCCAATCTCTAAGATACGAGCAGGTTTAGGAATCAGTTTAACAAACTCCTGACGATCCATTTCCTCTGGGAATTTAAATATACTGGCCATTAGATCCATCCCATAGCGCGAGTGAATCCAAATATGTGGATGCAAGCAAAGTAGCAAGTAAGCAAGAATGGCCAAGCTAGTTGTCTACGCCAGTATGCGGCGATACTAAAGCAGGCACCCAAAAAGCTCACAGGATAAATCAAATGCATGGGTGGGTGTTGGGCGAACCAAGCAATGCTGCTAGTAGTTCCCACAACGAAGATTGATGCCATCATTTCCAAATAGAAAGCAGTTCTATCTGAAGTATAACTATTACGCCAAAAGGCTTTGACTTTGTCTAACATATTTTTTCCTTTATTGCCATCTCAGTTTAAACCAATTGGCTTCTTTGTCGGTGCGAAGGTACAGTTTAGTTTCTTTATATTCTGTATGCCAGCACCAGTGAGTATTTAACGCACAATCAGGGTTGTATCGCAGGATATGGAGCCAGAAGTCACGTTCGCAACTAGGTCCCCAAGTAGTCCACGCCCATTCTCTCAGTTCAAACAAGCTGGACAGTTTGTCAATTTGGTTATGATTACGCCAATCACCATAGGCCTTTATGCACCATTTAAATTCTTCGTGTCCAGTATGTCTTCTATCTGTTCTATCAATTCTAAATTTCATAGCCACCTCAGTTTAAACCATATGGCATCACGGTCATGTTCGAAATGCCAAATATATGAACTAAATTGTTCTCGTCCAGCCCAAAAGCAACACCATACGCCATCTCGATTATCCACAGCACTCCATCGTTGACCAAACTGTTTAGTACACCATTCAATAGTCTGCCAATGATCTTTCTTGTCAGTGATCACGGAATGCCAATTGTCAGTCTTGCTCATGAGTATTTTAGCAATAACCAAGTTGCGTATTTTTCTTCTTTAAAAGTGAATTCAGTCTTTTTGTCGTATTGTCTATGTGGGGGTTCTTGTTCCCAATGAGCAGGGAAGAATTTATATTCATAATGTTCATTGGCAATTAATCCCTTATGTTTTAGTTCGTGTACAATTTGGCTAATTTCAAAAGATGTTTTATTATGCAGAGTCACTGTGGGCATGTCAACCCCATCTCAGTAGGAACCAAGTCTTGTCTTTTTCATCGCGAAATTCAAATACACCTTCACCTACAAAGCGCCATCCAGGACCCCATGCTGAGGCTCCTATACCTCCACCAAATGTCTCCACACACCATTTGATGCAGGGCATCCAACCTTGATATCTATATTTGCCATTGAAAGTCACATCCACAGGTGGTATTATACTGGCCACATGCCAGCCACTCAATTCATTTATCATCCCCACCTCAACAAGAACATGGTTTTGTGTGCTTGATTTTTAAAACGAAACATGTCAAAGCTTATGCGTACACCGCAGTTAGTTTGACGACACCACTCCTGTATAGGGTCCATGGTCTGTTCGTTAAACACTGGATCGCATTCTGCTCCATCGTAAACATAGCTAGCATTCATTCTTGCAGCCAAGATTAGTGGGTCTTCAGTGTCAACCCAAATTAACTTAGGCTTCCTCATTGAAATTTAAGCATGAACCAATTCATATATTTCTCATCATCAAAGATGATACTGCCGCCTTCTATCCTAGCCCTATAATCTTTGGCTAACCAAGAGTTAAAAGTGTTGCCATATTTTTCAAAGTGAACGTGGTCATAGTAGTAATTAATGACTCTGCCCCAGATACTATCAGAATAGCCATCTATATTGGCAGCATATTTGAAGGAGCAGGGCTTCATTGATCGTTCCAGTGCAGGATAAACAGGTCACGATGACTGGCTTTTTTGAAGCTCCACATGATGTCAGTCATTTGTTTGCCACAATTATGTTCTATGCACCAAGTCTGTATTTCGAGAAGTCGTTCTTCGTTGAGTTCTTCTCGATCAAGCACCACACCTGGTAGTTTGAACAAACCAACATCTACGTTAGTAATCTTCATTAATACTTCCAGTTATTAATCTTGCATTGTTTTGGAGGATTTATATGGTAGCAATTTTGATCTACATCAATGCATTGCAAGCATTTTTCATAGCGTTGTTGTGCCTCGCCATAAAAGTTTGGAACTCTAAAGGCTTTTTCACCTCGGCAAACTTGAATGTCGTATTCTCTAGTTCCGGGGCACAATGGCTGTGGCAAAGAACCACAAGCAGTTAAGTTAATGGCCAGTAAGCTAATAAGTAGTTTTCGCATATCTGTAAGTGTATAAGTTGACAACATTTACATTATATGCGAAAACGCTATCTAAGTCAAGTACCTGCGTTATAGTTCAAGTACATTTGGCAAAAGTCAGCAAAGTGTACCACGGCCATATCTGGATATTCTCTTTGGATATGACGCACAGTCCTAGGGTCACTTTCTACAAACACATCAATGTCGTGTTCTTTGATCATTCTAGCCTTGTATGCTTCTGGTTCTTCATCACTGGTGCGACTGTGATAAATTTCTTTTGGCTGATTCTTAAAGTGTTTGAGCAGCCAACTTTTGGTAATTTCCTCATGTTCAGCCAATCTAGCAGTGAGCAAGTGCCATTCACCAACTGGTTCAAAAATTGGTTTCATGTACATGGTCAATTCAAAAAATTCCAGTGTATCACCTATAGTAGGAATCTTTTCGCAGTCTGGCACAAATACGCCATCAAAATCAAATGCGGTTTTGTTTTTACGTTCTTCATTCATCTCTGTATCTAACTCCATAATCTATACTTATTTTCCTACTGCCCCACATAGGTTCCATTGCGAAATAGGGCAACCTAACACCTTGAATAATTTCGTTTCTAACATCCTCAGGAGTATTCCAGTCACTGAATAACACAGCCCATCGCCAAGCACAGTCTGGATAATACCTAGTCATAAACAGTTTGGTATCCTTGTAGGAGTTACCACTGAGTATGTTGTCATCAACGAATACAATACGCTCTGGATCACCGCCAACAGACAATTCAGCACGTTCATGCCAATATGCTCCTAATGGCAGTCTAAGTTCTTGAGCAACCCACATGGCATAGCTAAATCCGCTACGTGCCACTGCCACAATCTCATTGGGATTGAATTCTTTAATTTGATCTAGCATGGTGCTGAAGTAAGTTTCTGCTTCTTCATCAGTCATTCTACGTGATTGTTCTGGAAATGTTGTTTGATTCATAATGTAAATAATACTAGTTAACTTTGCTTCTGTCAATACCAAGGAGTGTATTATGAAGATATTAGTCACCGGCTACTTGGGATTCGTTGGAAGAAACATGATGTCCTTTCTACACAAACAGGAAGGTGTGCAAGTAGATGGGTATGAGTGGGATGATAGCACAAGGCCCAGTGTACGTCAATATGATTGGGTAATACATTTAGCCGATGTACATGACTCAATGGAGTCAGATGTGGAAAGCATATTGGGCAAGAACTATGACTTCAGTTGTTGGCTATTGGATGAATGCCAAAGACAAGGAGTCAATCTGCAATATGCCAGCAGCAGCACAGTGTATGGTGACACTAAGAACTTTGAGGAAATGGCTCCTTGTAATCCATTAAGTACCTATGCATGGAGCAAATACTTATTTGATAGATATGCTTTTCAAAGAGCTCATACCAGTTTTGTACAAGGTTTTAGATACTTCAGTGTATATGGTAAATGGCAGCATGTCAAAGCACATAAGACCAATGCCATACATCAATGGCGCCAACAAGCACGTAAGGAGGGGCGTGTCACAGTATGGGAAAATGCTGACAAAGTCAAAAGAGATTGGGTATGGGTGGGTGACGTATGTAAATTGCATTGGGACTTTATTCAACAGGTCAAGGGATCAGGTATATGGAATGTGGGTTCTGGACTAAGTCATAGTTATTTGGACATTGCCGAATACATAGCTGAACAAGAGGGAGTACCCGTGATTACAGAACCCATGCCCAAAGATCAATATGTGAAGAACAGGAGCAATGCCTGTGCCAACCTAAAACATCTCAAAGAAACTATAGGGAGTAGGGCATGGTTGAATGTGTACGAATGGCTTGACTACGATAAATAAATTTATGAAGATACGGGAAATTATTCAAGAATCTGGAGCAGCCAGTAGAAAACTCTGCACCAGTACTAAGCCAGATAGTCAGTTGGGTGCTAGTCAATTGAGCAGTTGTATCAGTCAAGGATACAGAGCTAGGGAAACAGAAAAGAAGTTTACCATTAATAGAAAGCGTCAAAAGGTCAAAGGTAAGAAAGTCAAAGGCGGTAACTATGGCGGTCCTTTACCAGTATGGAAAGGGAATGCCTAATGAGATTCAAAGAATTCAAAGAAGCCTTTGGGGATGATGGGTGGGATGACTTAATTGGTCAGGCCACGTCGGCAATGTTACCAGGTGGTAAACCAGGGAAAGGTTTGCTGGATTATCTATCAGGTTTTTCAAAAGATTTGCCTGATCTTCTAAATCCTAAAAAAGCAAAATCTTCTTCTAATGATAATGTTGTTTCAACATCCAATAATCCAAAATCTAAAAATTTAAAAAATCAACCCTCTTCTGGTAATACTAGCACAAATTCATCTGCGGCAGGTCAACGTACACCTGCTAGTGCAATATCGGGATCTGGTAAACCCAGTGAACAACTTATACAATTTGTAAAACAAAACGAAGGGTTTAAAGCAAAAGCATTTTGGGACTATAAACAATGGACTAACGGCTATGGCACCAAAGCTAGTAGTCGTAATGAAGTAATTGATGAAAGGGAAGCAGACCGTAGACTAAGGCAAAAAGCTCAAGAATTTTATGATATTGTAGTAAGATTTGATCAAGCCCACAAGTATGGATTTGATAACAGTCAACGTGATGCATTGACCAGTTTTGTTTTTAATGGTGGCCCAGGATGGTTGGATCAAGTCAGTGATAATGGCCGTAGAAATAAAAAACAAATAGCACAGGCCATGTTAAATTATAACACTGCTGGTGGAAGAAGATTGGGTGGATTGGTTAGGCGCAGACGTCAGGAGGTAGCTATGTTTAATGCTGACTCTGATAATATGCCTAGCTCCAATATAGGTTAATAAATACCTTTACTATGACAGATAACTTTACAGGCAAATTATTAATCGCACCTCCTAAAATTGATGACGGCTTTTGGAAAACTGCTGTAATCTTTATGACCGAAGATCATATTAATGGCAGTGTAGGCTTACTGTTAAACAAACGTAGTACCATTCTAATTAGAGACTTTTCTAGACAAGTTGGCGAAGAATATAATATCCCAGGCTACTTACATATTGGCGGCCCAGTTAATATCAAAGCTCTAACCATGTTACATAGCAGTGATTGGGCCTGTGGGAACACCATGCAGATCAATGATGACTTCAGTATAAGCAGCAGTGATGACCTAATGTATAGATTAGGCAATGGTGATGCACCAAAACATTTTAGAATGTTCTTAGGTATGTGTGGCTGGGCACCAAGTCAATTAATGGATGAATATCAGGGAACTCCCCCAAGAAGTCGAAATCACAGTTGGTTGGTCAGTTCAGCTGACTATGAGTTAGTCTTTGAACATGATCAAAAGGATCAATGGCTACAAAGTGTGGAACGAAGTGGTATGGACTTTGTCCAATCAATCTTTGCATAAATGGAAAATGATAGTATAATACAATTTTTGGAATCCATTTATGGATACTCTAGTACTTAATGCTGACGGCCAACCACTAAGCTTTCTACCTTTGAGCACTATTGATTGGCAAGAGTCTATTCGATATCTAGTATTGGATAAAGCCTCTGTGATTGCTTGGCATGAGGAGTGGATAGTTCACAGTGTGGATTGGGAAACTAATGTGCCTGCTGTGGTCATGTTGAGAGAATACATGAAGCCCAAAACTTCTGTTAGATTCAGTAAAAGCAATGTTTTCCTACGTGACAATCATACTTGCCAATACTGCGGCGTACTATTAGACAAGCGTGACTGCACATTGGATCATGTCAAGCCATTGAGCCAAGGTGGCAAGACTGTGTTTGAAAATACTGTCACAGCCTGTAGCCCATGCAACAGTGCCAAAGGCAATAGCACTAAGATGAAACCTAAAGTTAAGCCATACCGTCCTGACTATTTTGAAATGGTAAATAAAAGAAAGAACATACCATTTAATATTAGACATGACAGCTGGCTGGACTATATCAATTGATTCGAATACAATGGAGTTTGGGAAATCACTGCAATTACAATTGTGAATACTGTCCAGATACATTAAAGACGGGCAGTATACCTTTACCAGATCCTGATAAATTTGTCAAAGCCTTTGGCATAATTTACGATACATTTAGTCAATTTAATTTACAAATTGTAGGTGGAGAGCCCACAGCCTATGAAGGGCTGGACTTGGCCCTGCGCTCAGTACGAAAAGATCCCTGCAAGCAACTTACACTAGAAACAAATGGCACTAAATCATTAGCATGGTGGCAGGAGAATCTAGCACACTTTGCCAATGTAATCATCAGTGTGCATAAACGTACAGACGTAGATCATATACTAAAAGTAGCAGAGTTATTACAAAGTAATTCTGTTGACTTATTAGTCAAGTTTCCTATACAACCTACAAACTGGAATGAAATAGTTCAAATAAGAGATTCATTTAGGCATAGTGGATTTATTACAGAACTAAACTTACTCTATAAAAACTTTACTCGAGGTAACAATGAGTATTATGATTATAGTCAAGAGCAAATAGACTATTATTACAAAGACAAAGGAGTAGAGTCAAATCAAATCTCCAATCAAATTGAACAAATTCGTATACATAAACTAAACGAGTATACTGGGCATATGTGTTGGGCCGGAGTAGAACAATTTGTCATAGATAGACAAGGATATGTTTTCAGAGGCTGGTGCGAACAAAACGGCACATTGGGCAATATACTAGAAGGCGCAGTGAATTGGTCAACCAATCCTGTAGTCTGTCGTCGTAGATTGTGTACAAATGGTTTTGATTTGCAATCACGTAAAAGTGAAAACTCTTGGGGAAACATATGAAAAAGTATTTTTGGATTGCATTGGGATTTTTAAGTTTGGGCATGGCCTATATTGGTGTTATAGTACCAGGCATTCCCTACAGTTGTTTCATAGTGTTTGCAGCCTATTGTTTTGCCAAGGGCAGTCCACGTATGCATGCCTGGCTATACAATCACAAACTATTCGGGCCATTCCTAACTAATTGGAACAAGTGCAGAGTGTTTCCAACTAAGATGAAATACTTTATGATTGCAATGATGAGTTCAAGCTTGTTGACCATGTACCTAACCAATGTGCCTACAAGGGGAATCATATACACAGGTATCTTTATGTTATGTGTGGCCATATGGGCATGGCGTTGGCCCGGTAGTGTGGCAGAGTATGAACAGCGTATTGCTCAAGGACGTAAGATAGGCTGGTTTAACAATTCTTTCTAATAAATACTAGATGGAAGAATTACATAAAGCAGCTAAAGTAGCCTTTGCCAGTGAGTTTAGTTTTTATCTAAAAGCACACAATTTTCACTGGAACATCACAGGCCCAGACTTTTTAGAATATCACGATTTGTTTGGTAAAATCTATGAGGAAGTCTATGGTGCCATTGATGATTTTGCTGAAAAGATTCGTAGCCTAGGCACATTTGTTCCAGCCAGCTTACAGCGTTTCAGTATGTTATCACAAGTTGATGACGAGACTGAGATATTAGATCAAAACAGTATGTTGATGGAATTGGCACAGGACAATGAAAAGATGATTAAGCTTTTCAAAATGGTCTATGATGCAGCGGAAAAGTATGGAGAGCATGGATTCAGCAACTTCCTAGCTGAACGTATGGATGCTCATAGAAAGCATGGATGGATGTTAAAAGCATCCATGCAACCCTAATCAAAATCTATTAAACACATCCTTAAGAGCAATGATCAATTTTTCGATCATGCCATCATCGTGATATGGAGTAGGTGCGAATCTTAGTCGTTCTGTACCTACTGCCACAGTTGGATAGTTAATAGGTTGAACATAGATATTATGATCATCCAATAAGGCATCACTCATGGCCTTACAACGAACAGCATTGCCAACTAGCACTGGTACAATGTGTGATGTGGAAATATCCATATAAGGCAAGCCAGCTTCAATCAATGCTACCTTTAGTTTGAGGGCACGTTCTTGATGTTTGTCTCTTAGTTCTTGATGTTCCTTCAACCACTTTACAGCAGTCAACGCACCAGCACAGCTAACTGGACTCATACTAGTAGTAAAGATAAATCCAGCTGCCACACTACGAATAGCATCAATAACGTCAGAGTCGCCAGCAACATAACCTCCTTGCACGCCAAACGCCTTGCCCAGTGTGCCGTTGATCAAGTCGATCCTAGACTCTAGGCCTAATTGTTGAGCAACACCACCGCCTTGTGGACCATATAGGCCTACAGCGTGTACTTCGTCAATGTAGGTAATAGCTTCGTATTCGTCTGCTAGATCACATATTTCTTTAATTAGGCCAATGTCGCCGTCCATGCTGTAAACACTTTCAAATACGATACAGGGAGTTTGACCTTGAGCTTTGACTTCCTTTAAAATACGTTCTAGGTCTTCCATATCGTTGTGTTTGAACACAGTCTTTGCAGCACGACTATGATTGATGCCTATGATCAAGCTATTATGGTTTTGACTGTCACTGATGAAATGAATATCAGGAATAATCCTACTCAGTGCAATCAATGCCCATTCATTGGCCACATAAGCACTGCTGAACAGTAATGCTTTGGCTTTGTTATGTAAGGTAGCAAGTTCGTTCTCTAGGGCCACATGATAGCTGCTAGTGCCACCAATGTTTCTAGTGCCACCCGAGCCTGAGCCAGTTTGATCTAGTGCTGTATGCATGGCATCAATAACAGCCTTATGTTGGCCCATGCCCAAGTAATCGTTGCTGCACCAGTTTACGATGTTTTTAATAGTAAACTTACCGTACCAAATAGCATTGGGGAATTCGCCTTTCTCACGGACGATGTTATTGAATACTCTATATTTGCCAGACTCTTTAAGATCTTTAAGTAGTTTGTGAAATGGTGTTTTATTAATCATAGTAGTTTATTTATTTGATAAGTATTAGAAAGGATTATAGAAATGGCAGCAAATGGAATAAGTGATTTACCTACCAAAGAAGATAGACAACGAGCCAAGTTAGACTTGGCTGCATTGGACAGAGCAAGAGTTGGCAATCCAAGATCTGTATATGTGTTAGAGCAATTGCCCACGCAATATAGTGACAATGATGTTGTGGACAATGACAATATAGGAGGCCTAGTCGAAGGAAGGCCTTGGGTTGCAGAATAATTACTAAATACTAATATGAGAGCAGCAGAATTTTTAAGAGACATCGTGAATATGTTATCCTCCATGGATGGTGAGGAAGAGCACAATGATGGCGTAGAAGTTAATATTCACGGTGGTCATCAAACGGTGGAAATGCCAGGACATGATGAACACGATCATGAAGATCCAGAATTGGATCCAAATCCAGTAATGGTTCCGCCATTACAACAAAAAATAGAAATAATGAAAAAGATGGCAGGATTGCCAAATCAAGCAGACAAGTTCACAGCCATAGTAGCAGACGAAGACGAGCCCTTCGAGGGATAGGGAGTAGCCCGTGTCCTTCACACAAAAATTATTCACCAGTTTCCATAGTTATCCAGACGGCAATACTCGTATAGGCGAGCTCAACCGTATTTGGTATGACAGCAACACCAACACCCTACGTATACAATTAGACACTGTCACTCCTGGTGGTACTGTTATTGCTGGAGGTGGTCAAAGTGATTATACCTTATTACCTGCCACAGAAACTAGACTGGGCGGAGTCAAGACTGGTGACAATGTTTATATAGATGGCGAAGGCAGGATCAGTCTTGACCTAGGCAATTTTGTAATCAATGGTGAAGATTTGCAGACATTATCAGGTACGGTGCCTGATACTGATATTATACTCAATCCTAATGGCAGTGGCAGTGTACAAGTGCCCAGTCTTAAAGTAGGCGACAATGGTAATATCTTAAACAGCAATCTCTATATTGAAGCATATATCACGCAGTATGAATTAGCCAGTATAGTGGATAGCAGCACTGGCCCAAGCGACAATTTATTAACTGGCACTTATGGAAACATAAATGGAGTTGTTGCACCATGGACCGTATTCGAATTAGCGCCAGGAACTAGTGGCATTCCTATCAGTGCTATTCAAATTAATGACATATTAACTGGTGTAGGCATTGTGCCCAGTGTGGTACGGGATCGAGGATTAGCTGGAGAAGGTGATCCTGCCGAGTGGAGTAATTATGTTATTGTGGGATTGGATCTATCTTCATTGGGACAGGTATTGCCATTAACTGGTGCCAAGTTTGATCTATTACGTCCATTAACCAAAGCTAACTTTAACGTTCAAAGTGCCAACAATAGTGATATATTTTTAGATAGTCGTGGACTAGGCGATGTTATTGTTAACACCAATATAGTACCAGTGACCAATAACATTAGTACTCTTGGTACACCGACCAAACGTTGGAAAAGTATCTATTTAGGTCCGGGCACTATCTTTATATTTGACGAAACCTTGGGTAAGGATATTGCCATTGGTGCTAGGGACAATTTGTTATATGTTCAGAATGGTGCAGGCCTTAGTGTAGGTGAGTTCACATTGGTGGACAATCAAATTAAGATTACTGATCCTGAGCGTGACATCATAGTTGGTTCAACAGATGCCACAGGCTATGTGGATTTTAATCGACCAATTAGAATAAGAAACAATTTAGGTAGAACAGTATTTGATGTTAATAGAGAGGGGCTAACAGCCATATATAGTCCAGTTAGTTCGGACCCAACCAAATCCACATTAAGTATTGTTGGTACTAATAATGGTCATACGCAACCACGTGTCACACTATATGATGGCACATTAATTCAATTAACAGCTCAAGATGGTAAGAGTTCGCGCATAAGTTCAGATAGCTTTGGTGTAGGCACTTATCCATTGTATGCAGGCAGAGCCGCACGTGGCACAGTGGATGAACCTAGTGCTATGGTTGAGGGTGATGTGCTGTCACGTTTTTCAGCTGTGGGTTGGGGAACTACTGGCTATGTGAATGGTATTAGTAGACTTGATACTGTGGCTGCTGAAAACTTTACTGATACTACAGCAGGTACTAAGTTTGTGTTTCAAAATGCTCCTGTTGGTTCTGCAACTATTCAAAAGTCGGCCACGGTTGATAGTACAGGATTATCTTTCGTTGGTGCAGTAGACACAGAATCTGGCATAACATTTAGAGATAACACTAGACAAATTACAGCAGCCATTCAAAGTGATTGGGATCAAACTGACAACACCAAATTAGATTATATCAAGAACAAGCCCGAAGTCATACAGGGTCTACAGGGTGTACAAGGCGATATAGGACTGCAAGGTGTCAAGGGTGTTGACGGAACCAGTGTAAGAATATTAGGTTCAGTCAGTGACATAACTGAACTACCTGGTTATCCTACAAGTTATCTTGGTGATATTGGTGATGGATACCTTAACATAGTCGATGGCAGTCTGTACTTTTGGGATGGCGCACAATGGAATGATGTAGGCGACATACGTGGATCACAAGGCGTACAAGGTACACAGGGTACACAAGGCCGCCAAGGTCGCCAGGGCATACAAGGTATACAGGGTACGGACGGATTTCAAGGTATACAAGGATTCCAAGGGACTACTGGATTTCAAGGCACTTTTGGCAGTCAAGGTATAACAGGTAATCAAGGTATACAAGGACGTCAAGGTACTCAAGGTACATTAGGTCTACAAGGCACAACAGGTGAACAAGGTGCTCAAGGTATAACAGGCAATCAAGGTACACAGGGTACGCAAGGTGTACAAGGACAAAATGGTACACAAGGTACTTATGGAGCAACTGGGAACATTGGTCAAACAGGTTCTCAAGGTACACAAGGTATACAAGGCACACAGGCAGCCCAAGGAACACAAGGTAATGCTGGATCACAAGGTACGCAGGGTACACAAGGTACGCAGGGTACACAAGGTACGCAGGGTACACAAGGTACGCAGGGTACGCAGGGCATACAAGGTACACAGGGCATACAAGGTACACAAGGTACACAGGGTAATCAAGGTACACAAGGTAATCAAGGTACACAAGGTATACAAGGCACACAAGGTAATGCTGGATCACAAGGTACGCAGGGTACACAAGGTACGCAGGGTACACAAGGTACGCAGGGTACGCAGGGCATACAAGGTACACAGGGCATACAAGGTACACAAGGTACACAGGGTAATCAAGGTACACAAGGTACACAGGGTAATCAAGGTACACAAGGTACACAGGGTAATCAAGGTACACAAGGTATACAAGGTACATACGGTGCCCAAGGTATTAAAGGTCTAGACGGGACTAGTGTAAGAATATTGGGATCGGTTAGTGTTATTACCGATTTGCCTGGATACCCTAATGCTTATACTGGCGATATAGGTGATGGATATCTTAATATAGTTGATGGTAGCTTATACTTTTGGGACGGATCACAGTGGAATGACGTAGGAGATATACTTGGTCCTCAAGGTGTACAAGGTATTCAAGGTGTACAAGGTGTACAAGGCGTACAAGGTGTACAAGGACGCCAAGGTCTACAAGGCGTACAAGGCGTTCAAGGTGTCCAAGGCGTACAAGGTACACAAGGTACACAAGGTAATCAAGGTATACAAGGTGTACAGGGCTTACAGGGTGTACAGGGTGTACAGGGTACACAAGGTACACAAGGTCAACAGGGCATCCAAGGTACACAGGGTACACAAGGCGTACAAGGTATACAAGGTACACAAGGTACACAAGGTACACAAGGTACACAAGGTAATCAAGGTATACAAGGTAATCAAGGTATACAAGGTAATCAAGGTAATCAAGGTCAACAGGGTATACAAGGGCGCCAAGGCATACAGGGTACACAAGGTACACAAGGTCAACAGGGCATCCAAGGTACACAGGGTACACAAGGTACACAAGGCAATCAAGGTACGCAAGGTATACAGGGTACACAAGGTACTTATGGAGCAACTGGTGATACTGGCCTACAAGGTACACAAGGTACACAAGGTATACTGGGTAATCAAGGCATCCAAGGACGTCAAGGTACACAGGGCACTCAGGGCATACAAGGTATACAGGGAACACAAGGTACAGACGGTGCTCAAGGAACACAGGGTACACAAGGTATACAAGGACGCCAAGGCATTCAAGGTACTCAAGGTACTTATGGATCAACCGGTAATCAAGGTATACAGGGCATACAAGGTATGCAGGCCAGTCAAGGTATTCAAGGAACACAAGCTGCCCAAGGTGTACAAGGTATACAAGGAATTGGATCAACATACGGAAACTTAAACTCTAACATACTGATCTATGTTCAAGATACTGCATATACATTGACCAGTGCTAAAAATACACTGCTCAGTCCATTTGGATTGACTAATGGAGTAACCGTAATTTCTAACACACGTTATCAGTATGAGATAGTGTTTAATTTACAAGCCAATAAAGCAGGTGTGCTAAGTTATGCATTGGCTGCAAATGGCGGCCTGGTACTAGCACAACACAACTACACAGTGATTGGCAACAAGACAACTACGGTTGATGGATATACAGCTGGTATTACCATGATGAGTAAGAACTTAACTTCATTGTTTACCACAGCACAGGCAGTGGCAGATACTAACAATGCCTTTGCACATTATGCAATTTGGGGTACTATTGATGTGACCACAGGCGGTTCACTAAACTTTATGATCAGCCAAGATCAAAACACTCCTATAACATGGGGCGTTCTAGCTGGCGCTTACGTTAAATTATTACCCATAGGACCAATTGGAGCTGATTCAGCCAACGGTACTTGGAGCTAAGTAAATAATTACTTGTACAAGGAACTAACATGTTTAATTTTTTAGATCTACTGGATAATGATGATACTGAAACCTTATTCACACCTTGTAGACTATGCGGTCATGCACATCACTGCAACAAACCAAAGTGTAAAGAATGTGAATGTAATACTTGTGAATGTCCTAATTGTGTAGCCCGTATGGAAGGCACACATCCTGATCAAATACAACAATTATCAAATAAGAACTTTATATGAAATTTTTAGAATTGACTGAAAAGCCTAGACCTGATGATGGTAGTGAACCTATCATCAAGGCCTTTGTGAAGTTTGCCAGTCAAAAGTTAGGATTACAGGAACCACCTAAAATTGTATTACACAGGAATCCCAAGTTGGCCAGTCAACGTCGTAGCTTTGGTGGATATATGCCAGGAGCAGGCATAGAGATCAACATTGGTAATAGACATATTATGGATGTGCTACGTACTCTAGCACATGAAATGGTTCACTACAAACAGGACATTAATGGTGAACTAAAGCCAGATAGTGGTAAGGATGGCAGTGACGAAGAAAACGAAGCCAATGCCAAAGCCGCTGTGGTCATGCGTCTATGGGCTAAGATGAATCCTGAGCTATTCCAACATGCTACTATATTGGCAGAGAGCCAAAAGAAAAAACTAACACCAAAGAGTATACATAAAATAGCAGATAAGAAAGGTATTAAGTGGGATGATGAACCAGCCTTCTTAAAACTAACTAGACGTGTTGCTGGACATAGATATTTGGATGACCTAGATCAAGATGGTTTATTCAAAATGAAAAACTATTTGGATAGGCTGGATGAGGGGTTCTTTGATATAGTTAATAAATCACCTACAGCAATTAGGGGAATTCAAACAGTATTACAAAAAATGGGTTACAATTTGGGTCCAACTGGCGTTGATGGAAAAATTGGACCATATACACAGAGTGCTATTGATGCTGTAACTAGTATGAAAGGCCCCCGTGATCAGATAGTTAATAAAAATGGCACACCTAATCAAAGACCAGTATCCAATCAATCTCAGCCTAGAACTAGGTCTATGGGATCATCAAGTTCAACTAAACCAGTTAATGGCCCAATTACTAGTGCATTTGGAAGAAGGGCTAGAGGTCAGCATAATGGAGTAGACTTTGGTGTACCAATAGGCACTCCAGTAAAATCACCAGTGTCTGGTTCAGTTAAGGGATCGGGGTACACTCGAGGAAGCCAAGGTAATTATGTTACAGTCATAGGAGACAATGGTGAAGTACATAAGTTCTTCCATTTGTCTAAAGTTATGGTACGAGCAGGTAGTCGTGTAACTCAAGGGCAAGTAGTAGGACTATCAGGCAATTCTGGCACTTCGACAGGCCCACATCTACATTGGGAAAAACATGTTTCTGGTTACCCAACTAACCCAATAGCTGAGAACTTTGCAGATGGAAAGCACCCTGAGGACAAAGGGGACAGTGCTAGACACGGTATACCTAAAAAGGCCAGTTTGAGCTCATTAGATAAGATCACTCATAGCAATGCTAGCCCACGTAAGAAACAACTAGCACATTGGCAAGCCAATATGCGTAGAGGAAGGAATAAGAATGGTTGACTCAAAAGCAGTAAAAAGCTGGCTACTTGGATTACAAGAAAACATAGTTTATATGTTAGAAATGAATGAAGAGTCCGCCAAATTCAAACATGATGAATGGAATAAACCTACTGGCGAAGGTATAACCTGCATACTTGAAGGAGGTCAGCTACTCGAGCGTGGTGGGGTTGGATTTAGTCATGTCACAGGTAATCAACTACCACCATCAGCCACAGCAGCACGCCCACACCTAATAGGCAGAAAGTGGGAAGCAATGGGAATGAGTCTAGTGTTTCATCCACTCAACCCATATGTACCAACAGTACATTTAAATGTGCGCTTCTTTGTGGCACAGGCCACAAGCAATGAACCAGCAACGTGGTGGTTTGGTGGCGGTATGGACCTAACACCTTACTATGGCTTTGATGATGATGCTGAACACTTTCATCGTACTTGTCGTGATGCACTGCATCCATACGGTGAGGATGTCTATGCCAACTATAAAAAAGCCTGTGATGAATATTTTTATCTCAAACATCGCAATGAACCTAGAGGCATAGGCGGCATATTCTTTGATGACTTAGACACACCAGACTTTGACACAGCATTTGCCTTAACAAGAGCAGTGGGTGATAACTTTTTATCAGCTTGGTTGCCCATTGCACAACGTAGACGTGACTCGGCGTACGGGCCAGAACAAAGAGCATGGCAAGCATATCGCCGTGGTAGATACGTAGAGTTTAACCTAGTATGGGATCGTGGCACATTGTTTGGACTACAAAGCGGTGGCCGTACAGAAAGTATCTTAATGAGTATGCCACCTAATGTTACTTGGAGTTATGACTATAGACCAGAAGTCAACTCTCCAGAAGCTACATTGTACGAACGTTATTTAAAGCCTAAGGATTGGATATAAAAATAGGGCCCTAAGGCCCTATTGTGCTAGGCACTAATGATTAACGTGACTTGGTGCCTTGATTAACAAAGCCGTACATTTTTTCTGCTGTAGATAGCACTTGCTCAAGTCCAGGAAACTGTGGCATACCAACTGTGGTAATAACCTGTCCTGATTTTTCATCACGCTGTGCCGAGATTTCCCAACCGTGGAATTTAGCGTGGTATTCCTCCATCATAAGGCTCTTGGCCATATCGAGGATGTCTGTGCGGATTTCATATCCGTTCTTGTTGAACTTCACGTCTGGAAGTTTTGGGGTAAAGTCTGACATAATAATCTCCTATGTGTATGTCTGTATAAGCAACAACCCTGCTGCTTATGTATTTATTATACAGGGTAGAATGGACAAGAGCAACTTATTTCTTTACCTTATCTATCCGTTCCTTAATAATTTTTATAACCTCGTCGCTCAATACTACTTCATAGTGGTTAAACTCTACTTCAATCAACTCCATATCAATATGATGTTTCATGCTGCTGATTGTAACTACACCATCATTGTCTTCAGGAATAAAAGGACTCTGCCCTTTCATAGTGACCACATTGGTCCATGGATGTTGAATTTTAATACGATCAGCCTGTTGCATAACCCAACTACTAGGACCAATGTCACGCATGAGTCTACTGAATGGCATGAAGAAAGTTAATACGTCAGCAACTTCTGCACCACCATATGGAGCACTTAATGTAACGGCGCCAAGTACTCGTTTAGGAATAGTATTGGCAAGATGTAGACTGTAAATACCGCCTAGGCTATGTGCCACAAAGAATATATCGTTCACTGTGGCTAACTTATCTAACATATCGCCTAGATTATTTTCAAATCCTTTGCGACTGTCGTAGTTAATGTCTATGCCTTTACCTACTTTACTTCGAATATAGTTAAAGCTGTCACTGGTAGCACTAGCACCGTGTATGTATACTATGTTCATTACTGGCTCCAGGGGGTCACTGGCGGCACTGCACAAGGGGCTTCAGCATCAACACTGCCAAAGTTGGCCGGACCAACAATTTCCAAATACTCCATATCCTCGCTATAGTCAAACAAATAGTGTACAATACCTGGACGTTGATGAATACAATCACCTGCTTGTACCAGCGTTTCTTTATCTTCGTACATAAACTTGGCCCAGCCTTTGAGCATATAGACTATTTGAAAGTCTGCCACATGAGTATGCCATCCTGTGCCTTGTTCGGGCTGCTTATTGGCCTTGGTTATATGTGCAACTACCTTGCCGTGTGTGGCATCTGCTACGCCTAAGTCCCTATATAGAAAAAAGTCGCGTAACCCCCCGCTTTTGAATTCTGCTTCGGAGGCTTTGGAATGAGAAAATTTAGTAGACATAATCTTACCTTTAAAGTATATGTTTATTTAAATCTTTCTTTGTCTATTACTGGCCACATTTCAGTAGTAAGAATTAATTTTATTATGTTTACGATATTGGTAAACAGCTTCATTCCAAGCTATTAGATAATCATAAAATTTATGTAGATATTTCATAATACACCCTTGCGACCATAGGTGTATTGACGAATGAGATTGTCAACATCACCGCCGTGTTGTGGATTGTGGGCAGTAATAAATCGCTCCAAATCTGTTTGATGACTGCTAAAACGATCTAATAAATCAACTAGTTTGTCAAATACTGTAAAAATAAACATTTTGTGTTTCCTTTTGGTTAAGTAGATACTCATGGTTTCTACTGAGTATTTAGTCTATTTTATGCTGCAAAGCAGCAATTGTCAAGCTTTTCAGTCAAGATACTTCCAACCATAATCAGCTTATTAAATGACTTCGTTCAGTCACTATAAATAGTTGGACAGGAACGGCTATGAAAAAAAGCACTAGAAGTATTCTTGAAGAGCTAAACGAGATCAGTTTGATCCGTAATAAAGACCACCTTATTGAAACTAAAGGTGCAAACTTAATTGCCAGTGCTTCTAACTTACTGAAGTTAATCAAAGAACATTATGACGTAGAGACTGCTGGTGAGTTAGAGCGTAGGTTTATCAATGCCATACGCACCAGTGATGGCGACAAATTCAAACGTGGCATGAACAAAGTACACGAAAGTCGTAAAAATAGTAAAGGTTCAATCTAACCAAATTTGGGTGTAAGTTGCCCAATTTTTTAAAATTTGGTAAATACTTTTACACAACCCGTAGAGTTAACGGGTTAAGGCAACGAGGAGAATATTATGCCACAAGTTTTTAAAGCCAACCCAGCGTATATCGCCAAGGGTACATTATACAGCACATTACAGCTAAAAGTATTTAAGATTGCATATAGCACAATTACTGATGTTGATACAGGACAGAGTGATCACACTGCTCCAGGCACATACAGTGATGGTTTATACAGTAAAGCAACCAGCCTAGCACAAGAGTTTGGTACAACTGGTGCTCTTTTCCAAGTAAAGAGTGACGGTACATCAATGATTTTTGTTGGTGACGGACATGCCCTAGACGTTGACATCGTAGCAGTTAGAGCAGACAAGGCTCTAGGCGGTGCTGGTACACTAACAGGTTCTGGTACAACATCCACTGTTACAGTAACACAACTAACAAGCCTATACGGCGTTTCTTAATTCTCAATCGGGATGGGAAGCAATTAAGGACACTTCGGTGTCCTTTTTTGCCACTAGTTATATTGCAATATAACTTATCTTCATACAAAAATAAATATTTTCATATATAGGACTATGATTATGGCCACTATGGAAGAACGTGTTGGTGTAGTAGAAACTAAGGTAGAGTTTCTAGGTGAAAAGATCGACGATCTCAAACAAGATGTCAAGAGCGTACACGATGCTGTTGAATCTATCAGTGATGATATGGATCAAAAGCTTGACAAAATGTTGGATATCTACAATGTCAATCGCGATACCTATTACGAAAAGCTAGAAGAAAATAAAGAAGAAGCTAAAAAAGCTAACACTAAGGTTCTTGAAAAGTTAGATAATTTAGAAGACTTTAAGAATAGATGGGTTTATTTGATCACGGGCGCTGCCATAGTAATAGGTTTTGTAGCAGGACATCTAAGCGACATAGTTAGAGTACTAGGCAAATAATTCGTTAACCATTAACTACGCATTAAATAGCTAATGCGTTACACAATCTATACTCTTGTGGATATTACCAATACTGGTCAATATCGCAATGATGAATATAAACAGCAAGCACGTAGCCAACAGCAGAATTTCGATACTGTAATACAAACTGTTGGTATGCGAAGTAATCTTTATTATGATTACCCGCCTAAAGTCGTCATTGATCAACCAGAAAAATATGGTATGAAGGGCAAGGAATTATGCAATATATGGGTATTTGATTGGCATGTTGAATTAGAGTTCGTGTTCGTTGAAGATGGGGATGATGTGGCCTTATTAAAAAAGGATTTTGATCTAGTGCCATACATACCGGGACTGACTGAAACAATTAAGACGAAACCCAGTGTGTTTAGACCTGGCATCAATATCAGTTTTGAAATGTTAAGATAAATATGCAATGCACGAAGATCTTGTCAGCGCCGCAGTTATCTTTCATCAACACCTTAATGCTAAATTATGGCGTAAGGGTGTACTCAAGCCAATAGTGCGTTATACATTATTAAAAATAGCTAAAAATTTTGTAGAGTACATTGGCATTGATGAACTTCACTTGCAAGACATTACCCTAAGCGGTAGTAACGCTGGGTATACCTATAGTAGGAACAGTGACATTGACCTACATCTAGTAGTAGATATGCCTGAGGATAAGAAAATCCTTCTCAAACAGTTATTTGATGCAAAGAAGAATCAATATAACTTTCAACACCATATACAGATCAAAGGTATTGATGTGGAGTTGTATGTACAAGACAGTCAACAGCCACATACCAGTGCTGGCATATATTCTGTGCTAGATGATCGTTGGTTAAAGATCCCAGAGACTGTGGAAGACACTGTGGATAGAGCCGCAGTTAAAGAAAAATATAAACAGTTTGTAGGTAAGGTACGTGTGGCCTTACGCAGTGACGATGTAGACTCAGTCAAAGAAGTGTTGGACAGTATAAAAAGATTGCGTCAGCATGGGTTAAGTACAGGAGGTGAGCTCAGTGCAGAAAACATAGCGTTTAAAGTATTGAGAGCCAAAGGTCACATAGAAAAACTTAGAAATCACATAAGTAATATAGAAGCCGATAGGTTGAGTTTGGAACAACAATATGAAAATTTATGAAGTAACTGGTGGTGCTCCTCCAGTGCCAGCAGAGGTAACCAAAACAAGCAGTAATGAGTTAACCTATAAGCAGCCTGATCCTAAGAATCCTGCAGCTCCTGCTCCTGAGGTCACAGTGCCCTTAAAACCAGGTGTGGTTACTTTAGGGCAAGACGGTGTTCCAGTAGTTGATCCCAAAGCCGTAGCTGCTCCTGCTCCAGATCCAGCAGCTGGATTAAAGCCAGGACAAGATATCAAAGTTGTTGCAGCTCCTGGAGCAATGACTCCTAATGCACCAGCAGCTCCATCACAGCCTCAGGCAGGTAATCCACCAGAACAAGGTGGCCAGCAAAATGCGCCAACCACAGAGAATTTTGGTGAAGAGGATCCCATAAACAAATTAGAAAAAGAATTTCGTAGTCTAAATGAACCTTTAGACGAAGCAGCCTATATAGCCAAATTGGCACAACGTGTAGCTGGAGTAAGCGTACTGAATAAACAAACACTGGATCAGGACGTATTAAATTTAAAAAAATTAGCAGGAATCTAAAATGAATAATATACAAATCTTTGCCAAGGCTCTATTGGAGCAAATTGAAGTAGCTAGAATAAGACAACTTTCTGGTCTACACGAATCTTACAAATCCAAACATGTAGATACTGCTAGAGCAATTGGTATTTTTCAAAAGTACATGGGATTAGATCAAACTGGTGTGCCAGATCCAAAAACTATGCATACCATTAAAATGGTGGCAGAGGCACCAGCACCGACCCCAGCACCAGCAGCACCAGCAGCAGCGCCAGCAGCACCGACACCAAACACTAAAGTAAGTCCTAATGCTGATTATCATGGCGATGTTAACCCTCAGGATAGTACAACAGTTAAACCAACTGCTAACCCAGCAGCCAAACCAGCAGCAGCTAAGAAACCATTCGTACCAGATCCAGCAGGTGTGGCTATGGCACAACAAATGAAAATGGATCCAGCAGCGATCAAGCTTTTTCAAAAGAATCAAGGATTAAATCCAGATGGTCAAATTGGTCCAAAAACAACAGCAGCCTTAAGAGCAGCAATGGCCAAACAGGGTGGAACTTCTCCAACCACTAGTCCAGATATTGCACAACAAATAGAAAAAGACAAGACCAACACACAAAATACACCAGCACCAGCACCAGCACCAGCAGCACCAACCAGCACACAGGTACAAACTGACGACGAAGGCAATCACTCGATTACTACACCTGATGGTAAGAGAATAGTAGTTGGTCCAGATGGTAAACCTTTGCCTAACGGCGGTAAGATTCCAGCACCAGCACCAACACCACAAGTAACACCTGCATCAGCATTAGCCGCAGCCAAGGCGCCAGCAACTAGCTTAACAGCAAGTGGCAATGACCATAATCCAGAAGCTGAGTTGGATCCTGCAATTGCAGCATCTAGAAAACAATTTCCTGAACAGCCGCAAGTCCCGGCATATATGCCAGGTGATACAACATCAACATCAGCTAATCCACCAACACCAGGTCCTAAACCACCAGCACCAGCACCAGCAGCAGCACCAGCAAAGCCAGCAGGTCCGCAAATTGTTGGCGACGACGATGGCAATTCAACAATAACCAATCCAGACGGCAGTTCAATGGTAGTTGGCCCAGATGGTAAACAAATTATGCCTGGATCAAATCCTAACTTGCCACAAAATCAAGGTGCATTAAACAAAATAGGCAATTGGTTTTCAAACAAAGGTCAATATCAAAAACCAGGTGGATTCCAACCCCCACCAGGAGCAGCAAAACCAGCAGCTCCGGCATCACAATCAACTGACATGGGAAGGCCTGACATGGGTGTGTCGGGAGAAAGCTTTAATCGTTCTAATCAAAGAATGGTCGAGGATCCTGAACTAACAGCCATGCTACGTATTGCAGGACTTAGATGAAAATCAACGAACTAGTTAAGAGTTTTGAAATCTATACTACTAACGAGGAACGTGCCTTATTGGAGAAACTGACTAGGCCCACTTTGCTAAGTACTATGCCTCAACGTGAACAACAAATAGCCGAAGTAATGATACGTAAACATTTGCTAATCAAGATAGGGCACAAGGATCCAAAGGTTGTAGCCAATGACTATAAAGCAAGTCGCTAAGAAATTAGAAAAGTTTTTAGAAGATGTCAATGACATTATGCCATTGACCATACTTCCAGACGGCAGTGTGGCCTATAAAAATTATGTTATTAAAAAGAATAAGGATGCCAGTTGGACATTGAGTAGGATACAGAATCAAAGTAAAATATTCATAGAAGTTTTTAATTTAAAAAGCAGTGCATTATTGGCAGCCAACTATCATAGAACAAATAGAATTGACTTATTGATTGAAACTAAAATATTAGACGAACACTATTGGGCCAATCACAACGATCATTTGAATTTTAAAGAATTATATAAAAAAACCAAAGACTTGGTAAAAAGAGATTTGTACTTGTGGAGAGGGGAGTTAACGAGAGATCGAGCAGACTACTATCGAGACAAAATAAGCAATGCGTTTGCTACATCATTTAGATAAATAACTTAAATATTTAGGAACCCAGTATGAATATCAAAGATCTTCATAAACCACTTACCAGTAGACAACTTAACGAAAGCTTATCTGAAAAGTTTGGCTATAGTATTAATTTAAACAAGTTTACCATTGAACAACTTCATGATGCAAGAAATAAACTAAGAACAGCACAGAGTCAGTTTGAAACTAACGAAAGTTATGACAGTGTACTAAGCAGTCACAAGTATCAAAAGAACAAAATGTTTCTTGATGTGATCAATCAAGAGATTGCTGAGCGTGAAACCAAAGAAGAAGATGATGTGGAAGAGGGTACTAGAGGTAAGAAGAAAAAGATGAAGAATCTAAAAGAATATCACAGTGCCATGCGTCGTTTAAAGGGTCATGGATTAAATCAGGGATGGGTTCAGAACGCAAGACAACGTTTAATGATGGAACGTGATGCCGATGAAGAAGTAGTTAGCGAACTAATCGTACGTTATGATCTAGACGAAAATACAGCTAAGGGTGTTGTAAGAGATTTAATCATCACTGAGGGTGAAGAAGAAAAAGCAGAACTAATCATGGCCAGTAAGGACATGGTTGATCGTATTACAGGCTGGTTAGAAGATGTTGCTTCAATGAAGTCAGAAGCTATGTTAGATTTATTAGACTCTATAAGAGATGAGATGGGCAGCGACACTAGTACACAATTTGAGCAAACAGTACGTCCAGCATTGGATGAAATCTATTTGGCACTGGAAAAGAATCGTCAGGCACTAGCACAGGCTGTAGGTGTATTAACAGGCACAGGTGGTCCAGCTCCAAGTGGTATGGGTGCTGGTCCAGGACTAGCAGGTGCAGGCGGCGGGATGGGTGCAGCAGGTGGTGAAGAAGGTCCACCAGAAGAAGCAGCAGGTGCAGCACCAGAAGGCGGAGCAGCTGGGCGTGCCATGAGAGAAAGTGCATACAGCCGCAAGTTAGCTACAATCCTAACTTCAAAAAAAAAAAGTAACAGAAGCCACTGATAAGTTGTTTGACCTATTGGTGGCAAAGAAAAATGCCGCCGATAGCAGAGGCAATCCAGAGATTATTAGTTGGCGTGCTCTTGGCAATGAAACACAAAACGTCTTAGGACAGCGCATTGATAGCGCAGATAAGTTTGGACCTAGATTTAATGCCAATCCCAGTTTCAAGGAAATATGTAGTTTTGATCCACAAGGAGTCAAATTAAAGACCAGTGCTGAAACAGCCAGTCAACAAAGTGGCGGGGAGACGGGCAAGAGCACAGTAAGTCAAATGGCTAAAAAAGCAACGGCTAAAAGAATAGGTTGACAAGCCACTAACTCTGTAGTATAATACGGAATGACTTTACTAATAGAACGATATCAATATACCAAATTATCCAGAGATGACAGCACAGGCAAGCGTTTATACGCTTGCCCAGACGGAACCAAAGTTCCCAGCGTTACCACTGTACTAGATAAAACCAAACCAGAAGAAGCCAAACAAGCTCTACTCAATTGGCGACGTAGTGTGGGTGAAGCCAAGGCTCAACAGATTACTACAGAAGCAGCCAATCGTGGAACTCGTATGCACACCTTCCTTGAACGTTATGTCAAGGGCGAAGGCATTAAAGACACGGTTTCTAATCCTTATGCACAACAAAGTTTGGTAATGGCCAAAAAGGTCATTGAGAAAGGCTTTGGGCACGTTACAGAAATATGGGGCAGTGAAGTACCTTTGTACTATCCTGAATTGTATGCAGGCACTACTGACTGTGTGGGCCTACACCAAGGTCAAGAAAGTATTCTAGACTTCAAACAAACTAACAAGCCAAAGAAGATAGAGTGGATCGATGATTACTTTCTTCAACTCACTGCCTATGCTCTAGCACATAATCAAGTACATGGCACCAACATACGTAAAGGTGTTATCATGATGTGTGTAAAGCCACCAGAGATTGCACCAGGTCAATGGGGCGAGCCTGAGTATCAAGAGTTTAGATTGTTGCCAGATCATTTTGATTATTGGACTGATCGTTGGTTCGATAGGCTAGAAGAATACTATACCAACATCTGATAAATATCCTATAAGGGGATAATCACATGGCTGTAGTACAAATTAGCCGTATACAATTACGTCGAGGCAGGAAAGATGGCCCACGTGAAGCTGCTTGGAACGGTATACCAGGACAGGATAACGGAGTTCGTTTAGCTAGTGCTGAGTTAGCTTGGTGCATTGACACACAGCAGTTATATATTGGCAACGGGGAAACAAGTGAGGGCGCTCCAAGAATTGGCAATACTCAAATCTTAACAGAGCGTAGTAATTTACTTGATGTAGCAAATTACAACTATAAAAGAGTAAGTACTCCTGTATCAAGACCTTTACAGCAGCGTTTAGATGAAAGGGTAGATGCAGAAAGTTTTGGGGTTCGCCCAGTAATTGATGGTGACACCAGTGTTAATTCCCAAACAATTAGAACACAGGCCATACAAGATGCCATTAACAAGTTATACCTTAATTCATTACAAGGATCTGGCACGCCTAATATTAGAGCCGTATTGGAATTTGGTCCAGGCATTTTCTTATTCAATCATCCCATATACATTCACAGTTACACACATATTGTAGGAGCAGGTCAGGGAAGAACTATTTTTCAATATACAGGCACAGGATCTGCATTTAGACTTACCAATGATGACAATTATGTAGATGATAGTTCAGTGCCTCTAAGCACAGGCGAAAATCAATGCCGCTCAGTGACCTTAAAAAACTTTAGCCTAATATTAGACAGCAATAATGCCAATGCACTCTTATTAGAAAGTGTAAAAAACAGTGAGTTTGCCAATATAGATTTGTCCAGTAGTTGGAATGGACAACTTGAATCCACATCCAGTTGTGCCATAGACATAATGGCCACTACTGAATTGATCACTAGTAAAAATAATCTTTTTACCAACATCAACATTAAAAACTTTAAACTAGGCATTGACTCAAAATATGATATTCTAAGCAATACCATTAGGGATTGTGTGTTTGAGAATTTAGAAGTTGCTGTACGTTTTGGCAAGGATACTAATTTAGTTGACTATGGTCAGAAATTTGGACCAAGAAACAACATTATTGCCAATAATTTCTTTAATAGAATAAGCAATCAAGGCATTAAGGTTTATACTGGATCGGGAAACGTCAGTAGTCAAAATAAATTTACATTGGTAGGAGATATATTTGGCAATAATAACGATGCCAAATATGGTAATATAGAATTTGATGTTCCTAGTAATATATCTATTCAAGATTATTCAGACAGGCACAGTTTATCCAATCCAGCAGATTTATCATATTCCAATCCTTATATTAGTGAAGTAGTTGGTAAGGCAAACTATTCAAATTCATTCACCAATGTGGTCAATCTAAGTTATTCAACAACTCTATTAAAATTATTTAGATTACCAGTGACAACATCGTGTCACTTGGAAGTAGAATACTTTTATCAAAGCACCAATCAAAGAAGAGTACGCAGAGGCAAACTGTCCATACTAGTTGATACAACAAATTTGGATACTAGTGGTAATCCAAAATTAGAAATGATTGACGATTATGACTATTTTGGTGTAGGTATGGATCAACAATTTACCTATGAAGATATTCATTTGATATTTTCAGCAAGTACAAAAAAATACACGGTGTCTTTAAGCAATAGATATACAGTAGAATTACGCTATGTCTATGATGGAGTAAATTCTCAAAGCTTGGGAGATCAGGCTAAATTAACTTACACATATAAAATATTGAGCTGATAAGATTTGGCTTATTTGTAAAACTACTGTAAAATAAGGCTATGAATAAAATCACGGTGAAAAAAAGAAACGGGGATAGCGTACCACTAGACCTTTCCAAATGGCAGACACAGATAGCTAAAGTATGCAGTGGTATTGCAGATGTGAGCCAAAGCATGATAGAGATCAAAGCACAGCCACACTTCTACGATGGCATTACCACTAAGGAAATTGATGGGATTACCCTACGTGCTATCGTTGATTTGATTGATATTGAAAGTAATCCAGATGTTGGCAATACTAACTATCAATATGTGGCAGGCAAACAACGTCTCAGTATGCTACGTAAAGATGTCTACGGTCAATATGATGTTCCTAGGCTCTATGACATAGTTAAACGCAATGTGGAAGTAGGACTATATACTCCTGAACTACTAACATGGTATACTGAATCAGATTGGAATAATATTGATTTGTTTGTTCGACATGAACGTGATGAAGAATACAGTTATGCTGCCATTGAACAATTAATTGAAAAGTATCTAGTACGTAATCGTAGCACAAAAGAAATTTATGAAACACCACAAGTTCGCTATATTATAGCAGCAGCCACTATCTTTCATAAGGAAGAACCGTTAGCTGCCAGAATGCGTTATATCAAGGAGTATTACAATGCAGCCAGTGATGGGTTATTTACTTTGGCGACTCCAGTATTGGCTGGTCTCGGAACCCCTACTAAGCAGTTTAGTAGTTGCGTTCTCATACGCAGTGATGACGATTTAGACAGTATTTTCGCCAGTGGCGAAATGATGGCCAAGTATGCTAGTAAACGTGCTGGAATTGGGTTAGAGATTGGCAGACTGCGTCCATTAGGTAGTCCAATTAGGGGAGGCGAGATCATGCATACTGGCATGATTCCGTTCTTAAAGAAATGGTTTGGGGATCTTAGATCCTGTTCACAAGGAGGGATTAGAAATGCGTCAGCTACTGTGTTCTATCCGATCTGGCATCACCAATTTGATGACCTTATTGTGCTCAAAAATAATCAAGGAACAGAAGAAACCCGAGTCAGACATATGGACTATGGTGTCGTACTCTCAGCATTCTTCTGGCGTAGGTTTAAGAACAAAGAGAATATTACGTTCTTCGACCCAAACCAAGTACCGGACCTCTACGAAGCCTTCTACTCCAACACGGAAAAGTTCGAAGAACTCTATGTGAAATACGAACGTCAAGATGGCATTCGTAAAAAAACTATGAGTGCTGAAGAAGTATTCAAAAGTGGCATCTTAAAAGAACGCACAGATACAGGACGTATCTATTTGGTGTTCATTGACAACGTAATGAAGCAGGGCCCATTTGATCCTGACTATCATACAATTTACCAGAGTAATCTTTGTTGTGAAATTCTACTTCCTACTCGCCCTTTTAAGCGTTTGGATGACAGCGATGGCCGTATCGCTCTTTGTACCTTGGGATCGATTAACTGGGGTGCGTTCAGAAATCCTGAGGATATGCGCCGTGCTTGTCGCATTCTCCAGCGCAGCCTATGCAACATCCTTGATTATCAGGACTTCCTCAGTATTCAGTCTAAACTAAGCAATGACGAAATCCAACCATTAGGCATTGGAGTAACTAACTTGGCCTATTGGCATGCCAAGCGCGGCTATAAGTATGGTGATAAGGATGCCTTACAAGATGTTAAAAGTTGGATGGAGCATCAAGCCTACTACTTAACTCAAGCCACTGTGGAGTTGGCCAAAGAACGTGGCCCATGTAAGGACAGTCATAAGACAAGATATGGACAAGGCATTTTTCCTTGGGAACTCAGAGCCAGTGCTGTAAATGAATTAGCTGAGTTTACACCAGAACTTGATTGGGAAATCTTACGTGCTAATATGAAACAGTACGGTGTACGCAATGCCACATTGATGGCTATTGCTCCGGTGGAGTCCAGTAGTGTGGTCATTAACAGTACTAATGGTATTGAAATGCCCATGAGCCTAATCAGTGTGAAGGAAAGTAAAGCAGGCAGTTTCATTCAAGTTGTTCCAGAGTACCATAGGCTTAAAAATCGTTATCAACTTATGTGGGAACAACGAGATTGCGTTGGCTATTTGAAAACAGCAGCAGTATTGGCTGCCTATGTGGATCAAAGCATCAGTACCAATACATTCTATAGTCCCAAGCATTTTGCAGATCGTAAAGTGCCTAGCACATTAATTGCTAAGAACCTAATGCAAGCACACATTTGGGGATTGAAGACACTGTACTATAGTTTAATTGACAAGCAAGGTAGTAAAATGCCCGAACCCACACCTGAAGTACATTATAATGGATTTCATAATCAAAGAGAATTAATTGAGGAGGACTGCGAATCCTGTAAATTATGAGTAAAGAACAATATAACCTAACTACTAAGACAGACTATTTAAATCGCAAAATGTTTTTGGATCCAGCCGGACCAGTGACCATTCAACGTTTTGAAGAAGTAAAATATAAAAAGATTGTAGACTTTGAACAGACAGCACGTGGTTTCTTTTGGGTTCCAGAAGAAATCAGTTTGACCAAAGATGCCAGCGATTTCAAAGATGCCAGTGACAGTGTAAAACATATCTTTACCAGTAATCTATTACGTCAAACAGCCTTGGATAGTATACAAGGACGTGGCCCAGCACAAGTGTTCACGCCGTGTGTAAGTTTACCTGAAATGGAAGCATTGATGTATAATTGGAGTTTCTTTGAAACTAATATTCATAGTAGATCATATAGTCATATCATACGTAATATCTATAATGTACCTAAAGATGTGTTTAATACTATCCATGACACCAAAGAGATAGTAGACATGGCCAGTAATGTGGGCAATTACTATGACGAATTACACATGATCAATTGTCATAAAGAGCTTGGTGAATCAATTAATGAAACTGTACATATTAGATCTATCTGGATGGCGCTCAATGCTAGTTATGCCCTAGAAGCATTTAGGTTTATGGTGTCATTTGCCACCAGCCTAGCCATGGTAGAGAACAAGATCTTCATTGGTAATGGCAATATTATTAGTTTAATCCTACAAGATGAACTATTACATAAAGGCTGGACAGCTTGGTTAATCAATCAAGTAGTTAAGGAAGATGCAAGATTTGCCAAGGCCAAGCAGGATTGTGAACAAGAAGTATATGCTATGTACTTGTCAGTAATTGCAGAGGAAAAGGCATGGGCAGAGTATTTGTTTAAGAAAGGGCCAGTGATTGGATTAAATGCCAACATTCTAAAAGACTTTGTGGATTATACAGCAGCCGCAGCCTTAAAGGATATTGGTTTAAAGTATATGAGTCCTGCTCCCAAGACCACTCCTATTCCTTGGTTTAACAAGCATAGTGATACTAGTAAAAAGCAGACTGCTTTGCAGGAAAACGAGTCGACTAATTATGTTATAGGAATTATGGGCGATAGTATTGACTATGATGAATTGCCCATGTTATAATCCTTCAAAGGAGAAGTAATGTTAACAGTATATACAAAAAATAACTGTCCATTTTGTGACAGAGCTAAAGCTCTATTGGAAAGTAAAGGCGTTCCTTATAAAGCAATCAATGTACAAGATGATCCTGACTCTAAGGAGTTCTTAATGGATCAAGGTTTGCGTAGTGTGCCACAGATCTTTGATGGTACGACCTTATTACCAGGTGGGTTTCAAGGTTTAGACAGCAAGCCAGCAGAGTTTTTCGAACAATACAAAGGATAAAAATGTTAGTTGAAAATAAGTTTAAAACCAATGATATTATCAGTTTCAAAGTAAGTAGCGGAGAAGAGATTCTTGGGCGTTATGTACGTGAAGATGGTATCAATTTTTATGTTACCAAGCCCAGTGTGTTAATGATGAGTCAGCAGGGTATGGGCATGGTTCCATACATGATGACAGTGAGACCTGAAGAAGAGTATGCCATTGCTAGAACAGCAGTTATCACTTTTGCTCGAACAGATGATGATATTGGCAAGCAATATCTAAGCAAGACCAGCGGAATTCAATTAGCCTAAGCTCATTTAATAACCAAGCCGTTCTTAATAAATAGTTTTATGGGCGGTTTGGAGTCAGTCTCCAAGCAAATCGCTGGAGACAAGAATGGCAAAAAAAATACAGCTAAGAAGAGACACCCTAGTAAACTGGGACAGAATCAATCCTAAACTTGCTCAAGGTGAGATTGGTATTGATCTAACCAATAAGAATTTTAAAATAGGCGACGGTGTAAAGACTTGGACTCAATTAGACTATGCTATAGTATTAGGAAGATTTAGAAATAATGCTGGCACTACTTATATAGATGCCACTGACTCAGAAGAACTCAACTTTTATAATGACGATGAACTAACAGTTCATATAACTAAAAATCTACTAGAAATACAGGATCCTGTAACAGTAAGTGTCTTATCTGAAGAAGTTAGTGTTGATGAATTTACTGGCGCATTAACAGTAGCAGGAGGGGTAGGCATACAAGGTGATTTAAATGTAGCCGGTACTCTCAAAGTAGCTGGATTGGATCTAACAGGTAATGGCGGATCCTTAAATGTTAACATCACAGGCGATGTCACAGGCAATGTCACAGGCGACCTAAGAGGTGATGTATATTCCACCAATGGTATAAGAGTATTAGACAACGGCACTAATGGACTTAATGCTCTATTTACAGGCGATGTTACAGGCAACATAACCAGTACAGGATCAAGTAATTTTAGTAGTGCTACAATCACGGGTGGTAGTATCAATTCCACACCAATTGGTGCCACTACCCCAAGTACTGTAAAAGGTACTACAATCACAGCTACAACTGGATTTAGTGGACCCTTAACTGGTAATGTCACAGGCAATGTCACAGGCAATGTCACAGGTAACTTGACTGGTAATGTCACAGGTAACCTAACTGGGAATGTCGCAGGAGACTTGACAGGTGATGTGTATGCCAGTAATGGCACAACCAAAGTATTAGAGAATGGCAACGGCACTAGCGTCCCTGCCACATTCACTGGCAATATAATTGGTGATATCTATGCTGCTGATGGTGTAACAAAGATACTAGAAAATGGTACAGATGGTTCTAATGCTGTATTTACTGGAACTGTTAACACTGCCACAGGAGTTACGGGCAGACTTATTGGCGACGTTTATGCTTCTGATGGCACTAGTAAAATATTAGAAAATGGCAATGATGGAACTAATGCTGTATTCACTGGATCAGTTAACAGCAATAAAAAAAGCACATTTAATGAAGTAGCAATATATTCAACTACAGGTACACCTGGTACTATAGATAACACAGAGATTGGTAAAACTATACCATTCCGTATTACTGGAACTACAATTACTGGTACTGTGGTCACTGCCACAGATAAGTTTGTAGGATCATTTGAAGGTAATAGTTCAGGAAATGTCACAGGTGATTTAAAAGGTGATATCGTTGCTAATAATGATGCTAAGGTTTTAGACAACGGAACTGATGGTACCAATGCAACTTTTACTGGTTCAGTTACTGGTAATATAACCAGTACGGGGTCAAGTAGTTTTAGCAATGTTACCATAACAGGTGGCAGTATCAATACTACGCCAATTGGGGCTACAACTGCCAGTACCATAAAGGGTACTACCATCACAGCTACTAGTGGATTTAGTGGTAACCTAACTGGCAATGTAACTGGTAACCTAACTGGCAATACAACTGGTAACCTAACTGGCAATGTGACTGGGGATTTAACTGGCAATGTCACAGGTAATGTCACAGGCAATGTGACCAGCACTGGCATTAGTAGTTTCAGTAGTATTGATGTAACTGGTGGTAGTATCAATAATACACCAATTGGTGCTACTACTGCTAGTACTATAAAAGGCACAGGAATTACGGCTACTACTGGATTTAGTGGACCCTTAACTGGTAATGTCACAGGCAATGTCACAGGTAACCTAACTGGTAATGTCACAGGTAACCTAACTGGCAATGTCACAGGCAATGTGACCAGTACAGGAACAAGTAGCTTCAGCGATATTGATGTTACTGGTGGTAAGATTAATAATACACCAATAGGTGCCACTACGCCAACTACAATAAAAGGCACTACTATCACAGCCACTACTGAATTTAGTGGCAACCTAACTGGCAATGTGACCAGTACTGGTACTAGTAGTTTCAGCAATATTACTGTAACTGGTGGCAGTATCAATACTACAACAATTGGTGCTACAAATCCAACTACTGTAAAAGGTACTACAATTACAGCTACCACTGGATTCAGTGGCGACCTAACTGGTAATGTCACAGGCAATGTCACAGGTAACTTAACTGGCAATGTCACAGGCAATGTCACAGGTAACTTAACTGGCAATGTCACAGGCAATGTGACCAGTACAGGAACAAGTAGCTTCAGCGATATTGATGTTACTGGTGGTAAGATTAATAATACACCAATTGGAGCAACAACAGCAAGTACAGTAAAGGGCACTACAATCACAGCCACTACTGGATTTAGTGGAGATCTAACTGGCAACGTAACTAGTACTGGATCCAGTAGTTTTAGTAATGTTGCAGTTACAGGCGGCACGATTAACAGTACCCCAATTGGCGGAACAACTCCATCAACTGTTGACGGCACTACAATCAAAGCTGATGAACAAATTATTAACAATGCTGGTCAACTTAAATTTAAAGAACTTGCTGCAAACGGTGTAACATCAGTTAACCTCAAAGCACCTGATTACTTGTTGTCATCTTACACAATGACATTGCCGCCAGCATTGGGATTGGACGGATATATACTAGGACAAAATGCCACTGGTGAATTAGAATTTGTCAGCCCTGATGCATTTGGTGGCGGCAAGGTAAACGTCAGCAATGTCTATGGTGACGATGCTAACGACGGTATTAACAAGCCAGTTAAAACAGTTAAACGTGCTCTGCAAATAGCTAGTGGTATTGTCTATGATGCGAATGGCAAGCCTAACGATAAAAAGCTTGTAGTCAGTGTGGCTAACGGTGAATACTACGAAGACAACCCAATTATCATTCCAGACAATGTTAGTGTACAAGGTGCTGGACTAAGAGCCTGTAACATTCGTCCACTAAACGCCAACTTGGATATGTTGCGTGTGCGTAATGCATGTTACTTTACTGGATTTACTTTTAGAGATAATCTAAACATCAACGGAACACCTCAATTCACATTTGATTATGCCGTGAGTTTTGATGACCCCGCTGACACAAACTGTGATAGAACAGGCTATACAAACATGCCTGACACCCGTCCCACTATTACAATATCCCCTTACATTCAAAACTGTAGTATTATCAGTTTCTTAGGTGGTAATGGTGTATTAGTTGACGGTAATAAAGTTAACTCACCTAACAAGCCAAGAAACCCAAATGAAGTAGAAAATCCAGTAGAAGGTCCAGAACCAGAACAGGGCAAATCCATGGTGGCCAACGCCTTTACCATGTTGAGCTTTGGTGGCACAGGTTGGCGTGTGATCAACGATGCTTATGCACAGATTGTTAGCTGCTTCCAAATCTTCTGCTTAAATGGTAGCTATTGCCAAAGCGGTGGATATTTAAGTATTACCAACAGTGCTACTAACTTTGGTAAGTACGCACTCAGAGCTAGTGGATATAGTCCCAATGCGTTCTCATTCAATAGAGGTGTGGTAGTTGGTACTGGTACTAATGGCGCACAACAAACTATTCAAGCTATTGGTTTTGGTCAATTGCCTGTGCAGGATTATGTAATTAGGTTTAGAGATACTGCATATAAAAATGCCTATTTTGATCTATTAGAAAATAAAACTAGACTACAAACAGCAGTTATAGATTGGATTACCATACAAGTAAATGGTAATATTAGTCCATTTACATCAGGCTTTGTCTATGATGAAGACAAATGCCATAGAGATGTTGGCCTACTAGTTGAAGCAGTGGCTAACGATGTGTTAACAGGCGGTAATAGCAGATCAGTTGAAGCTGGACTGAGTTATGCCAATGCTGATGTAGCTGCACTCACAGCTCAAACACTTCAAAATATAGCAGCATTTGAATACCTAAAACAAGAATGTATGGCCGTTGTTGTGGACTTAGGTATAGATTTTATTGTAGAACAGAAGTTTGACATTATCATTGGCATTATTGATGATCCTGCATCAGCCCCAGTTAGTATATCTTATAGTAATGTGGGAGATATTTCAGCTAACTATCAACCTATATCAGCTAGTGATTACGTTAACTTTAATGCTGCTACTTCTGTTGATGCTGGTGACAATGTGTTTAATATTACTGGACACGGTTTATTAAACGGTCAAAAAGTAATTTATAACAGTAATACATTCGCAACTGTTCCTGGCCTAACAAATGAACAAACGTATTATGTAGATTTTATTACTGTAAATCAATTTGGCTTGTTCTATGACAACAGCTTAACCTCTAGAGTTAATATATTAGGCACTAGTACTGGACAACAAAGATTTGTTAAAAATGTCAAAGAGTTTTATATAGATACAATTGTTGACAGTCACACTGACTATCAAAAATTAACCTTAGATGCCGGCGATTATAAATTTGTCACAGGTAGAGTAGTAGAAGGCGAAACTGGTGGTAGTCCAAACAGAGCATATGTTTATACTTACGATCCATTAACATATGAACTAATAGTCAGTTTAGATTATGTTACTGTAAACAATGTAATATCAAGAAGACCGTTTAATGATACTAGCATTATCAATTATGACCATTCAGCCAGTCCTGTTGCCAGTATAGTAGTTAATGCTTATGATTCTATTAATACACTTTACACAGTAGACGTAAAAATATTACCAGTGACCAATGGCACACAGTTGATAAACTTAGGTAATTTACCAGAAAAACAAATTTGGTTACACCGACCTAGTATTGTTAATAGTAGTAGCCACTCTTGGGAGTATGCGGGTTCAGGTACGGACTATAATGCTTTACCACAAAACGGTGGCAAAGGTGATCCTGATTACGAACAATTTAGTGATCTTCCTGGCAGAGTATATACTTCAGGTACTAACGAACTTGGTGACTTCAAAGTTGGTGACTTCATCAAAGCTGAAAATAAAACTGGTAATGTAACATTTACTAACACAGTTACAATTGGCGCATTGGCTGCATTGCGATTAGCTGTAGGTAACGTGACCATTGAGGAGTTTAGTACAGACATTGGCTTAGGTGACAATGAAGTAGGCGGTCCAAAGGATACAAGGCTAAGCACACAATTAGCAGTAAAGAGTTATCTAGCAAATAGACTAGGTGACTTCATTGACAAGCGTGTTAGTACAAACAATGTGTCTGGTGCTATCCCACAGTTAAACAGCTTGGGCCAGCTCAATGCAGATTTGATCCCGCCAGTTAGAAACTTCCTAAGTTATCGTAGTCAAGGATATGATAGTAGATTAGTACAAGTTGAAAATGTTCCAGCAGTAAATCTCTTAAACGGAGACCTTGCTACAGAAACATATAGCATACAGGAATTAACTTTAGATCGTGCTATAACAGCAGCAGATGGCACAGTGGTAGTACAAAATACCACAGGAGCTAAAGGCGTTATCATAGGCAATGTGGCTGCTGCAACATTAATAACTGTGGGTAGCTACTTAAAATCCACATTCAATGCTGCCTTTAATACCACAGACACATTGGTCATTGATGGTGACAGTACTCCAAGCGACACTAATCAATCAGTCACTCCTAGTAATGTAGGCCCAGTTACTACTGGGCAAACTGTTAACTATATTCTGTCTGAACAAGAGCCCAGTCAATTTTTAGTATTAGATCCTTCAAAAGATTATGATTTTACAGGCATAACATCAGTAGTTGGTGCTAATTATCAAGCAATAGGCACGGTCACTGGTACAGTTTACGGTGTACTTTATTCACTTGATAATGCAAATATTGTAGGTGGATCTGGATATACACCAGCATCAGGGTTCCAAGTTTATACTAATGTGCCTTTAGTATCAATTACTGGAACTGGCATAGGCGCTATAGCAGACATCACAGTAACTAATGGTTCAGTGACTAATGTTTATTTGGTTAGAGGTGGCAGTGGATATGCTGTTAACGATCAAATACGTGCTGCATATACTAATATTGGTGGTACTTATGCTGTTCAATTTAATATTAGAGTAACTAGCATACAAAAAAGGCTATACGTAGACATTGTAGGTTCACAAAAGTTTACAGCAAGTAGTGTTGTTCCAGAATATATCTACGATAATAACGCACTAATCAATACTGTCACTTTAACTACAAACTCAGTAAAGTCATTTAATGCAGCTTCAGTAGGCGGCAATGTTGACTATATTAATAGTAGAATAACTATTAGCAGTCATGGATTTACCAATGGTGATCCTGTAAAATATACATCATCACCTTATGTTAATATAGGTGGCTTAGTTGGTGGCAGTGTCTATTATATTAAAGTATATGATAGTGACACTATTGAATTATGTACTGATTACACAATACAAAATAAGATTGCATTTGTTAGTAGTGGCACAGGCACACAGAGTTTAACTGTAAGTGCAGTTGATCTAATCAAAGATACTATTTACTTGCCAACACACGGATTTAACACAGGTGATCCTATTTGCCTAACAGGTGCAGCATTACCAAATGGCATACCATCTGGTAATTTTTATTTTATTGGATCTGAAACTACAAATAGCTTTACCCTACATCAATTAAAAGCAGATGCACTATCCAGTATAAATGGACAAACTTTTAATCCTATTAACTTATCCAGTACTGGCAGTGGCTCAGCTACATTTACTTTACAAAATGTACAAATTACATCAGTGGTTAATACTGGATCTACGTTGGCTATTAACTGGAGTAGCCTAAGCGCCAATAACATTGATGCTAGCAACATAGTTAGCGGTATAATCAATACAAGTAGATTGGCCACTGGTACAGCCAATACTGGAACTTTCCTCAGAGGTGATAGCAGTTGGGCTCGAGCTGTTCAAACTTTAAAAACAGGTGCTAATAGTCCTTTAAGTTTAACAGGTGATTTTTTCACAAACGGTGGCACTAACAATTTCTATGCTGATGTTACTGTAAACATTGATCCAGTAGATGGAACTCGTGGTGACGCACTATATTCTAACAGTGGTGTGGTAGCATTTAGTAAAAATCAATTTACCATAGGTGATGGAGTCACTGCTGGTAAAGTCTTTATTAAAGACAATGTGATTGATGCTGCCACAGTAAACGGAAACAACAGCAGCTACTTATTAGATTCAGTTAATCATACTACTCAACCAGTTAACAAGGGTGGTACTAATTTAACCAGCTATACTAGTGGCGACATGATCTATGCCAATGGTACAACTTCATTGGGCAAGTTAAACATTGGGTCAGCAAATAAGATTTTAGTTAGTACAGGTTCTGCACCAAGTTGGAGTGACAGTCTTAATTTTAAAGACTTAACCGTTGATGGCAATGTCAACTTAGGTGGAATAGTTGCAATAACTTCTGGCAAACTTACCATAGCTGATAAAAACATTCAATTAGGTGTGATATCTGCATTGAATAATAAAACTGGCGTAATTGCTGACGCCGCCAGCTTGTCAACAATTACTGGATTAGCTAGTACTTCTGGGATCACTGGTGGAATGTTGTTGTCCAAGGTCAGCGGCGTTGGCGCATTTGGCTCTAATGCTAGAGTAGTTGATGTATTGAATACTACTTCGTTTACCTTCCAAGCAGACGATGCTAATACTGTGGGATCAATTACATTTAACATTGGCGGTGTATCAGACTATACAGCAGACAACGGCGGAGTCACTGTAAAGGGTGCTGATGATAAAACCTTTGTTTGGAAAAGAGCAACATCATCTTGGACCAGCAGTGACAATTTAGATTTGGCTGTTAGCAAAGTCTATAAGATTAATGGAACACAAGTACTATCAGCTTCAAGTTTAGGTTCAGGAGTAACTGGATCTAGTTTAACCACAGTGGGCACAATTGGCACTGGTACATGGCAGGGCACAATTGTTGCCCCTACATATGGCGGCACTGGCATTAACAATGGCGCCAATACATTGACCTTAGGCGGGAGTTTGTCTACTACAGGAGCATATAGTACTAATTTAACAGCTACAGCTACAACCAATATAACATTACCAACTACAGGCACATTGGCCACATTAGATAATATTGAAACATTTAGCAATAAGTCCTTGACCAGCCCAACCATCACAGGCACTGGATCCATTGCTGCTGGTCTACTTACATTAGATAGTGAAACAGTTCTAATAGATTCAAGTACGCTGACCACAACTACCACAGCAACAGATCAAGTAGCAGCCACAGTAAATGGTATAAAATATAGAACTGTAGAGTTCACAGTATCAGTGACCAGTGGTTCATATTATCATGCCTTAAAGATTCTAGTAGTGCATGATGGTGCTTCAGTATTTTTGACACAGTACGGAGAGATCTTGTCCAACCCTAGCCAATTATTGGCCACATTCACTGCTGATATTTCAGCTAATAATATTAGATTGTTAACCACACCAGTGTTTAATGATACTGTGTATAAGGTCTCAATCAATGCAATTTCAGTATAACAATAAATATAATACTAGATAACTTGGAATAAAATATGGCCACTAATAAACGATTTGTAGCAAAAAATGGATTAGATAATAATGCTAATACTATTTCAAATTTAGGTGTAACAGGTGCATCATTGACCCTGAATGGTGCATATGCAGTTACACTAACGAGTACTGGCACAACTGGTGTTACATTACCTACAACTGGCACATTGGCCACATTGTCAAATAGTGAAACATTTGCTAATAAAACAATTGCCAGTGCTGGTCTTACTTTTGCAGGATCGACTAGTGGAACTACTCTAGTACAAGCTAGTTCTACAGCTTCGGGCACATTGACTCTACCAGCAGCCACTGACACATTGGTTGGTAAAGCTACCACTGATACATTTACCAACAAAACATTTAATACAGCTGGAACCGGTAATGTATTACAAATTAACAGTACAGGGATAAGTGCGGTAACTGGTACAGGCAATACCGTTGTATTATCTACGAGTCCTACACTAACAACACCTACATTGGGAGCTGCCACTGCTACAACAATCAATAAGGTCACAATAACAGCGCCAGCAACTGGATCAACATTGACCATTGCAGATGGCAAAACTCTAACTGCCAGCAATACATTAACATTCACTGGTACTGATACAAGTAGTGTAGCATTTGGTGCAGGCGGCACCGTGACCTACACTTCCAACAAACTAAGTGTATTTTCTGCAACAAGTAGTAGTGAATTAGCCGGTGTGCTTAGTGATGAAACTGGAACTGGTGTAGTGGTATTTGGAACTAGTCCTACATTTACAACTGGTATAGATGGCGGTGCCACATTTGGTGCATTTGCCAGTTCAACAGCATTAACAGTTGGATACACTGGAACAGCAGCCAGTACAACAAATATTTCAAACGGTGTAAATGCTAGCGGCATAACCAAAACAGTCAACATTGGCACTGGTGGAGCAAGTGGATCTACAAGTAACGTAAACATAGGCAGTGCCAATGGCGGCACGACCACTGTTAATGGAGATTTAAGTGTAGGTGGTAATACTGTAATTAGTGGAAACTTAACAGTCAACGGTAATACAACTACCTTAAGTTCAACTACATTAAGTGTTACTGATAAAAACATTGAACTGGCCAAAGTTGGTTCTCCCACAGACACCACAGCAGATGGAGCAGGTATTACTGTTAAAGGTGCCACAGATAAAACTATTATTTGGGATAGTACCAATAGCAATTGGTCCAGTAGTGAGCATTGGAATATTGCTTCAGGCAAATCCTTTAAGATCAATAATGCTGATGTACTTAATGCCACAACATTAGGGTCAGCAGTAGTTACTTCAAGCTTAACTACCGTAGGCACAATTGGTACTGGTGTTTGGCAAGGTACTGTAATTACTTCAACATATGGTGGTACTGGAGTTAATAACGGTGGACGTACATTAACGATCAGTACAGGTAATTTAACATTAACTGCTCAAGCAGGTGGATCTAGTGTAACAGTCCCAAGTACAGGCACATTGGCTACACTGGCTGGCACTGAAACGTTCACTAACAAGAGTTTAAGCGATAGCACAACATATTTTATAGATGAAGTTGATGGCACTAAAAAAATGCAGTTTCAACTCAGTAGCATTGGAGCGTCAACTACTCGTACATTAACAGTTCCAAACGTAAATGGCACTATTGTGACCACTGGGGATACTGGCTCAGTAACTGATACCATGTTAGCTGGATCAATATCTAATAGTAAACTAACTAATAATAGTATTACAATCAATGGAAGTGCAGTTAGCCTAGGCGGTAGTGTTACGGTATCTGCCATAGCAACTGCGGCGTTGACTATTGGTACAGGACTAAGTGGAACTAGTTATAACGGATCAAGTGCAGTAACTATTGCCATAGATAGTACAGTTGTAACACTAACTGGTTCACAGACATTAACTAATAAAACACTAACCAGTCCAGTTATTAGCTCAATAAGTAATACTGGCACATTGACATTGCCAACAAGCACTGACACACTAGTTGGTAAAGCCACAACTGATGTATTCACCAACAAGACATTTGATACTGCTGGTACTGGCAATGTATTCAAAATCAATGCATATCAAATCACAGACAAGACTGGTACTGGTAAGGCTGTGTTAGATACAAGTCCAACTATCAGTAGTCCATCAATTACTGGTACTGGATCAATTGCTGCGGGTAGCATTACAATTGATAGTTTATTATTAGAAGATACTGCCACACTTACAACAACCACAACAACAGCTAATCAAGTAGTTGCTCAATTGGCCATTGCCACATATAGAAGTGTGGAATTTTTAGTATCGATAACCAGTAGTACCAGCTATCATTTAACTAAGATATTAGCGGTGCATAATGGTACAACAGTATATATGACAGAGTATGGTGAAATATATTCTTCAGCCGCTTTGGCCACATTTGACATGGATATATCTGGAGGTAATATTAGATTATTAACTACACCAACAAATGCAGCAACAACATTCAATGTAGCCATTAAAGCAATAGCAGTTTAATTAGCCTTAAATTTGAGGAAAAGGGAATCAAATGGCAACTAAAAGAAGTTTTTCAGTAAAGAGTGGATTAGATGCGAACGCCAACTCTATCAGTAATTTAGGTGTAGCCAGTGCATCTTTAACGTTGAGTGGAGCAAATGCTGTTACACTAACATCCACAGGATCAACCAACGTAACATTACCAACATCAGGCACTTTGTTATACAATGGTGGAGCATTAGGTACACCAGCAAGTGGTAATTTAGCCAATTGTACTTTTCCTACATTAAATCAAAATACCACAGGTAGTGCTGGCTCAGTGACAAATGCATTGACTATTAGCAGTCCGTTAAGTGGTACTAGTTATAACGGATCAGCAGCAGTTTCTATTGGATTGGCAAGTGGATATGGCGATACTCAAAATCCATATGCTAGTAAGACAGCTAACTATATTTTAGCTGCTCCTAATGGTTCAGCTGGTGCTCCAACATTTCGTGCTATTGTTGCCGCAGATATCCCAGCATTTAATCTTGGTACAACTAGTATAACATTTAATCGTTCGAGTGCAGCACAATCATTAACTGGTATTAATATTGATGGAAGTTCGGGTAGTTGTACGGGCAATGCTGCCACAGCAACCACAGCAAGTAGCTGTTCAGGAAACTCTGCTACAGCTACTAAACTATCTCTTCCAGATCTAAGGTCAACAAGCTTGACCCCAACATACTTTGGCCCAGGTATAAATGGCGCATTTATGTCTAATGCCACTGATTCTTTAAGTGATGGTGGCTCTTACCATGGAGTCATTCAACTTCAACAATGGAGTGATGCAAGTGGCGGAGGTGCTCATCAACTAGGGTTTACTGATAATAATAATATTTGGCATCGTGGCAGTAGTGGCGGTATTACATCATGGGCAAGTTGGTATAAATTAATTGATACAAATAACTATAGTTCAAGTATAACCAGTTTGACAGCGATAACTAATATTTCAACAGGTGCAACAGCAACAGCAGGCACAATAACTGGCAATTGGAGTTTGGGATCTGGTAGTAAATTAAGTGCTACCTACGCTGACTTGGCAGAAAATTATGTATCTGATCAACAATATGATTATGGTATTGTATTGATGATTGGCGGAGATGAGGAAGTTACCATAGCTGATGCGGATACTCAACGTCTTGCTGGTGTAGTGTCACAAAATCCAGCTTACTTGATGAACAGTGAGTGCGAGGGTAAACATGTTGTAGCAATTGCTCTGCAAGGAA